GAGGTATGAAAAGCTCACCTAGTATGATGTATGCTGTTAATTGTTTAGAAGGAGTAGCAGAGAAAATCCCTAGTGTGATACATATAGACGGTACTTGTAGAATACAAACCGTTAATAAAGAGCAAAATGAACATTATTATAATCTGATTAAAGAATTTAAAGAGCGAACTGGTGTTCCTTTGCTTTTCAATACATCTTTTAATTTAGGAGGTGAACCTCTGGCTGAGACCTTAGAGGATGCTTTTAAAGTGTTAGCTAATTCAGATATTAATTATTTATACTTACCTGAACATAACATCATTATTCATAAGTTAAAGGAATAAATAATGAAAGTTTTGATAACTGGTGCAGGGGAAGGGCTTCATAGGAAGTTCTTCCTTAGCAGAAGTTTTAATTAGTGTATTGAGAATATGTTAAACTTTTAATATAGGTTTTACATAGTGGCTCTTAAAAAAAAAAGAGGAGCCACTATGTTACAATTTACTACCCCCTTAAATGATGATATTCATTCCCAATTCCACGAACCATTTGATTATAAGGCTTAATAATGGTATTAAAAGATTATAATTTGGTAACTTATTTAAAGCTGAACGGATTTAATTATGTAAAAAAGGATATAAAAGGTTTTCATTATGAGCTTAAAGGCCGTGAGAAGCTTTACAAGGCTTTATATTCAAATTATAAAAAGGTTTTTAAACCCTTTGTAGATGAAGTTAAGAATTTAAAGAGAACCTACCTTTATTCTTAAAACATACTCCCCTTTCAGAGTATAAATGAATTTAAAAATAAAGTAAATAACGAAAAAGGAGTAGGTTATGGCTTATGATTTATCAAGTCAGCATATTACGCTTACAGCACAAGATATGACACACGGTATCAAATCTGCTGTGGTTAATGCTCAAACAAGAATTGAGGAATTAAAGACAGGTCAAGACAATCTTAATGACGCTGTTGAAACAGCTCTTAATAATGTTGATGTAAGACTTAATGCTTTGCTAGGTGGGGAAACAGTCCTTAGTGCTGATGTTTCTAAAGATGGAACAACTATCACAGTTGATGGACCTTCAATAGTTACAAAAGATGCTAAATTGGAGATTGGGGATAGTGATACAGTATATACTGTTGTTTCAAAAGATGAAAACAATGTTATTACACTTGACCCTGCTATTGATGCCGATTATGCACAAGGCACAGTAGTTAATGTTCACTCTGCCGCTGATGTTACAGCTATTCAAGAGCAAATGAATGTACTTGCTGAGATATTCTCAAAAGAGGGGACAGCAAATGATGTATTCGACGCTCTCGTAATTCTAGCTAATGCTTGGAACGAAGCAGGTGATATGATTTCTGTTAAAGAAGTAGAGTTCACTGCTGAGAATGGCGAAGCTTCTGTCGATTTATCAGCTTTCAATTTTCAAGACACTTCTTACAAATTGATTGGTTCAGTTGATGGTAAAGGTGCAATGGCTTCAAGAACTGGTTTTATCAAAGTTAGTAAGTCAGAAGCAAAGATAGTAGCTTATGATACTAGATACTTTGTGGAAGACGAGGTTAAATATAATGCAAGTGTAGATGGAGCTAGTTTCATTGTAACTATTGGTGTTACATATCCTAGACCTCGTCTATCATTTAGCATTACTGATGAAGAAAATAACACAACTTCAGTAGAGTAAAAAGGTAAGAGTTAGATATGTTACGAGATGAGTAAGTACTAGAACACATAGCATATAGCATAAGAAGATTTGTAGATAGTAGAGATAAACCTATTTATAGTCAGTTTCATATTGTTAATATCTTTTTAATTGCATTTATGTTTGTGTTTCTTTTACTGTTCATCTTGGTTCTATATTGAATGTATAGCTATACGGGACAGTCCGAAACTGAACATAAGAAAGTGGTAGCCCCTATAAAAGCACCCAACACTTGTAATAATGATAGCCATATACAAAAAGGTATAGACATTTCTACTTTTAGGTTTCTTTATTCAGAGAAAAAAGGTCGAAAGACTTGTATGTATTATTCTTTAATAGGTAATACAGAACAGTATTACACTGTGTGTAAATAAAAATAAAAATTAAAGGAAAAGTTATGGCAGATAATGTTACAACTGGAAAGTTAGAGGTTAAGTTAGGTGAGTTAGCTGAGGGTATGGCGATAAGCACTAAGAAATTTGTTGAAGCAGGTTTCGTAGATAAAGCTACTTATATGGCAAACAATCAAGCTATCATCAAAAGACTTGAAGCAGTCGACTCTATTGCAGATGATGATGTAGAGAGTTTAGCTGAGAAAATTATTGAAATTCGTAAAATGATTGGTGAAGCAGGTGACGATTTAGTTAAATCTTTATTTAATAGACTTGCAGAAATCAAAGCTTCTGTAACTGCTGTTGATTCAGATTTACAAGCTCACAAAACAGCAACTGCTGACAGTTTCATTGCTCTTCTAAGTGCAACAAAAGCTAACACAAATGCTATCACAAGCCTATCCGAAACTGTTTCTAAAAACAAACAAGATATGGAAACTGCTGTTGCAGGTGTTCAAGAAGATGTAAATACATTGGCAAAAGAGACTGCACAATCGGCTGAAGACTTGGCAAAAGCTGTTTCTGATGAAACTGCAAGAGCAAAAGCACAAGAAGCTCAAAACCGCAAAATTTCTGATGAAGCTATTGCAACTGCAAAAGAGGAAGTTCTTACAGCTACTGCTGAAGGTCTAGCTCCTATTTCTGAAAAAACTGACTTGAATGAAAGAGCTATTCAAATACTGAATGGTGATAAAACTGTTGAAAATTCAGTTGATTTCAAAGTTGAACAAGCTAAAATCAGACTACAAAATGAAATCAAAGCTGTAAGCGACAAACAAGTTAAAGACGTTACTGCTAACATACAAGAGCAAATTGATTCAATCACTGGTGGTGAAGAGGGTTCTCTTAAAGACCTTATCGAGAAAGCAAATGTAAATGAAGTAAGCACAAAGGCAAATCAAACTGCTATCTCTGAAATGCAAACTGCAATGGCTGAAACAAACAAGAATGTTGAAGCAAATGCTACTGAAACAGCAAAAGTTGCTACTGATGTTCAAAAAGTAGGTGCTTCTGTTACTGAAATGCAAAATCAAATCAATGATGTTACATTGAAAAATGGAGGCCTACAAAAAGGTCTTATGACTAGAACATCTGAGTTGGAAAAAGCTGTTGAACTTGAAGCCCAAAAAAGAGTTGCAGAGTTGGAAAAAACTGTTGAAGATTTGAAAGCATATTCTGACAGTAAAGACTTGAGAGCTAGTTCTATAAGTGTTTGTGTAATCCTAAGTAAATTTGATAGTATCTTGGGTGTAGCAAGTGACTGTGGTGGAACAACAACTAATTCAGGTGATGGTGAGTCACTGTAATCTGATTTAATTTTTCGTGGGTAGGTAGTTTTTTCTACCTACTCTAAAATTAAATAAAGTGAAGTAAGAGAAGTAAAAAGGTTATAAATATGAAAATTAAAAAGTGTCTTAATGTTGAGTATGACTTAACAAGTGATGAGTTTAAAGTTCAAAAGCAAGATGAAGTAAGTGCAAAATTCCAAGCTAAATACCCTGATTATTTAGTTAAAGTTATGACTTTCTGTGTAGCTGATAAAAATCTAGTTATCCATACCACAGAAAATAACAAATCTTTTATTGGTGCTAGTGATAAGATGTTAGCTCATAGACCTATCAAAGAGCAGTCTTTCTTGAATATGGACGATGAAATGTTAAAAACTTATGAAATTAACATAACAAAAGATTCTCCAATTTCAGATTACGAAACAGCTTTAGATACAGCACAAGATGTAGCAGACAATCTATTTGAGCAAGATGATACTAAAATCCCTGTCGTAACTGTAATTGACTACAAGTGGGGTAATTCCCCAAAAGTTCTAAGTTCTAGTCTATTTACTGAGTTAGATGAAAATGGAGATACTGTAAGTCTAATAGGTCAGTCTGATAGTGCTATTGAGGTTATTGCAATGCCTACTGCAAAAATTAAAATGCTGAATAATGGTGCAGAGTTCACTGGTAAAGCCTTAGAGACTGATATTTATATAGATGAGATTAAATCTCTAAGCTTTGAGGTAAAAGGTTTTTCACACGACGATAACAAAGCTAATCTATTATTTGGTGTTCTTAGAAGAGAGGGAAAGAGCTGGAATAACTTCGCATTAAAATATGATATAATAAACTCTAGATTCGGTATATCTGTAAATGGTATTTCTTACTCTAATAAGGGTTTCTCTATCCCCAACTTCCCATACGAAGAGCTTAATGGTGATGTTTATCGCAAAGTAACTGTTAAAGTGTCGGATAAAGTAGAGATTTATATTGACGATACAAAAGTTCTCGGAGTTAAAAAATCAAAAGCTTTCCCACACGATAAATTGGTATTCTTTGGAGCAACAAAAAATGGTGTATTAGACCCTCTATATAATTGTTCAGGAACTATAAGAAACATAGTAGTTAAGTAGGTTTTATCCTGCTTAACTAAAAAAATGAAAGGTGTAGAAATGGTAACTATTCAAGGATATTATGAGAGAAGAAATGTTATAGAGACGAAATTAGAAATAAATAATTTTTTCAATAAGTCATTATTTGCTGTATTTAATAAGCCCACTTTTGTGTTTATAAGTCAAGAGCATTATGATTATCTAAACCCTAAGCTAGATGAGGATTGCTCATTTATAGGGGGAGCAGATGATACTAGAACAGTTGATGATTTATTGAAAGAACCTATATTATATGCTATATCTACTGGCGATTTACAAGCTGATATTATTGCAGTAGTATCTACTATTGAAGCTTATACAAAACAATCAATGAACTATTTAGTTATAACTAAAATTGAAGAGGAGTAAATTATGGCAGATACAAAAAGGATAGATTTATTCCTTAGACCTGATTCAACAGCTACTAAACAACAAGCCATAGATTATGCTTTCAAGAGGGCAAACGAGAGGGATAATGATGGTTCTAACTATGTAGATGGTGTTCAACAAAAGGCTCACTATTATGATGTTACAGATAGTAGAACTGGTGCTAAGTATATGGTCTTTGGTGAAGATGCTCAGAAGATTTTGAGATTACCTAAGCTGTTAGATATTTTAAATAAATCAGAGTTCTTAAAAGGATTTACTAAGGATTATATCATTAATAGTAAAGATGGTGTTTATACAGTTGAATTAGACAATGACGATGATTATAATGTAATTCTTACAGTAGAAGATAATAATAGAGCTGACGCCCATATAGAGAATGAGAAACAAGGCTCTTTTGATATAGCTTTGTATGATAAAGACGCTTTCGTAGAAGATGAGGAGCGATTAGACTGTTCTGAGAACCCTATTAAAGTAAATGCTGTTATTGTTTATAAGTAACTTGTTTTATATATCTTTCTTATATAATTTTTTTAAAGGAAAGATATATGCCATTAACTATAAAAGAAAGAGTAGAGCAAGTTGAAGAGTGCTGTAACACAACTAAGGATAATATCTTACCTATCCTCCAAGCATTAAAAGATGATATACTTCCTAATCTAAATGTCGGTAACAAAGGTGAGTATAAACTCAATAAAGGTTGGAATTTTGTTGCTATCAATGTAAGAGGGGTAAAAGTAGCAGATTATTTTGTGAAAAGACTGAATGATAAATATAATACAAGTGATAGGGAACTAATAGATGTATGTAATGCTTTCATAGGTCATAGTCAGGATTATGTAGATTATGTGCCGGGAAAAACTACTAATACAATGGTAGGTAATTTCCCATTAGTGATAGAAGATGATGACCATTTTGAAATACAACCTTTCTTTGTATTCATAAATGATTACTCAGATATAGCTGATGAAATTATTTATACTTGGGATTCGGCTGATGGTAATAAGGGGTAATCTATGGCTTTAAATATCACAGTAATTGGTAACTCTTATTATAATGATGAGAAAGTAGATTGTTATTATCAAGTTCATTATTACCCTGCTATGGTCTCCTCTCCTATATATGCAACAGAAGACCAAACATTTAGTTTCAATATAGGGGGAGCTGACCATCTAGGTAAAGATGGTGAATTTAAAAAAGACCATATCTGTTTAGTAAATCTTTGGTTAGGTGAATCTGATAAGAGTGAGATGACTAGCCAAACAGTATTGAGAATAAAGCACGATGGGGAGTCCCACTTATATGATAGTGATATAAATCTTAAAAACATATTTGATACACAAGTTTCTTTGGAGCTGAACGAGGTTTATGAGTTAGGTGATAAAGTTGAACCTATAGTTAATATAAACAGCACCTTTCAATGGTTATACAATGAAATCTATTTATATCAAAGACCTTCTTGGTATGGGTTTATTTTAAATCCAAACACTGGCACAGATGCTATGAGTATAAACTTCGATTATGAGTTAGGTTTAACATCTGACTATTTCTATATATACAAAGATATAGGGGTTAAAGAAGTTCTTTTAAAAGTTATTGATGGTATGAATAGAGAATACTTAGATAGTAAATCTCTTGAAGTGAAGCATAAACAACCTATCATAGATATATCTTACTCCCCAAAAGCTCCTGATATAGATGACGATATTGAAGTTAGTGTTAGTATTACATCTCAAACATCTTACTCTTATAATCTTTACATAGATGATTATTTGGTTTCAAATCACTCTAAATCTATTTCAACTAATATAGGAAAATTGCAGTTGGATAGTTATAGTATAAAAGTTGAGCTTACTTACAATGATGGCTTCCAAACAAAATTAGTAACTTCTACTCTCCCTATATTTATGAGGAATATGCCACCTGAGGTATCAATAATAGAGGTAGAGAAAAATCCACCTATTTTAAGTTTAGGTTCAGATATAGTTAATAGAGATGACGATATTGCTAGTATAGATTGGTATATCTATAAATTAGTAAAAGACAAAAGCTCAAATATAGTAACTAAGGTTCGTTTGGATAAAGTAAGCTCAAAAGATTTATATTACAACTTTAATGAGTATGGCGATATTATTATAGAATTGGAGGTTATAGATATACACGGAGCTATTGGTAAGGCTATCTATAATTTACACATTGACTGTGCTTCTGTGGGTGCGGTATTCGTTCAGGATGTAGAATTTATACAAGAGGGAGTTATAGTACAAGACTTTTCTCAAAAGATTATAGTAAATAATTATGACTTTTCTGCTGAGTTAGTAGTCCCCAAGTTCAGAGGAGCGACAGTTTATAAGGAAGTATTTAAAGAGGTTATAAAAGATAGTGCATTTAATGTCTATAAAGTAGAGGAGATATAACTATGGCAGAAGTAATAAAAGTTACACAAGGTAATAGCACAGATATATACTTATACAGTTCAGATGATATTGGTATATTAGACCCTAATGAATGGTCTGCTACATTTACAATCGGTAATCCAAAGGAAGAAGACTTATCTAAACAAGTTCTATTAAACGGTAATTTAGGGTTTAGTGAAGAGGGTGTAAAAAACCTACCTGCTAATTCGTTCTTAGTTTGGCAATTAAGCCCAACTGCAACAGCTAGACTTCCAATAGGCAAATATACAATGGTAATTGAGGCAGAAAGAACTGTAAATAATGAAGTTGTCTTTAAGAAAGAGATATTTATATATCAGGTAATAGTTTCAGCTAAGACCTTCGCAATAGCATAGGTAAAGAATTGAGATAGATATACTTATATATAAATGGTATCAAATTTTAGAAAGGAAAACTGATATGATAGATAAGAAATTCACAAGAAGTGGAGGTCATACAAGAATGGACTTCCAAATAGATAAAATTCGTGCTAATATGGGTACGGTTATATCTTTTCGTGATACACAAAACAGAAATGCTATTGCGATAGCTACTGCTCTAACATTAGAGTATCAAGATAGATATAACCGTTCTATTGAGCTGAAAGCTATCAAAACTGATATGATTCCTATGGGTAAGAATAAAGGCTCTATTCTAACTCAAATAGGTTTTCAAGATGTTTATAACAATGAGCTTGATAAACAAAATGCAAAACACTTCGTTCAGATGTATAACAACGGTGATTTGGGTTGGATAGAGGATTTTATACTAAATAATTTCCCTAGTGTCGATATAAGTTCAATAAAAGTTCTTAACCAAAAGGTTTAATTATGAAAATTATAGCAGGTAGATTGGATTTTGAAGCAATGACTTCGAGATTGAAATTCTATACAAAAAGAGAAGGTGACTATATAGAGTTTAAAGTCTATATAGATACAAAGGCTATAATTTCTAATAAAATTAAGATAGCGACATTTAAGAAATTATATAAAAAGCTATCTAAGGTTATAGAAGAGCTAGAGAGTAATAATACGGAGGTTTAAAATGGCTGAATTAAGTAGGGAAAAAGAAATCATTGGTATTATACAAAAACAATTAAATAATACTTCAAGATTTGAATCAGCAAACACAATGATACCTAATCCTGATAGTCCTGAAATGCAACAAGCTATTGAAGACGCTGTTGATGATATAAATCTGAAAACTCATTTATCTAATTACACATTAGAGGCATACTGGAATAAAGGTAATCCTTATAGAAGATTACTCCGATTAGCAACAGAGATTAACATCTATAAATTGCTAATCAAAGATTGGGTAGCTAATGGAATGGACGTCGACTTAGGCGATTTAAGTCTGCCATCAAAGTTGGGGGATTATCAAAGTTTATTATCTGACTTAAAAATTGAGTTTGATGAAATAATTGAGTCCGTTAAGAAAGGCAAACCTCGTTCTAGTATGTCCTCTTTTTCTACAAAGCCTACTTCTTTAAATGGTCGTAGTAGTGCTTATCTACAAGCTTTAAGAAATCAATTAGAGAAGAACAGAACTGTATATTAGTTCTGTATCCCTTAAGGAGGTAAAAAGTGTTTAAAATTAGTGCAAACATTGATACGGTTTTAGTAGATGAATTGGAAACATTTATTATGAATGAATCTAAACTTCAAAAATACTATGACTCAGTTACAAAAGACTTGTCAAAGAAGTTGAAGAACGGCAAGTTCGATAAAAATAAGGCTACTAAAGGTCTTATGGTTTTTGTTAATGAGGGAGCTAAGTTATATCAGGCTAAGTTTGGTAATAAAGATATTGACTGGCAAAAGGCTTTTCCAATGGCTGATAGGAAGGCAACTGCTGAGAGTATATTAGACTCTTGGTTAATGGAAGAGAATTTAGGAGTGAAAGGGTTTGATATGACGAGTGTAGCTTGTGGGGAAGATAACGGTATGAAAGTAGAGGGGTGTCCTATGCAGGATAAAGCAGATTTGATGAGTCAAGCTAATGACTTGGGCTTAACAATGATTATAGCGAGTGAGATTTCGGAGAAGACTGGTAGTCTTATTTCTAAGTTCGGTAAATTGAAATATGATGAAACTAAACAAGCTGTAGAGAGTGGTAAGTATGAGGGAGACGAACTAGATTTCCTTAAAAAGAAATTAGCAGGTATGGATAATATGAAAAACGGCAGTCTTAAAGCTAAATCAATGGAAACTGATAGTAGTGAAGTAGAGGAAAAAGTATCTGATGTTATTCCTGAGGTTACATCTTTTGCAGATAAAAAATCCACAAATGATTTAGTGGAAGATGAAGTACCTAAGGTTATTATTTTTCAATAACGGCTTCATAACAGATTTTATACAAAATTTAATTATATAATCTTATCATAGAGGTTTTTATAGCTATCCTTTAAATTTTAAAGAAAGGTAGCTATAATGACTGATATGATAGATAAACAAATAGCAACTCTTGATAAATTAAAGATGGATATTATATCTATCATTGAAGACTCAGGGAATGCTAAGGAACTTACAGATAGATTTATGTCTTTATCAAGAACAGTAGATGAAGATGATTATGAGATTATTCAGACTCTAATTCTTATGCAAGATATATCTAACACTAATCACAAAAACTTCAAAAATGTAGCCATACAAACTCTAACAATCTTGATAGATTCCAAGATTAGTAGTTATCGTGATATTAAATTATTGAACGAAAGAATTACAGTATTAGAAAAAGCACAAGGCACACAAGTAAAGATACCTATGTTAGGTAAAATATCTACTAAGGATTTAATGTACTTTATAATCGCTATGTTCATTCTTATATTTACAGCTTACTCTCTCAATCCACAAGCTACAGAAAGAACTGCTAAGTTCGTAGGTGGCAAGGTTACAAAGAAATTGAAAGAAGAACTAGATATAAGTATAAAGGATAACCAATGAGTATTTTAGAAAGAATAAAAAATTTCCTTAAACTAACGGATAGAAATTCTAGAGAGAAAGAAAAATGCAAGTTTAACTCTGAGTGTGGGAATAAAAATTCTTCAAATTATGACCCTGATAAATGTCACTCTAATTTATCATCTTATAAAGATATATTAGATAGCATTAAAACAAAACCTAAGGAAGCTGATAAAGAGGAGCAACTAGTTCCCGATTTAGACCATATAGAGCAAAGGGTCGATTGGTCTAAAAAGATTGTATTGATAATGGACGATGAGCCTTTAATCAATTATTTCATACAAGATGATTTAAGATACTTTGAATCAATAGCTAAGAAGATAGCAAAAGGTATTAATCTTAACTCATCTGATAAAACATTGTTGGCTTTAGCTGATGCTAATGAAGTTGGAGAAACATTGAGAAATTTCACTGTTAATGATTACAGTATAATTTCGGTTACTGGTGATTACGCCGCTTTTTCTATACAAAGGTATATAGAGAAGATTAAAAGAGTAGACTATGCTGTTTTAGATATCTCTATCGGTGGCACTTTGGTTGTAAATGGTTCAAGAAAAAGATTAAGTGGTATTGATATTGCTATTACACTTAAAGAGAAAGTGAACCACAAAGTCAATCTATTGATGTATACTGGGAATGATTTAGGTAAATATAGTCCTGAATCAATACAGTTTGAAGAGAATATCAAAGATGACTTGTTCTTGTATTTAGTTAATAAGGACTCCCCTCTTAATGTTCGTAGAGTTAAGCTATTGCTATTTTTGATGAATAGACCTTTCTCTATGATTAATTATAATTAGAGGAGTTTTGTTATGCTTGAAGCTTTTTACTACGGGATGAAGAATAGACTACAAGGTCTGTTCTCCTCTATTTATTATGTTCAGAAAGAAGTTCTTACTTATCAAAACAAAAAATTAATTATGAAAGTTATATCTGCAATAGCTATTATAGTACTCTTATCCAATCTTATATATTCTATATACTCTACAAATTCCCTTGTAGAAAACAATAAACAGAACTTAATGGTTTCTATCAATGAGTTAATAACTTATGATGGTGAAGTGGATTTGACTTACATAGCAAATTTGTCTAAGGCTGATTTTATCATTATTGAAAAGGGGGACACAACCTATAACATTTATCATAGAGAGGGTCAGTTACTGAAAAAATATAGAGATTCAGATAAGAATGATTATTACACTCCATTATATACAGCAAACTATAAAGATTGGTATATATCTAACAATTTTAATTTGGTTATAAAGTTAACTAATTCTGATTTACAATATCATTCCAAATATAATGTATTGTTGTTAAGCGGTTCTATACCATCTATCGTTATTTACAATTTCTTTTATACATTTTTATTAACTGTATTTTTCATTTTTCTTAGTTTAACTGCTATTGTATATGTAGCAAGTAAAGTTAGGATTTCAGAGCTGATAGCCACGGCAAGTAATGAAGCTATGCTACAAGTTAAGAATAGCCAAAAGTTCGTAGAGAGTATGCACCACGAAGTAAAAACTCCCCTAGCTGTGTTAAATTCTACATTTAATAAAATGGAAGTATTAATAAATGACCTATGGGAGAACACTGAAAATTATGATTATATCAAAGAGAGATTAGGGGAGGATAAGCAAATTATCGAGGATTTGACGGTAGCTGTGTCGTTCAATTTTGAGCTAATCTATAACATACTAGATAAACAAAAGAATAATAGAGCTATAAGATTTTCTAACGGTAATTACAATCTATTTGACTTATTACAACACTCCTGTGAAAATTTGAGATGGGATACTAAAATAAAGTATTCGTATGATATAGACAATCGTTTTAAGCTGTTATCTAACAAAACCTTAGCTAATGAGGATTTTGTTAATATCTTTATTAATCATATTAAGAACTCATTAGAAGCTAATGCAAATATGATTAAAATACACTTACAAGGTGTAAAAGATGATAAAGCTATTATTTTGTTAGCTGATAACGGTTCAGGAATACCTGATAGTGTAAAAGATATGATTTATCTTCCTAGCTTTTCAACCAAAAAACAATTAAAAGATAGCGATAATCAAGGTGTAGGAATGTACTTATGCCATTCTTTGTTAGAAGAAGCTAAAGGGTCTGAATCTGTTAAGTATAGCGATAGTCAAGGAACTGTATTTGAGATTATTCTCCCTATAACTGATTATATAGAAAAGGAGAAGCAATGAAATACATACTTATAATGCTAGGCTTGTTATCAACTATCAATGCAGATTGTTTATTGGTGTTTAGGAAATATCCTAACATTGAGTTAGAAACTAAATCTCATAAATCTTGGGTAAGAGTTTTAAACAATCCAAATAGATTGAAATACTATGGTTTATCAATAGATAAAAACAAGGGCGATATTATCATAATGATAAAATGCTTAAAAAATAAAAGAATAAACTTACAATTAGGAGAGGGACACAATGAAAGTGATTTTTAGTATAATGTTAATATGTATAACAACTTTATCAGCAAGGGATTTAGTAGCTGTTGATTTAGATGTAGCTAATTATTATTATACTTCAAAAGATGATAGTTACAACATACAAGACTATAAGGCACAAGTTACCTATGCAGAGGTATTTAAAAACAATTATAAAGTGGTTTCACAAGTGGAGGTATTAGCAAGGAGGAATGCTCACCTTAATCACGAAACATTCGATGGGAACTATATTTATTTCAAAGCTCTTTATTTAGAGTATCTAATCAATAAGAACTATTCTTTTTATATTGGGAAAGTTCCTTATCTATATGATGAGCTAGATATATATAACTATGGTGGTTCTAGTTCATCTAAAACAACTCTTGGAGAGGGCTTATTTTTAATTTCAGGTAATATACGAAATACAGTTGGTATTTCTTTTCATAAAGATAGGGCGAAGATAAACTTTGGTTATATAGCAAAGCTTGATAACTTCTTGGATGGTGCTTCTCCTTATCAAGATTTTAATATGCAATCTACATTTGATAAAGCAGATGGTCTAACTTTATATATTAAATGTAACCCTATTGAGAAGCATATATTTACCTATGACTCTTATTTAGTTAAAGCTCGTTTGAGTGATAAGAACACTGATATTTTAGCTTATAATGGGGCAATACAGTATTTATATGATGATACTGATTATTCAGGTTATAAGTTTATCAATGAGGTAGCTTACAGTTATAAGAACTCAGATAGTGATACACATACAACAACTAATGGTTATGCTTATAGAACAGCTATAATGAAACAGATTGACTATTTATATGAAACAGTCGTAGGTTTTGAGTATATTAAGACTTCCAAAGATTTTGTATCTATAAAAACATCAGTAGTGAATAACCGTAACAATATGGTTTTCGGAGGTTCTAATTATAATATGTTCTCGACTTTCTCTTTTAGCAAAGATATATCTATGTCTTTTTGTTTTAGCTATCAGAGAGTAAATTATGTTAGACCTAGCTTAGAACAAGTTGTACCTTCAAATTTTTCAATTAAAACAATTCACACATCTATATCTTACCATTTCTAAAACAAGTATTAACCTCCTATAATCGTTACAAAATTTTTATGGGAGGTTCGTAATGGACGAAAAACAAATAGAAGAGAAAATACATCAGGCTACGGATTGGTGGGCAGAGCATAATCTTGGAACAAGAGTTAGTTTAATAACTTTCACATTGTTATTGATAGTGGTTATCCTTTACCCAATGTTAGCTCCTGCCAAAGAAATCGTAGTCAAAGGTGTTCCACACTTAGTAGTTAAAGATATTCCTCACTATGATAAAATCGTAGGTATTGTATCTGATTTAGCTTTTTGGTCGTTTGCAGTTGTAACAGTAGGGGCGAACACTTTATTAAAGTTAGCAGACGCTTGGATAAAAGTGAAAGGTAAGTAATGGTTATATTTAACAGTATTAAAACTGTCGGTACTATATTAGTTAGCTTCTTAGCTTTATTCGGTTTTTGGAAATACAAAAACAAAGAAGAAGAAGTAACTGAACTTAAATCTTATGCAGAGCAAAAAGATAAAGAGGTTCAAGCTATGAAGCAAACTGTCGAAGTTCAAGAGAGAGTGTACCAACAAGAAGTATCAAATTTTGAGATGGAAAAAGAGGTTCAGAGTGAGTCTGCAAAGACTGGTAAAGAGAACATAAAGAGAAAGAATGAAATGCACTTAACAGTAGATAATGCTGTAGAGGGTGAAGAGTTCGACTTAAAGGCTTAAAAATGAAGTTTATACAATTATCTATCATAGGTCTATCTTCTTTGTTACTGGGTGGTTGTATATCAACAGAGTATAAAACAATCGAAGTGCCAAAGTATATTGAGAGACCTATGCCTGAGTTAAAAGTTTATGAGGTTAATAGTTCTTACACATTTACTAGGCTTAAAAAAGAGAACGGTTATATTAAGGTTCCTATTAAGCAATTCAAAGAGTATGTAGGAATTAAAATGGACTTGGAAGCGAGTTTAGAGAAAGCTAATAATCAAGTTCGTATTTACAACAAAAAACGAACAAAAAAATAACGGAGAAATGAAATGTTTGATTATGGAACACGAAGTCAAGATAGATTGGAAACTTGTCATAAAGATATACAGCTAATCTTTAATGAAGCGATTAAATTCTATGATATATCTATCTTAGAGGGTATTCGCTCAGATGAAACTCAGCTAGAGTATTATGAGACGGGTAGAAGTCAGTTAGATGGTAAGATTAAGAAGTCTAAACATCAAGGTAAAGTAGACGAAGATGGTAACATAGTTTCTTATGCTATTGACTGTATGCCTTACAAGAAAGGCACTAATGCCTTTAGTGGTAAAGAGGAAGATAAATATCGTTTCTACTTCTTAGCAGGTTTGATTTATAGTATAACTGAAAGGCTGTATAATAAGGGTAAAATAACCCACAAAATACGATGGGGCGGTGATTGGGCTATGGATATGGTTTATCACCCTGATAGAGAGTTCACTGATTTACCACATTTTGAGTTAGTTGAAGCATAATAGATGGTGGATTTTCTGATACTAGCTTTAATACTACTAGTTATTATATTTTTCATAATTTTAGCTTTTATAACAAAAGGAGCTAAAACTTGTGGAAATTGTGGAGCTTCAATGTATTCACCTTTAATAGGTGGGAAGAAGCGAGATGGCTTTACAGATTACACATTTATAAATGTGTAAATTGTTCTGAAATAGTGGAAGAAATTTGTAAATAAGGTTGTATCGTTTATAATGTGTTAAGGGTGTTTAAGATAATGAACTGCACTAAGTTATCTCTGACAAGCCAACCCCTTAACATTGATACCATATGATTTTTATCTACATTTTTCCCTTGTTAATTTTATCTCAAAAAGATTCAAAGTGACCTTAGTTGGCTAGGTCTTTTGTCATTCTCTATTACCCTACACCAACTAAGGTAGTAGTTAAAGTGTCCTTATCGTAACCCTTTATATCTTGCTATCCCAAAAGCAAGGAGAGGGTTATGTTACAAACAATCGCAACTGAAAAAGTAGATAGTTCTACAATCGCCGAAGTTGGTTATAATGCAACTTCAAAAATCTTAAAAGTAAAGTTCAAAAATGGTTCTAGTTATCTGTATATAGGTGTGAGTAAAGACTTATATCAACAGTTACAGAAAGCAACTTCAATCGGTTCTACATTTCATCAAAGAGTTAAAACAGATAAAAGACTTATAGCTGTAAAAGAAGATGACTTAGATATGACAAAAGTATTTCAAGTTATTAAAGCTATGAAAGAAGATGATAGTAACTGTAAAAATCTAAGAGCTATGTTGATTGAGCACTCAGGGGTTATCTAGGTAAGGTTAAAAGGTTATCGTGCAACCTGCTATATGGTTGTGTTGAAAACAAAAAAGCAAGGAGAAAGCAAAATGAGTAAAGTAATGGAAATCCAAAACGAACAAGAGTTCGATAAGTTTGTAGAAGAAAATGGAACTGTCCTGATTGATTTCTGGGCACCGTGGTGTGGACCGTGTAGAATAATTGCACCAGTTATCGATGAGTTGGCAAGTGAAGAGGAAACAAACGGCTTTAAAGTTGTTAAAGTAAATACAGATGAGCAACCTGATTTGGCTCAAAGATTGGGTGTCCGTTCAATCCCAACTCTTATGGTGTATAAAAATGGTGAAATGGTAACAAGTGAAGCAGGTGCAAAAAGCAAAGACGCTATCAAACAGATGGTAGCTAATTGTTAGCAGATGGCTACTAAGCAACATCTAGCTTAAACAAGAGGTCAAACTAAGCTCTCTATTTTTTGAGTTTTGGTAATGACCTCTTTATAGTTTATAAAAAGGTTAAAAGGTTAATAAGATGGAAACAAAATTCTTTAACATTGATACAACAATACCTACATTTGAGAGTGATGGTATTTTTATAGACTCTAAAGAGGTTACACCTTTACAAGCAGTTCTTATATTGTATAATGCTACAAAAGATAAAAAACAGTTCCAAGAGGTTCATATACCGTGGGAATTAGAAGAGTTTGCAGTATTTACTTATGAAGCTAATGGGTTCAGTAAAGATTTAATAACAGTTGATTTAGAGTTAATCCCTACTCATTTAGAGTATAAAGATGTAGTCCTTACAATGTTCACTGGTGGTAAAGATAGTTTTAGCTCTTTTGTTAAATACTCCCATTTAGCAGAAAAAGATGTAAATGTATTTATAAAAGGTTTAAATCCTCTATACCCTAATGAGTATAAAAATGCTTTAATGTTAGCTGATGAACTAGGAATAAGTTTAGATATTATAGAAGTAAAGTTGCCAAAGGTTGTCAATCAACCTGAAAGTCCTGTCAAAAATGCTTTAACTTATGTCTTAGCAATAGAACATTTAGGGTATATACCTGATTATTTCAGCTTTGGGCATACAACTGGTTATTATGTGGACAATCATAATGAGATTGTAGAAGAGGACGGTAATAAAGAGGTCTATGATGATTTAGTTGATACATATTTAGAGACTGGAGAGTTCAGACAAATTGCAGGGGTTCAAGCTAGTTTAGTATCAGGAGATACTTTGGAAGCCTCTTATATGTTTGATTTCTTTTTTAGTCTAGCTTATGGAGATAAGGTAGATACTCAGGGAACAAAAGATGAAATAGAAGCTTACAGATGGCAAGAGAGTTACGGGTTAGGTCAAAAAAGCTCCTCTTGTATGAGTTCAATAGCTTATAAGAAACCTCATAAGAATAGGCTCAATGCTAAATATAGTATAGAAATCCAAGGGAAAAATCTAATAGCAGGGACTGTATATCTCAAAAATAGGGCTGTATCTATATTTGATTTTAGAAACCTAGCTAGAGATGTATCATTTGAAGTATTTGATAAAGACGATAATAAGTTAGGCGATTACAATATAAACGATATTCCTCTATCTGCTATTGATAAAAAAGATTGGTTTGGAGAGTACGAATGTGGAGTTTGTTGGAAAGACACGGAAAGATATATAGTATACTCCAATCATTTTGGCTATCAGTATGCAGATGGTTTTATACTCAATGCCAAAGAGAGTATATATCGCTTTTATGCTAAGTATAAAGATGAAAATATGAACTCTAATGATGATAAGTATTATATCCAAGAGGTGCTACAATTAAGAAAAAGTGAAGTACCTAAGAAGTATCTATCTCAAAAGAGCAAGATGGGGGTACCTCAATCTGTATTAGATAAGTTCCTTAAATAGTTTAAAGGGTGTATAAGTATGCAAAGAAAGAAGAGAACTAGAAAGAGAATTAATTTTGTTGAAAAGGTTAAGAATAACCCAAGTTCATATATGAATGGAAAATATCCTTTGAGGGACTTCCAAACAGAAGCAGTAGCTTTTTTGATACAGACTTGGAGAAGTATCTTAGCTCTTCCAACTGGTTTAGGTAAAAGCTACTCCTCTTTATCTGCTTATACATATCTAAAAGATAGAATACCTGAATTAAAGCTATTGTATATATCAGAAAAAAGTATTTTACCTCAAACAGCTTATGAAGATTTACCTAAGTTCTTTGATGATTTATCAGTAAGCTTGATATATGAGAACTCTATAAAGCAAAGAGAGAAAATATACAACGAGTTCATTAAGTTCAACAATGATGTATTGTTTATGAATTATCACACTCTTAAAAATGATATAGGTATTGTAGAAGACTTATTTAGAATGTATAAGTTCCTTATTATCTTTGATGAAGCAGACAATATATCAGGTAATAGCCAAATGAGTGCTACTGCAGGTTTTATTAGTAAACTAGCATATAGAGTATGGGCTTTAACCGCAAGTCCAAGTAGGAGTAATTTAGAGCATATCTATAATATATTTACTAATATAGGTAATAAGCAAATATCCGTAACGGAGTTCAGAACACAACACTGTATTATCGAAAACAAGCAATTTGGTAATCTCTCAATCAATGGTAAAAAGGTAGGCAATCTATTTGGACAACCTATGCAAATCGGAACAGCATTTATGGGTTCATTTAGAAAATTAATATATGAAGCTAAGTATTATAATAGAATGGAGATAAAACAGAACTTACAAAAAGGTAAGCTATCTTTGTTTGATAAACAGAAGATGACTTTTAAATTAATAGTTCCAAGTAACTTCATAGGTAGAGATTATTTTATTGTAGTATTATACAATGATAAAAAGAAAAAGAAAAAACAACTAAATATCCAGTTCAGCTGTTTCCCTAACACCTCTGTCGTTGGTTATAAGAATATAAGTAAGTTTGTAGAGAAAACAAAGAACTCTATGTTCGTAAGAAGTAAAAAGCAAGTAGCAAAAGATATCCCACCTTTTACAGTTCATAAGCTGTATTTAAAAGAAGATAAGACGACCTTTAATAAAATTAGTAGCTATTATTATGAAGTTGATGTAACTTCTTCTGCTAAAATTAATATCGCTTTAAGTATGCCACAGTTGTTAGAGCTTGATAATGATATAGAGATAGATTACTATTATGCTAATGAGAAAATCAAGGAAGCAAAAAGAATTATAGTTAAGAGCCACTTCGAGGGTGAGAAAGTAATTATATACACTCCTTACAGAACAGTTATAGAGCGATTTATAGAGATATTATTAAAAGATAAAATCATTAAAAAAGGTAGCTATGCTATTGTTACGGGAGCCGTTAAAGGGGCTGAAAAAACAAAAGCAAAAGAGAGCTTTGTTAATGACCCCAGATGTAATGTTATGTTCATCACTGATGCAGGGCTTAAAGGTTTAAATCTACAAGTGGCAAACAACTTAATATTATTAAATATGCCTAAAACTGGTTCAGATTTAATACAGTTAGCAGGTCGTATATCGAGGATAGGAACTACCTTTTCATTTCTTAATATTTATATATTAATGCAAGAAGCTACTAATGATGTCGATATGTATAAGCTTATATTTGGTCAGATTGGTTTTATTTATATGCTTAACCCTGATTTAGTTGATGCAGGATTATATCAACCTGAGCTTGACAGAATTGATGAGAAAAAAGCAGATATATTCATAGCACGAAGTCTTAGTAATAGAAAAGCAAAATATCTAAAAGGTTAGAAATCTCTCTAGGACTGCAGTATATAGTGTATTAAATATAGGAAAGGTATAAATATGGAGATATATTCTGTTAAGTTTTACTTAGATGGTAAAAGATATGATTTGAGAGAAACAAAAAGACCTGGCACTGTAGCTAAAATACAAGTTATTGATGAAAACGAATCTATTAAAGAGCAAAGACTTGTAAGTATAGCCCAATATGAGCCTAATACAAATTTCAAGGAAAACACTTCTATGATAATGTCTATATCTGATTTTCACGAAAGTAACTATCAATCAATGAGGACTCTAAAAGATTTATCTAATTTCTTAGATAGACATTTTTATAAAAATTTCAATTATATAGAAAGTTAAATAATGGCTGGAGGAGACCTAAAGAAAGAGGATAAAACTGTATATGATAATCGTAAGTCTTTTAGCTTTGTGCGACAGCATTTACAAAAAGCTTATAATAAGCTTTTATATCGTTTATTTGGTTTATATAGGGGAAAGGTCATCTTATGTAGAGAACTCGTTCCTATGGTATCTCTAAATGATTTATATGAGAGTTTAGAAGCTGAAAAAATATCCCAAAAGTTAAAAGAGAAGCAAGAGGAGTTTGATAAACTAGAAGCAAGAAACAATGAGTTAGTATTTGAACTAGAAAGTTTCCAAAAAGTGATAGATAGAGAGACTTATGATTTGATGTTAAAAATTATAGAGTTACAGAGAAAGCTAAATCCTGAGATGGACTTGAATGACTTAAAAGAGCATTTTGAGAGAGTTGAATCAGGTAACTCTAAAATAGATAAACCAAAAAAGAAAACAAAGAATACAGATAAGAAGTTAAAAAAATTGTATAGATACTTAGCCAATATCTATCACCCTGATAAAGCTCCAAAAGGTAAAGAGGAAGAATACTCCGAAATATTTAAACAGATTACTGCTTTTCGAGATAGTGGTGATTATAAAGGACTTAAATTATATGCTGGGAAAGTTAAAAAGTCCATCTTCAAAGGAAAACCAAATATCAAAGCTTTAAGTAAGATGTTAAAGGATATTACTGAGAGAGTAAATATCTTATATGATAATATCTCTAATATAAAGAACTCTGATTTGTATATGGATTATTTGAGCTATCAAAAGAGACCTGATATGTTAATAAAGGAGAAGAGAGATAGTCTTAGAATGACTATCCATTCTTTACAAAGAGAGTTAGAGATGAGAGATAGTCTTATATACGGTCGAAGAAAAACATCAAGGACTATGTATGGATTATAAAGGGCTATATGTTCCAAACAAATTAGAGTACCAATTCAATGGTAGTGAAAAAGTCTAACAACTAAAAGTATATATCTTTAACAAGGAGAGATAAAATGCCAAAGAAACGAGTTCCAAATAAAATTCCAAAAGAAACGGAGGAAGTGGATTCTAATCGCTATGAGTGTAACATTTGTCAAGATAGAAAAGTCGTTTATAAAGAGGATAATTCTTATAGAACTTGTAAGTGTGTGATAGAGAAGAGAGTTAAGGAGTTCCTAGACCTTCCCTATTTTAACAATGTCAAGGTGAATAAGAAACTAGATGTTTCCAAGCTAGATAAAAACTTACTGATGTATAGAGGTGTCAAGTATGCTAATTATATAAGTAGGGTTAAGTCTTTCTTATTCAAATACTTCTTACAGGTCGATAATCAAATTGATTATGTCGTGATGACTGGTTCAGATTATATAGGTTATTATGTAGTGGGAGAACACGAATGGGTTACAGAATTGGATTATCTATTTTTGACCTTAGGGAAAGATAATTATAATACAGCAATGCAAACTGTGATAGCTACATTGATAAATGATAGAATAAACAGAAGCAAGAAGACTTGGGTGTTTCTTTATGATGATGTTTCAAAATCTAAGCTAGTAGACCTATATGGCAATGATTTTTACAAGCAAGTGGTAGAGGGAACTGATTTCTCTAAAGTATCAAAATAAAGGGGTTCATATATGTATGTAAAACAGATATTAAAAACAATACTCTATAAAAGAGTTACAACTGTATTCGAGAAAATTGAGGGTAGAGAAGCTATTATTTTCTCAACTGAGGAATCTTTGGGGTTCTATCAATTTCTGGAGAAATACTACAGAAGATATGATACAATCCCTAGTCGTAAGTATTGTAAAGACTTTTTCGGTATGGAAAAAGATAGCCCTGCAAAAGATGGCTACTTACAAATTCTTAAAAAATCGGTGTTAGTAGTTCCTGATATTGAAGCAACTGTTGATTTACAGCTAAGAACAAAGCTGAAAGACACAACTGAGGATTTGATAAATACAGTTAAAACAGATATAAAGTTAGGTAACCCTAGTGAGCTTCCTGATATAGTGGAAAGGTTACAAGAGGACTTAGTTTATGTTAGTGAAAATTTAACTGATAGACAAAATATAGAGGGTATCTTACACGAGAAAGCTAATGCCAAAGAGAAGTATCTAGCTAAGTATAATAAGAGAAATACTGGCGAGGGTTATTATATCGCTAAGACTGGTATTCCACATATTGATAATACAATCGGTGGTATTCACTCAGTTGATTTTATATCATTGATAGGTTATACAAAGCAGTTTAAATCTACTCTTTGTAGGCAAATAGGCTATAATGTAACTACACAAGTAAAGAATGTTATGTTCATCACTTTGGAGATGAATTATGATGATATAGAAAATCATTTTTATACATTGCACGCAAACAATCAAGCAAGGTTTGGTTATGACAATCCTAAGATAGTAAATAAGGCTGTTAAGGAAGCTACACTATCCTCAAAAGATTTAGAGTTCTTTACAAAAGCAGTAGAAGATTATACTTCAGCAGATGATTTAGGGTCTGTTTATATCAAGCAACCTAGTGGTATCTATACTTTCGATATGTTAAAGTCAGATGTTAATAAGGTGCATAAGAATATAATGCCTATTGACCTTCTAATCATAGATGGTGTAGTATTGATGTACCCTCATCTTAAAAGTAGAAAGTCAAGAGAAGAGATGAATACTTTTATAGCTGATTTGAGAAATTTCGGTTTAACATTTGAAAATGGTAAAGGCTTACCTATCATTGCTCCATTCCAAACAAACAGAGCAGGTTACGATAATATGTTATCTAATAAAAACAATCTATATGACCTAACAGCTATATCTGAATATAATGAAATTGAAAGAAGTTCGACGCACGTAATTTCCACAGCTCAAACAAGAGATATGAGAGATGCAGGAGAGCTTCAAATACAGCACTTAGCAACAAGAGAGAGTGAACAATTTGAACCTAAGAAGATAGCAATAGATGCCTCTACGGGTGTATTCATTGAAACAAAAGCAGAGTTTAGCGAAGAGGATACTATGGAGCTGATTGATGAGATAGAAATTTAATGAGGGGAGGGTATAATGTCAAAGAAACAACTAAGTCCAAAAAGTCAAAAGTTATTAGATAAAATAATGGTTGACTTTAAAAAGGATGCACCTACTATAGCTAATGTAGTGATGAATATTAAAAAGTTAAGTACACCTGAAGGTCAAAAAGAGCTGAAAGATATCCTATCAAAAAAGGGGTTATAATGAGAAGAAAGAGAGTTATAAACAAGGTATATAAAGGAGACTGTTTAGAAATCCTGCCTACATTAAAAACAAAGTTCGATTTAATTGTAACAGATTTACCTTATGGAGTAACTCGGAATAGTATAGATATAGTTATACCTTTTAAAAAGATGTGGGAGAATATCTTACCTTTAAGAAAGAGTGCAGAGACTCCAATCGTTTTGTTTGGTCAAGGTTTGTTCGCTTACAAACTTGCTTTAAGTAATGAGAAGATGTTTAAGTATGAGATAATTTGGGATAAACAACTTACATCAGGTTTTTTAAATGCTAAGAAAATGCCATTAAGACAACACGAGAACATCTTAGTATTCTATGAGAAAACACCCAAGTATAATCCACAATATACAAAAGGCAGACCTTTACATTCTAAGGGAACATTGTATAAAGATAAAGAGCATACAAATAGAAACTATGGTGATTTTAAAATGACTGATGATGATAGAGCAGGTTCAACAGATAAATATCCAACTTCAATATTGTCTATACAGAAGCCACACCCATCAACAGCTATCCACCCAACTGAAAAGCCCGTAGAGTTAATGAAGTGGTTAGTATCTACCTTTACAGATAAAGGCGATAATGTTTTAGATTTTACAGCAGGGAGTGGAACAACTGGTGTAGCTTGTAGAGAGATAGAGAGAAACTATGTCTTAATAGAAAAGAACGAAGATAATTATAATCTCATTGAAGATAGGCTATCTCATAAAGTCGCACTGGATTTATTCTAAAAGGACTAAGTATGATATATACTAGCAATTTCAGTAAAGCTATGCTAATGCTAAAAGCTTCGAGACTGAATAAGTTTAAGATTAAACAATTAGTAGGTATAGTTAGGATAACCCCTAAGCTATCCACTGATAAGATTATATTTGAAACTCTTATAGCTCCTGATAAAAAGTTACTGAAAGGTTATAAAGCAAGAGAGATAACAGAAGAGCAATATACGGAAGCATATATCAAGAAGTTAGAGAGCATTGGGGCAGATACTATATCATCATTGTATAATAACAAGGTATTACTATGTTATTGTAAATCAAATGGATTTTGCCATAGACACATACTGAGAGATTGGTTAGCTAGTAAAGGTATTGAATCCATTGAAATATAGGAGCTGAAATGAAACAACCTAGGAATGTCTTATCTGTTACTTTTAAGAAAAAATGTTTAATCATAGTAACAGATAAAATTACTTATTTAGTTAGTGATGGTTTATTAACCACTCACAAATCGTTTGATAGTGCTAATTATTGTTTAGAAAATAATGAGTTCAACAAATATCCTACTCACAAAGGTTTTGTAGCTAAGGTGGAGCTACAACCTCTTTTTCCACAATTAACAAATTACACTATCTCTAAAATTAAGAGCTTAATTTCCTTTTAAGGGATTTTTAAGCCTCTTTTCGCTATCATTCTTTATCTAAAATAAAAAGGTAGAGCAATGAGTAATATCCCAACTTCAAATACATTAAGTGAGTTAAAAGCATTAAAAATACAACTTAAAGAGTGTAGAATTTTTGCTGAGTGTCAAGACTTAAAACACAAAATAAACAGTATTGAAGAACCTCTCTTCAATGGTAATTCTTTTTATGTAGAGAGTGTATCTAACGATGATGCTGAAAATTATGTCTTAAAAGATAAAAGCAAATATACTTCTATTGATAAAGAAGAGCTATTGAAACAAAGGCTATCAGAATACCGTAACAATTCTAATCTAAGTCATAAATGGAAGACTAGAATGACAAGAGTAGTTGAGTATAAGCTGAAAAATATAAACTCTGATGGCTTCTATTGTCAAGGCTTTGTATTATGTTAAAACAAACAAACCGAGATTTAGTGGGGTGTATAATGTCATTTAAAAAGAAAAGCAAAGAAGTTGAGAAAGCGACTGGTATAAATAATCATACACAAGCATATATACTTATATGTCAAGCTATCGGTCTTAAAGATTTAGAAAGGAGACTTGAAGATATAAAAAAGAAACAAGTTGAAATAGGTCACTTGTCTAATGAGCTTTATGGTGAGCGAACTAAAATCTATTATGAGATGAACGAGAGAGGTCGCAACATCTTAGGTGCAGAGGAGTATGATAAATACTTTTATAGTAAAACATAAGGAGCTATTATGTATATTGTATTTGACGATAACACTGAGAAAGTAGTTAAAGGGTTTGAGGACTTAGAAGAAGCTGAGAAGTTTTTTAATGAGTATCAGAGGGGCGATGGCGATACATACTTAGATGTATATGATGATATAGATTATCAAGAGTGGAAAGATAAAGGGAGTGAATACTTAGAGTATGCCCCTGACACATCATTAGAAAATAGTTAAAGGTTTAAAGGTAACATTATGAAAATTTTAGGATTAGATATTGAAACAACTGGGTTAAGTGCTAGTAATAGCGATTTGTTGGAAGTAGGGCTAGTATTGTATGATACAGACGAACATTCTAAGTTAAGCTATAAAGAGTTGAATAAAAGAGTACCTAAGGTTCGTATTCTCGTACATAGACCTACAAAGTATTTACAAGGTAATTTAGTAGCTTTTGGAATGCACCAAAAGAATGGCTTATTAGATTTGCATAAGAAGTTAGATACTGATGGTGGTTATATAGAGGTGTATGAAGATTTAGAGAGTAGAGCAAAATGGAACGAAACTTTTATAATCTGTAAGCCTGATGAACTTATACATAAGATATGCTTCGCTTTATTTGAACACGGTTGGATAGATAGAGATGATTATGCTCGTAATAAAGTAAAAAATGCCTTAACGGTTGCAGGTAAAAATGTAGCAGGTTTCGACCTCCCTTATCTAAGAGAGTATATCTCTAACTTTAGTAAGTCTATTAAAATCAGACATAGAGTATTCGACCCTACACCTTTCTTCTTTGATTTAACATCTGATAGACTTCCCGACCTGCAACAATGTATAGATTTTGCAGTTAAAGTGGACGATACATTCCCCGCTAACACTGTTAAACATACAGCAGTTGATGATGCAATGGATATAATCAACCTTATCCATTTAGTTATAAATAAAGGGCAAGATATTTTCTATTTAAGGAAAAATTAAGTTAGTTTTAGTTATCATTTCTTATCTAAAAAATAAAAAGGTTAAGAAATGAGTAGAGAAAATCAAACTAAGGTAAGTTTCAATAGTAATAGAAATTATCTATCTTATGAGATAAGCGAGGACGATGTTTGTGTAGCTACAAGTGGCTTCGGTATAAGTGGAGATGAGCTGAGAGAGTTCCTTAAAGATGAACCTCTTGCTTTGGATATTGTGTTAAATTCAGATAGTAGAGATATGAGAAGTATTCCTACTCCTATCTTCAATAAATTAAAAAGCGATTGGTTCAATGCTAGACATACAACTTACAGAAATTTCTTATTCAATAAGGAAGATATTGAGACTGAGAGAGGTAGAGAAATCGCTTGGACTCTAATCGAAGCTTATATGAATGACCAAGCTGTTTGTATCATAAGTAAAGAGGGTTGGGAGATGTACCCAAGTGATGAGTTAGGTATGTGTAGCACAGATGGATTAACTCGCATTGTTAGGATAGGTTCTACAACTAGTTCAGCAGGTAGCTCTCTTATTGAGCTTGAAACAATCAACTCTGATGGTGGTAGTTTAGTATCTCTAAAAGGTATAAAAGAGGTTATCACATTAAGAGGTATATAAGGCATTTACGAGGGCTATATGGCTCTCTTTCTGCTAAAAAGGTATAAAAGTATATCTAAGTAATAAAAGCCTTTAAAAAGCAAATATAGGGTTATCTTTTAGTTAAGGAAATTTTAAGCTATAATTCGTTATCATTCTTTATCTAAAAAATAAAAAGGTTCAAAAATGGCAAATGGTAAAAATATCTATCAAGTGCACGGTTATAATAATCGTAAAGAGTATCTTAAAGGTCTAGCAGAAGACTTTGGAGTTGATTTGGTTGTCGTACTTGAATTGGCGGGTGTATTAGGTGCAAGTGAAGATTTCGACGGTCTTGTTTCTGCTTTAGAAGATTATCAGTTTTTAGAGGGTTAAGATGTATTTATACGGTTCAAAAAGATGGTTCGATATTGGGTGTCAGCCAGACGGTGCAGTTAAGGTTATTGAGTCAGATGGCACTAAAAAGCAAAGTCATAGAACTTTGCTTGTGTATGATAGAAAATTGAGTGATGAAGAGATTTACAAATATGAACTCAAATTTGTAAGAGAAATAACTGATGAGGAGTTAAAATGTCTATAAGAGCTATAAAATATGACCCTAGAACCAAAGAGTTTAGTGAGGTAACAATTAATGGTCTTGATGACTATTATAAACATTTAGAGTGTAGAATATTCGATATAGTTCGACTATCAGAAGATATTGATGTCTATGTAGACGATGAGGGCTTATTCAATAGTGGAAGCCCTGTAACAGAACTTATCGGATTTGGTAGAGAGATAATGTTAGCAGGTGTTTTACTGTTCACTGGTGGTGGGGATGATATGGGGGATACTATGAGTTTTAAGGGTTCTATTGAGGATATACAAAAGATAGTCAAGGAAACAAACTTAGTGGTAAAATAATCCCACTGATAAAAGTCCTAGCTTATGATTTTCTCTTTAGGGAATTTCTAAGCTGTATTTAGCTATCATTTTATATCAAATTAATAAAAAGGTTTAAAGATGAAAATCATAGCAGGAGTAAGTCAATACTCAAAAGGTTCAAATAAAGAGTTAGCAGAGAAATTTGTAGCAAATGTAGAAAGCTACTTCAAAAAAGAGTTCCCTAACGGTTGGTTCAATGGTGGTCTAAGAAATGGGTTAGGTGCAGACCATATAGTATTCTCTTTTGGTATGAATAAAGAGGTAAAGGTTACTCCACATAATGACCCTATGTATCATTCAGTTATCATACAATGGGGAGACGGGTTCGGTAATCAAAGCAAAACATTGGAACAAGGGGCCGAACTTACATTAAGTGCTAATGGTGGTATTCATACAAACCCTGCTGAGGGTTCATTTATGGCAATGGATAGAGTTAAAACAAAACTTACAAATGTTAAAAAAGGTGGAAGCTTAGATAAGTTCGACAAGAAGTTCAAAACCTTTATGCCTAAGTTGAGAAAGCTATTTGATGAGCATAAACACAATCTCTACAGAGTAGAAGATATAAACCCTAAATATCTAAAATAAGGGGTCTAACTATGTTCAATGCAATGCAAGATTTCCATAAGGAGTTAAAGAACCATAGAGGTCTGTTTCGTGTAAAAAGAAATGAGCAAGACGAATTAGTATATCAAGGCTGTATGTTAATTGAAGAATACCCACAGTATTCCTACATAGCTTCCATCACCTATCGCTTCTTAGGTTTAGCAGGTAAGGTTAATGCTGAACGATATGACCCTGATACAGTTATCCCTCTGTTCTTAGAAGAACCTGATAAGTTCCATTTTATTGAGAAAGTGTTTAAGATAAACCAAGTAACAGATAATGATACTTATTTAGTTGCTAAGGCTACTGTCAAAGTTGAGTTAGATAAGGATATGAAGAGAGCTTTATATGACCTTAATACAGTTATAGAAGCTAAAGCTCCATTTACTTCCATAGAGATGCAAAACAGAGTAACACTGATGGCTGTTAGTATGTTTAATCTAAAATAAGAGATTTGTATATAACGGAGGTTGGTTATAAGTTCCGTTAGTGCTATAAAGTTCTTATAGTGATAAAGGCTTCCTATATCGCTTATATGAGCTTTTATCTCTTTTTTAAGGGTAAAGTATAGGTAAAGGGCTAAAAGGTCTTAAAGAAAAAATATGAGGGTATTTTTTCTTTAAGGTATTTTTAAGCATTATTTAGTTATCATTTCGTTAATTCAAAAATAAAAAGGTGCAAAAAATGGATAGAGAGCAAATGATAACTAAATACAAAAAGCTTCTGAATGATGCTTTAGTTAATTGGGATAGTGCAAAAGAAAATGGCAACACTGAATGTGCTGAGTATTGGAGTGGCTGTATAACTGCTTATAGAAAAATTGTAAATGATTTAGAAGAGGAGTAAGACTATGAGTATTCAGTTAGATAAATATCAAAGTAAAGTAGTTGCAGAACCTTTAACAGATAATAAGTGTATTACAGTTAGAGCGGGTGCAGGGAGTGGGAAGTCAACTACAATGGTAGCTAAAGCTCAAACAATGATTGGGGACGGTTCTAATCCATCTTCAATAGTTATCACAACTTTTAGTGCAAAATCGGCTTTGGATTTAAAACATAAGTATAAGAAAATGTTTCCAAACCAATTAAAAATTCCACATATCTCAACTCTACATTCTCTTGGTATTACAATCTTAAAAGACTTCTTAGGTGTAGAATATCAGTTAATGAGTGAAGCACAAAGTGTAGGACTTATGAAGAGATGTATTCAAGATTTAGGATTTATAGATGACGGTTGGTTTGATGAGAAAGATTTGTTCCCATTCGCAAAAACTGTCCTCGATTATATCTCTATGTATAAAGAGCAAAATCTAGGTTACATTGATATACTAGATGACATAGAGTTCAATATCTTCAAGTATGCAGATAAGAGTAGTAATTACTTTAATAGAAAAGAGTTTAAAGAGATAGCTAAGTATTATGACGAGCTGAAACAAGAAAAAGGCTTATATGACTTCGTGGATTTGATTTATGAAGCATATTATCAGTTGAAAGAGGACGAAGATGTCTTAGCATTAGTTAAAGATATGTATGGCAAACTTATCGTAGATGAAGCACAAGATGTTAATCAACTTCAATGGGATTTTATGATGTTGATATTTGCTCATAGACAAATGGTAGTAGTTGGTGACCCTATGCAAAACATCTATAATTTTAGATATTCAGTACCAGATAATTTTTCAGTTGATTATCTATCTAAGTTCTTTGACGAGGTAGTTCCTTTGGATTTAGCATACAATTATAGAAGCACCAAAGAGATTGTAAAAGTTGGAAATATCCTTAGAAAGATAGGTGGAGATACTTTGGAGCTTGAAGCATTTAATGGTTCTAAACCTGCCTCTGTTCAATTTACAGAAGTGTATGACAATGTTCAAGAGGGAACAAAGGTTGCAGAACTGATTAAGGATTTAATCGAGCTTGGTTATGAATACAAGGACATAGCAGTAGTAGTAAGAACTAATAGTGTAATCAGAGATGTTGTTCAACCTGCTCTTATAAAAGATAATATCCCATATAAGATGAATAATTATACAGCAGGGACTAAGTTAATGGATAGAGTTTCAAGTGATGTATACTTCAATGCTTTAAGTGTTATCTATGATACAGAAGACTGGTTCGCTTTTGTTGATTTAATGAGATTGCTATTAGCTGACGAGCCATTTGTGAATAGTTTAGCAGAGCAGTTATCAAAGACCAAAGATATTGATAGTCTTAAATTTACAGATAGCTATGAGAAAAAATTATATGACAGAGCAGTTAATATCTATTATGAGTTAGTAGAGATGAACGAGACTCTTGATGGTTATGATAAAGCAGGGGATATGTTAGCTAACCTATTCTTTCTGTTAAAAACAGAAGCAGAGGGCAAGGTGGACATAGTAAAAGATTTAGCAGTCGTATATAAAACAATCTTAAACTTTTGGTATGCTTTAAAAGAAGAGTTTAAGAAACTATCTGTTCAGAAAACATTAGAAGCTATGATATTAAGAGCAAGAGACTATGATAAAGATGTCGAGACTGATTCAGTTAAGATAGGTAGTATTCATAGCTTTAAAGGACTTGAACATAAGGTATCTATTGTATGTGGCTTTACATCATTCAGACCTAAAAAAGATATTCATAATGATTTGACTAATATGGTCTATGTGCAACTATCAAGAGCGATTGATAAGCTTATCATTGTTAATAGTTTCAACTATGTAAGTGATAAGTTCAAAGTAACAAGTGGTTATACACTTGATGATATAGCAAGTTTAAAGGTGCGATATAAGGCTTAAAAGGGTTTAATAAGGGTTTGGGCTTAGTCAAAGTGATTTAAGCCCATATAAGCGAGATACGGAGCAATACAGTCGAAACACTCAAAGCTTTGTTAAAGTATCTTTTAGCTATAATAAATTTTCAAAAATAAAAAGGATTGAAATGTATTTTGTATCAAAGACGGTAAAAGAACAGTTAGGCACTTATAAAGGTGCAGATAAGAAAGAGTATTCAAATGAGATACCCGAAGCTATGGAGCTTATCACCTTTGATATAAAGCTAAGAAAAGAAGCTAAGTTTCACACAGACCTCAGAGCACCTAGTGAAGCTGTTAAGCAGTTCAAGGAGGGAGAAATATCTCTAAGCACTTATAAAGAAAAGTTCTTTAGAAATTTAGAAGCCATGCAACCTCACATCATTGCTAACATATTGAGAGGTAAGGTTATACTTTGTAGCTGTGGTGGGAAACACGATAAGCATTGTAGTTCAGTACTTATCAAGGAGTTCATTGCCAAGAAGAACCATAAATTAGTTCCGATAACTAAAAAAACATTCGATAGGAAATTAATTTCGCTTTAAGGGAAAATTAAGCGATATAATGTTATCATTCTCTATCTTAAAAAATAAAAGGTTTGAAGATGGAAGAAGATATAATCCTATTAGAGGATGGACGAGAGGTTTCAGTTAGTTATAGAAAGTTCAAAAAAGGTGGACTTTATGTAACAATTATATTCCCTGATGGTTCAGTTAAAGAGGACTTGGTATCTTCATTCGATACATTAGAGAACCTTTTAAACAAAGGATTTTATGATGCTTGATTTAGAGATATACGAAGAGAGCTATGAACTGTTAATGGCTTATAATAGAGGTGAGTTTGAAGAACAAACTCCAGATGAAAATAATAATAATGAGGAGAAAACAAATGACTAATGAAATTATAACAAGAGCTATAAATGACGAGGCAAGTGTAGAAGAGATTGAAAACATAGTTCAATTCTTTCAAGATAAACTAGAAGAGAAAAAAAGTGCCAAAGTAGTGGTGGAAAAGCTACCTCTTGGTATGAGTGCAATGACAAGCTGGTTAAGTCCAAGATTGAGACCTGCTGTAAGTGTGCAAGACCTTATTGATTCTCTAAACATCATTAAGGATAAATCTCTTATAGTATCGTGGGAGCTAAGAAGTGACGATAGCTCTGATTGGGGAGAGATTGAGACTATAAAAGAAGTTATTGTTCGAGATAGTGATAACGAAGAGGGCTATGATTGTAATCAAGTAGTGCTAAGTTTAAGTAGCAATGTATAAGATAACACCTTCGGGTGTTATTCTATAAGATTAATTTTTAAGGCTCTTAACCCGAACCTTTTTATTTTTGATTACCCATTTAGGGTTAAGGGTCTTAAAAATTAATCTTCTCTTTAAGGAATTTCCAAGCTAAAATTAGTTATCATTTCTTATCTGAAAATAAAAAGGAATTAAAGTTATGAGTATTCAACTTCAAACAATCGCAAAGTTTATCAAAGACGCAAGAGGAGCAGTCTTAGCTGACATAGAAGCTATAAGAGAGTTCGCTAGTCATAGGGGTTTTACTAATGAAATTCATTTAGACCTTAATCGCAAATTGGAAGAGGTGCTAAATAGCGAGTATAAAATGTACCCTGCTTTTAAATTGAACAAGGTAAAGTTCAATGAGAAACCCGAAGAAGCTGTCCTAAGACTTATACAAGATACAGATAAAGAAGTAGCAAGAGAGTTGAAATGGCACTTGGAGCTGTTAAAAGATAACAAAGTAAAAGTTAAACAGTTCTCAACTATCTATATGATTATTAGTTTTATCAATCGTGAGCTAGGTGGAACTATCCCTCTATTCTCTTCAAGTGATACAGAGAATACAAAAGAACGAGAGTGTATAAAAACATTCGCCAACGGTAAGAAAATCTATCAGCTGAAAGAGGCTGAATACAACCTTCTAAAATCCCTCATTAAAAAAGCATAATCCAAACTTTCCCTCTTCAGGCTATATATCAATTTATGGTATATAGCTTTTTTTTTTTCTCCAAAATCATCATTTACTTCGCTTATATGAGCTTTTATATATTATCTAAGGGTTTATATCAAATAAGGATAAAAAGCCCTTATAAGCTAAATATAGAGTTATTTTCTTTTTAAGGAAATTTTAATAAAAGTTTAGTTATCATTTCTTATCAAATTAATAAAAAGGTTTAAAGATGGCTTCATATAAAACAAAATGTATATACTGTGAAAGCAGGAATGTAAGCGAGACGAGAGGAGCAGAAGATGATGTCTATGAAACAATAACAATCCACTGCAATAATTGTGGAGAGAGTTATAAATTGTTATATGATAATAACAATGATGGTTATGAAATGGTGGAGGACTAATCTGATGCAAATGTATAGAATATATGGAAGAGATAAAGGCTCAAAGCAGAGATTTAAACCTCTTGGTTCTCAGGGTGGTGACTTATGTTTCGTAGTGAATCTGATATATGCTTTGAATTGGGACGATAAAGATATAGTCGAAGCTAAGTGTAAAGAGTTAAATGATATGAACGAGACTCTTGAATTTGAAGTAAGAAAGGTAAAATAAGATGGGTTGTAGAGTAACTACAAAAGGGGTGGAAGCTAGGGCTTCTGCTTACCTTTACAAATTAGTTGGTAGAAGATTTACTAAAAAGAGTTTCGTAAAAGAGCTTATGGAGACTTTCCCTCGTATGAATAAGTTTAAGCTACATAAAGAGAAAGAGGGTAAACTTAAAGACCAAGATGATAGTTTTTTATTCACTTTAAAGAGTCCTGAATTGTTTGTTGATGTAACTATATGGTATCTAAAAACAAATGATAAAAAAACTTTCTATATTACTGAGGTGGCTACAAGTTATGAATAAAGTTATATTTTTTGTGTATAATAACACGGGCTATCGCTGTAACAATCTAAAAGGCTCTATAACTTATAATTGTTATGATGAGTCCTATGTAGTTTTAGATAGACTGAAAAGACCAAAGGGTAGGGTGTTCCAAATCAAAGATGAAGAGGAACTTAAAAGTGAGTTAGGACTTATGTTCCCAAGTTGCACTAGATTATTTTTAACAAGAAAAGAGATAAAGGATTAAAAGATGGATAGCACGAAAGAAACTGCAAAAGGCTATATGATTATTGAAGAAGAGTTCCACGAGAGAATACTTCCTGCACTGTATGGTAGAGAGCATACAGAGATAGAACCACATATCAAAGTTGAAATGTTTTACAAGTATCTTAAACACTTAGAAGCAGATGGTATCATTAGTACCTATTATGTAACGGTTTATGATATAAATTATCTAAAATCCATTTTTGATATAGGTAAGTAGGGGGGGTAATTCCCCACTTATCGTGTTTAGAGGGTATATAAAGGCTTATAAGAGCTTTTATCTATTTTCTAAGGGTTTTATATGAGTAGAGCTTAAAAGCTCATATAAACAAAGTATAGGGCTATTTTTCCTTTAAGGGATTTTTAAGTATTATTTAGCTATCATTTCTTATCTAAAAAGTTAAATCAATTTCGTAAATTGCTAAGAACTGCTAAGTGTTGGTTTCTCTTTAAGGTAAATTATTTCAAAGGAACTGTAATGGCTAAAAAGAAAAATTATGCCTTAGTCGGTAAGACTGAAGACACAATCTTTTATAAAGAGTATCGAACTCCTACAAAAGATTTCATAATGAGAGGAACAGCTACCATTAGCTTATGGGGTGGTGGCACTGGTTCTATTGAAATGGATACCGTAGAGTTCCAAGCTGATGAGCTAACCAAAGCTGTTATATATGCTAATCTTAATGATGGACAGTTTGGCTGTGAAGATATAAATAGTGCAAATGTTACCATAGAGCAAAAGATAGCAGTTAATAGAGTTCATATAGACCCTAAGACACTAACAACAGTCAAGTCGGTTGATGTAGAACAATACGAAGAGGTTGTTTGCGATTTGTATGTATCTCATAAAGACTTTGATGAAGCTATTGGTCACCCTTGTAGAAGATTAAAAGGTGCTGTTTATAATAGCAGAAGTTAGTTGAAATATAGTTGATAGTTGGCTCATATCTCTTAAATACGAGCTGATTATCTAAAATAGGTATAAGAGTATCAAGTCAAAGAGAAAAGGGCTTAAAATGGATATATCAAATGAGTTATCAATAGAAAGACTAGAAGAGTTGGCTTTCAAAGTCTTACTACAGCTTAATAAAGCATATAGTTTTCAATATAGAGAACAACTTAATGAAGCAGTCAAGCGAGGTAAGAGTAGTATCACGGTTAATTATCAAGGCACACCTACAATCTTATTCTTTGATAGTAAAGGGCAGGTTATCAATGTAGTTAAAAACCTAAAGGTTAAGAGATGAATATAACTATCCAAGAGTTCATAGAACTGGATTGGGATTATTGGGGGAGTAAGTATCAAGAGAATGACTATCTTGCTGATTTAGAGTTCCAAGATAAGTATAATAAGATACTACGAGCACCTGATTTAGAGTTCGTATGCAGTTGTATAAGCCCAACCTCTGCTTCCTTTTTGCATAAGGTGTTAGATAATATGGTAGAGATTGAAGCTGACGAACAGACTATAACCTCTCTTAGAATCAAAGGTTGGAGTGAATTGGGTATAACTGGTTATAGTTCATCTATTCATAAAAGCACAGTAGATGGACGAGAGTATTTGGTATATATCAATAGTGCAATAGAGTATATATACTCTATTAATCAGCTTTTTAGTTAAGAAATTTTTAAGCGAAAGAGTAGTAAGATTCTTTATCTATTAAGATATAAGAAAATTTATTAAAAGGTGTTAAAATGGTAGATGCAAATAAAGAACTTAAAATCTATTTGATTATTACAAATAGAAAAACTGAGAAAAGAAAAATCTTGGAAGTAACTGAGTATAGTTATAGAGATTTTGAAAAGACTATTAAATGTTATGAGGATACTTGTGATATTATAGTAAAAAGAAGAGCAGGAGATAACTTTGAAATTTCAGAAACATAAAAGAGCTACGGTTATAGGTGCTAAATTCACATTAGCACCTTATATAACTAAGGAAACCAATTTGGATAAAGATAAGTTAGTAGCTGAAAGGTTATTAAATGCTTTGGCAGACGGTATTATAAAACAGTTGGACTGTATATCTAAATCTAATTGTCCTAATGAAACAGATGGAACTGAAAGCTATGAGATAGAAGTTATGGTTGCTAACTTATCTGCTTACAAAGATACAATCGCTAGGGTTAAGGCAACTCTAAATGAAGCAAATGTTAATCCAAAAGTTACAGACTTAATCTTAAAGCTATTATTGGATTTACCACAAGGGTAGGAGTGAACTTATGGAAAAGTATAGAATTAGAGAGGAATACAGACCGATAGATGGAGTTCCTTTTTATATAGCCCAAAGACGAGTTCTAATCTTCTTTTGGACTGATTGGTTTCAATGTAAAAATGGTTCAAGCCAAACTTATTCTAGCACAGATAAAAGCATAGTAAAGAAGTTCCTACGGGATATTGAAGCTAAGGGGGTGTTAAAATGTTAAATGATATAAGAGTGCTTAAATATGAACTCTATCTTAGAGAGCTATTTGAAGAGCTTAAAGAGAAAAAAGTTAAAATAGGTAATCTGCCTTATATGAGCAAAGAAAAGCAGAATTTGGTGCATTTACTTGAGTTTAATGGGTATATAGTTAGATATAAAAATGTCTTTATAGTTAAAGATAGAATGTTGCGAATGGGAGTATTAGAACTAGCAAATAGTTTTGAAGACTATGAGAAGCTTGAAATAGTTGAATCCTTTAAAGCTAAATACTTAGGCAGAGTTATAAAAGGACTTGTATTAGATGGGAATAGTTACCCTACTATGAGAATCATCAATATAAGTGATGAGTTATTATTTACCTTATACAATCCTATATTAGGAGTAAAAATAAAAATGGATTATAAGGAGTTCTTAAATGAGTGATATAACCTTATTCTTGTTATTAGCCACTATATATTTGGTTTATATATCAACTCTTGCTTATATCTACCGAAAATCTGAAAAAAAGGCAAATGATGTTCGTGATAGTGAGGATAACTTATGGAAGTAGAATATCCTTTTAGAGAAGTTAAGATTATACTATTTTCCACATATCTATTAACTTCTCTATTAATGTTACTTAGCTTAATGAACTTAGTCTCATTGAGAGTTGTATTAAGTGTATTAGTTAGTGGTTGGTTAATAACAACTATCATCTTTATCTTAGATTGTTTAGTATATCTATACAATAAGATAATAAAGCCTAACTAAAAGGTGTAGTTATGAAGTGTAACGGTCGCAATATAGCAAAGGTAGGTAATTCTATTGTAAAAACAAATGAATATAGATGCACTGAATACTGTCCTAATTGTCCTTTCCTTGATGATGGAAAAGCAATCCAACTTAAAGAGGGTAGAGTAGATGAAATAAAAGCTATGCTACTAGAAAGTGACCAAAACAGTTTCAGTTGTCATAAGACTGTATATAATCTTGATAACAATATGAAAAGCACCGAAGAGCAACCCGTTAAGATGTGTTTCGGGGCTTATGAGTTCTTAAAGAAAAAGAAAAGACCTAATCTAATGATGAGGTTAGCAATAGCAATGAGTATAGATACCTAGGGAGATAAAATGTATTTAATTGTAAAAATAGATAGAGATACTATGAGAGTGCTGGATAAATGTCCTACTAAGGGAGCTGTAATTAGCCATTTTGAGAACAACGAGACAAACTCTTGTTCAGATAATAAAAATAAGCTTGTTATAAAAGCGGAAAGTATAGACAACTTTGTTAAGTTTAATTCTGAGCCTAGAACCAATGATATAGAGTTAAATCTAACTATGTCTAAAATTAGAGATAGGCTATTGCTGAGAAATCTTTATGTAGAGGTAGAAACAAACACTCAGAAAAATGTTTCAATAGTTAGGGTATATGCTAAGGGTCAGACCTCTTATATAAGAAGAATAGAGCGAGACACTTTAACAGAGTGCTTTGATGAGGTTCAAAGACTATATTTAAGAGGGTAGATTATGGGAATGTTTGATTACACTTATTTCAAGTGTCCTAAATGTAAAGAGATTGTAGAAGAGCAGAGCAAGGCAGGTGACTGTTCTTTAAATAGATATTTCTTTGGAGATATAGCTTATGAACTTCCTATCTTTAAAGATGAGTTCGGAGAGTTAGAAGGGGTAATACCTGTTCCTATTGAGATTGTAGCAGAAGCAAGTAAATACGGGTTAGAGTGTTCTCATTGTGGGCATAAAACAAAACCCGTTATCACATCAAGTTATATCTTAGTACCTTTTGGAGAAGATGATGAGCGATACTAATACAAACAATGAAGCAGAGGTTAGCGAAGTTGAGTTAAGAGACGATATAGAGGATTTAGTGCTTGTTGTAGAACACGAAAGATTTGTAGAAAGCAGAGGGCAATACTTCTGTGTAGCTAAGAGCTGTAACGGTTGTCCTTATGTGGAGTTCTGTGAAACAGAGGAAGATGAACTGGAAATAAATCTAATCCCTGCTACAAGAAGAAGTATAGGAACTGCTGATATAACTGAGGGTGTCTTTGTGGATAGTATTCCAATAGAACAAGTGAAAGGCAACTCCAAGCAAAATAATCGTTGGGAAAATGAGACTGGCTATCTATCAAGAAGAGATGTTAAAATCTATAAGAAAATCTTAGAGCTACCTGGGGATTATGAAAGAGGGGAAATCCCTTATATACTGTTTGATGAAGATGAAGCTAGTTATTATTGTATTAAACAGACTTGTGATGATTGTCCTTTTGATAAGAATGGCTGTAAGGTAGAACTGCAATATGCTAAAAATGTAATGAAAGTGGTAGCAACCGATGTTAAATCTCAAGAGCCAAGAGCCTTTACCCTATTATCAAGAGAGCCAAACTGGGTATCAGTGTTTGTTAATGATGGGTTACGAGAGATAAAGGGTCTATTGAGATATATCGACTTAGTCTTTAAAGAAGAGTTCAGAATAAACATTAAAACAGACCAACATTATTTCGCTTACTTAGATAATAGATTTTTCTTTGATAAAACAGTTCTATATGAGTTCAACTATTTATGTGAAGCTCATAGAAGAGGTCATAATGTAACTAAGGCTCTTAAAAAGCAGATAGAGATATTTAGAAAGGACTATGATAAGTTTCTTGAAGAAGTTAAATCGGGTGAAGTTAAACTAAAAAACATTCCAAAATTAACATTATGATTTTAGAATTAAGGTAAAATTAATTAAAATTTAGCTATAATTTCTTATCTTAAATAAATAAAAAGGTTTAAAATGGAAGTTCAAAAACAAACTATTTCTAAAAATATAATGGTTATAGCAGATGGTATAAGAGAGTGTCTAGAGCAATCTGACTTGGAGTGTTATTTAGAGGGAGTAAGATTAGACCTCCCTGCTATCTTATCTAAATTAACAAACAAATATTTATCATTTTATGATGATGAAATTAAGTTTGACCTGCTAATGGAAATGTTTCTAAATGTGTATAAAATCAGACTAGAGTGGATAATCGCTAATTATGATGATAATTATAGCTTATACACTTATCTATATACAATTATGAAAAATGAGATTATTGAGTTAAGCAAGAAGACCTTAAACAAGTTTAAAAAGCAAGTTGATTTAAAACCTACAATGGATAGTGATAATGATATGTCACCTGAGGAGGCTATGAGTAGAGCAGTATTTCAGTTCCAAAGAAGCAAAGGTGTACCTCGTAGTGCTTCACAAGATGAACTGGATGAGCTTAATAGTCTTATAAGTGATTATGAGCAACTGAAACAGAGGATATTGTATGAAGAGCTTGTTGTGGACGATATGCAAAAATCCCTCGACAAGATTGATAAAAAGATAGAGAAGTTTAAAACAGATAAGCTGAAACTAGATGGGTTTTTCAGAGAGAAATATGTAGATGTATCTGAACTGTCGCAAGATGTTGATGATAAGGCAGAACCTATTGAAGATGATTTCATTATAGAGAGATTAAAGGCTAAGTTAATAGCTAAAACAACTATGTATCACAACAAGCCACATCACCCGTGGGACTCAGATAGAATAAAAATAGTAGATTTATTGTTAAATAGCTTTAATCTGACTGAGTGTGCTATATTCTTTGAAGTATCGCCTGTATCAACTAACAAGTGGGTTAAACAGATAAAAGAAGCTTTATTTGAGTTAGCAGACGAGATGGAGTTTGAAGAGGACGATAACAGCCTAGTAGAGCTTTTAAATCAATGGTTAGATGACCTAGAAGCAGAGGATAGAATAAATAAAGGGCAACCTGATGGGTGTCCAACAGTAAAAGATAAGGTGGAACTGTATAGACAAATAGTTAAGCTATTTGGTGCAGATTTTATGCAATTTGAAAAATAAAACCTAAGGGAGTTACAATGTCAGAACCTAGTAAAGCTACCTTAGTAATCAATCACATAAACGAAACAATCCCCATTGAAGATGTCTTAGAGAAAGAGTGCGACATAGAAGTCAAGTCTTTCCCTACTCAGATATTTTGCCCTTTTCACGACGATATTGAAGAGCCATCTGCAAGGGTGTATGGTGGTAAGAAAGGTATGTACTGCTTCGGGTGTGGTAGGACTTATCTACCTTTCGATTTCAGAAGATTTCAAAATATGGGGGTAGGTGAAGCTATTAACTATTTCAAAGAGATGTATAATGTAAATATACCTGAAAATAGTGATGAGTTGGTAGATGGTTCATATAAATTAAACAAGCAAATAAGCCATCAAATAGGGCTTTTTAGGTCAAAGGGTGGGGAAGTATCTATAAAGGCTTTAAAGAGCTTAGAGAGGGGTTTACTAAGCTCTTATCGTATGGATAGGGTATCAGGTGGGCTTAAAAAGTTCATCAAAAACAATACAAGCTATTAATTTTCTCTTTAAGGTAAAGTTAAGCTGTTTTTAGCTATCATTTCGGTATCTTAAAAAGAGAGGTTAAAAATGCAAGTAGAAAAATTTTCAATCCATAAAATAGCAACCAAGAAAGATGAAGAAGCTATAAGCAATATCAGAACCAAGTTGTTCGGTATAGCAGGTGTATTAGATACATTCCTATCCGACGGGAAGCTGGTTATCCTAAAAAATGGGGATAGACTAGCTGATAAAGAGTTAGTAGGTTATCTAAAAACTAGATTTAATTTAATTGAATACAATTTCGATTGTTACACTTATTAAGGTTTAACCTTATGTCTAGTAATTATGATGACCATAAAATAGTAAAAGTGCTTAATCATTTTATTGAGCACGAAGCCAACAAATATAAGAGTATAGGTCGTATTTTTATAGAAAATGGTAAAATACACTTAGAAAAAAGAGAGAAAGCACATTGTGGGTATATCCCTACTATGTGTAAAGTTCCTATAAGTTCTTATAAGTCTATGTATAGACGGTATATTAGAGGAATGAAAAGAGACGATAGATTAACGATAGGGAGTTTAAAATGTTAGAATGTAAAATAGAATTGACTGGTGTAACAACAGAAGAACTTATCTATGCTTTAGATGAAGCCAAAAGACTTATAGAAGCAGGGAACATATCAGGAGCAGACTCAAGAGAAGATGAAACTGGTTCTTATTCATTTGAAGTAGATGGAGAAGAGAGTAACTCAATAGAGTGTAGCTGTAATCATACAAATTACTATGAAGATGGTGAAGTCCAAATTACTTGTAGTGATTGTCAAGCAACTATAACAGTTTTATAAAGGATAAAATTATGTATATGATAGTAGATGACAAAGGTGTTATTTATAGTGGTTCATTAGAGGAGATGCAAGAGCAGTTTGCTAAGATGACTTCAAGTAAAAGTGAAGATAGTTGGACTGGGGATTTAAGATTAATCGAGGTCTTAGAAGTATATAGATAAAAGGGTTATTTTAATCCTTTTACTGCTATATATGAGTTTATAAAAAATCAAGGTAGGTTTATATATGGAAGTAGAGACTTTAAAATCAAAGCAATTAACAGAGTTGTTGCACGAGGATAGTCTAAATAATGAAGATGTCGTAAATGGTGTAAAGAACTCAAAGGAAGCAATCGAAAAAAGTTTATTTGAGCCTATACCTTATGAGGGTAAATTTGCACAAGAAGTATTAGTTCAAATACCTGAGTTCAAATGGCTTAAAGGTGTAAAATGCAATCTAGTATATAATGATACAAAAAAGAGTGATAGAGAGTATTTACGAGGGCTATATGAGAGGTTATATCGCAAAGCTAAGGTAATAAGTGCAAAAGTTGCTATTAAAGAGGAAATGCCTCTTATCGCAATAGATTTAGAAACAACTGGGCTTAATACATCTATAAAAATGGTAGGTGGAGAGATACAACGAAACATTGATTTAGTTGGTATCTGTTTAGCAATTAGTAACAAAGACGGTTTCTATATCCCTATTAAACATACTGAAGAAGATGGTATTCCTAATATGGATTTAAACTCAGCTTTGGATTTTCTACAAGATATTATTGACAACTTCTATCAAATATATCACAATGCTTTCTACGATATGGAAGTACTAAGTATTCATCAAATAGAAATGAATACAAATTATGCTGATACTATGCTTATAGCAAATAATCTAGGTATGAAAGAATGGGACGATGTCTATGGGCTTGGACTCAAATTCCTTAGTGGTTACATTTTAGAAAGAAAAATGCTAGAAATAAATGAACTTATGGGTGCTAAGGGTATAATCAAGTTCAATAGGTTAGCAAGTAAGGACGCTGTTGTTTATGGATGCTCCGATGCTATGAACACATTTGGATTATTTGAGGAAATGGTACTTAAAGCAAGAGATGACGATAATCCTTATAAATATAATTCATTGGCTATGAAGCTAGACACAAAAGTTCTTAATCATTTAAGAGGTATGTTTAGACACGGCTTCCCATTAGATTATAAAGTAGCAAGAGGTAATTTCTTGACCCTCATAAATAGAATGATTTTGTTTCAAAAGTATTTTTATAGCTATGAAATAACACAAGGTTACTCTATCGGTTCAGCCGAGCAAGTTAATGTAATGTTCGGAACTGTATTAGCTACAAAGTATTTAGAACGATATGGTATTAGATTATCTGAGAGTATGGACTGGAATAACAAAAGAGTTTTAGCTTGTAAGAAAGCTTTATATAATGATTTTGGCTTAGAGATGAAAATAAAGAAACTTAAGGCTAGTTCAAAATTAACATTTGCTACAAGAAAAGAGGGAACAACTGGGGTTAAGGTTCTTAGTTGGATTTTGTCTAACATTGATAAATGGGATTTTTTGGATGAGAGTTTAAGAGACGATATTTACTGGATAGCCAATATCGTTGATAAGTACAGAAGTATGGTAACTGAACAAGGTCGTTTAGGTAAGATGATTCGCTATGTTTATAATGATGACTTAAACATAAGTCGTTTTGGTATCGCCTTGAACCTTAATGGTGCCGATACTTCGAGGTTCTCTAATAAATCAGGTGTCGGGTCATTTGATAGGTTAGAAGTTAAAATAACAAAGACTGGGAAAGTAAATACAAAGTATTATGAGGGTGACGGGATTGCAGGTATAAATGCACAAGGTGTTCCTGCTCAACCTTATTATACAATAAAAGCTAAGAGAATGAAAGTCTTACCTGAACAGATGTTGGAATACATCACAGAGAAAGAGTACGATATTAATAATTATTATGAAGAATTATTAATAACCAAATTAGTAAAGAAGAAATAAGCAAATAGGACTTAGAGATGGGTAGAAGTAAAGTAGATATATTAGCATCTTTATTAGATACGGAAACGAAATTACATTGCGATATTGTAACAGAAGTAGCCTTACATTTGGGTAAGACTTTAAGATTACCTGATGAAGAATTATATAATTTAAAGATGGTAACTCATCTACACGATATAGGGAAAGTAAAAATCCCTATAAATATAATCAATAAAAGAGGTAAGCTGACAGTTGATGAGTATAAGTTAATTATGCTACATTCAAGTATAGGTGATGAGTTATACACTAAATTTACAGGTCATAAAGATAACACTGGTATTATTAGACATCACCACGAAAAGTGGAATGGTGAGGGATACCCTGATAAATTAAGAGGTATAGAAATACCTTTGTTGGCTCGTATAGTAGCTATTGCAGATGTTTATGAAGCATTGAGAAGTGCAAGACCTTATAAAAACTCTTGGTCGCATAATAAAACTTCTTCGTATATTTTGACAAATGGTGGGTCAATGTTCGACCCTAATTTAACAGCAGTATATTATAAAGAGAATAAAGCAATAGATAAACTATGGGTAGGTTTAAGAAATGGATAAAAAGATAGAAGTGCTAGAGCAGGAAATTTTAACATTAAGAAGTTTAGTTAATAAATATAGATATGATTATCTAACTGGTTTAAAACAGCGATTAGATTTTGAGGATGATTTTAGTGAACTATTTTTTAGAAAGGAATCTTTCTCTTTGTTGGTCATTGACTTAAATAATCTTCATACAATTAATCTAAAGTTTGGTTACATTGAGGGCGATAGATTTATAAAAACTACTGCTTATCAAATATCTTCCAAAATTAAAGGGAGACTGTATAGAATAGGTGGAGATGAATTTGCTTTATTAGTAACTGATTCAATAGATGATAATGAGCTAGACAAAATCCCTAACTGCACTTGGGCTTATAAGGAAGTGGATTATTTAAAACATTTATCGACTAGTCATATATTCTCTGATGTTGATAAAATCTTGAAAGAGAAGAAAAGCAAACTGAAAGAACAAGTAAGATAGCTATGACTATACAAGATAGGAAAGAGTATTTTAAAAAGTATTATGTTGAGAATAAAGACAAGATACGAGAAAAGTCAAGAGCTAGATATGAAGCTAAAAAGCCTTATATAAGAGAGCAGACAAAGAAGTATAGAACAACTAAGGGCTATAAAAAGAGTAAAGCTCAAAGCACAGCTAAGATACAAGCAGAAAGAGAACTGTCAAGTATTTTAGCAAAAGAGAGTGGAACATACGGCAAAGGCTACACATACGAAGAGGATAAATCCATCTTGTTGTATAAAGAACAGCTAGGTTGCACTTATAAATATATAGCAGAAGAAATACTTAAAAGAAGTATTAAAGGCATTGAGTATAGATATAACTATCTTAAAAAGATGAGAGCTAAGTCAAAAAGTAATAATCCTTTTACTGAGATAGTATATAAATAAAATTTGAAGAGGGTTTTCAATGGTAATTAAATTAGACGATTTTCAAAGAAAGGTTTATGTTCAACCTGTTCTGAAAGATACAGCATTGATAGTTGAAGCAGTTGCAGGGTCAGGTAAATCAACTACAATGGTATCAAAGGCTTACAGGTTTATAAAAATGGGACTGAAGCCACATAACATCTTATTAACTACATTCAGTAATAAGAGTGCTAAGGATTTAAGAACTAAATTCCGAAATACATTTGGCGATAAGGTTCAAGGCACTCCTATGATTACAACTCTCCATAGTTTCGGTATAGAGATATTAAAAACATTTTTCAAGATAAAGACACCTATCATTCTTACAGAGTGGAAATCTCTAATGGTTATACGAGAGATATGTGATAATATGGGTCTATTTGTTAATGAAGATACTGGAATGAAATGGAACAAGAAAGACCAAACAGCTTTTGTAAGACAAGTGTATGATGGACTTGATTATCTTAAAAGTAATATGATAATCAATGATATAAGAGATATATCAACTGGTAAAGTTCTTATCAATGAGTTCAAGGATAAATCTAACTGGTTCTCCTCTGAACTGTTTGCTCAAATCGTAGTGCAATATGAAAATGTTAAAAGAGAACGGGGTTTCTATGATTACAATGACCTGATATTCAGAGTATATTATGAGTTACTAAATCATAAGAAAATTCTAGCTAAGGTTAGAAAAAAGTATAAAGTGGCTATAATTGATGAAGCACAAGACTTAGACGCTTCTCAATGGGCTTTTATCTTATTGCTAAGTATGGGTCAAAGACTTATAGCAGTTGGAGATAAAATGCAAAACATATATAACTTTCGGTACTCTGTTCCTGCGAATTTTAGCACAACTTTCTTATATAAGTTCTTTGGTAAAGTCATAGAGCTATCATTGGAGAATAATTATAGAAGCACCAAGAATATCGTAGATATTGGAAACATTGTACGATACATAGGTAAAGATAAATTGGTTTCTAAATCTTTTAGACCTAAGGTGCAAGGTTCAGTTAAATTCATCACAGTTAAAAACAACCTACAAGAGGGAACAGCTATTGCTGACCAAGTTAAAAAAGCATTAGAGCAAGGTTATTCATTAGGCGATATAACTATCATCTGTCGTAGTAATATGTATATCAAAACAAATGTAGAACCTGCATTAGTTCGTAATGATATTCCTTATATGCTACTATCTAAACAAATCGGTAAGAAGCTAACAGATAAACCTGCTAATCAAATTTATTTCAATATCTTATCATTATTGATTAATCCCAATGACATTACTTCGCTATCAGATTTAACTGTATATATAAAAGGGTGTGGAGAGAAGTTTGCAGATGAACTTGGTAAGCAGTTGCTAAGAACTGGGGATATTAGAAGTGTCTCCGTGTCAAGTAATAACAAAACTAAATTAGATAATGTAAAAGTTCTTTACAATGAAATCTATAAACTGAGAAATAGTATTAGCAGTATTAAGCTAATAACTAAAATGCTTGATGTAATAGGGTATCTTATAAATGTTTATCTTAAACCCGAAATTGTATCTAACAAAGAGAGGGAAACAATCGAGCAAGTTATATTAAACTGGGTTAATTATTACAAAGGCGAGGGTATAACTGATGTATGGGAAAACATCAATCAAGTTCTATTTGAGATAGACTCATTTGATGCAGATGATAGCGAAGATAAAGTAAGAGTAGGAACTATACATTCGCAGAAGGGACTAGAGCAACCTATATCAATATGTGCAGGGTTTGTAGGGTATAAGCAAAGACCTGATGTAGATAATGATAATGTTAATATGTTGTATGTTCAACTATCAAGAGCTATGGATAAATTGGTGGTTATTAACTCAATCGATTATGTTCTAAAGAGTGGCGACACAGTAAAAGGTGCTATGTTATCACAAATGAAAATTTTATTAAGTATATTAAAGGGGGAGTAAATGAGACCTAAAAGAAAAAAGAGAAAGCTCATTAAACCTAATAACATTTACAATATGGACGCTAGGAAGCTGTTAAGACTTATCCCCAGCAATTCTGTAGATTTAATTGTAACAGACCCTCCTTATCCCGTTATAAGTGGTGGTAGGAATGGAAAAAACAGTAAAGACCCAAAAGGTGTATTGTTAGCTAATGATGGTAAGATATTCAAACATAATGATATTTCAATTCACGAATGGTTACCTGAATGTTATAGAGTATTGAAAGAAGATACACATATCTATATTATGACCAATATGCTTAATTTAGTAGAGTATCTTAATGCAGTAGAGAAATACGGGTTCAAGATACATAATCTTTTAGTATGAGTTAAGAATAATGCAACTCCTAACAAGTGGTATATGAAAATGTTGAGTATACTATCTTTGCTAGAAAGGGTAAGGCTAAATATATAAATAACCCTAGCTCTCTAACAGCCCAGAACCATAAGAATAAAGATAGAGGTAGAGTGAATGAATCATATCACCCAACAGAAAAGCCTCTAACTTTAATGAGAGAGTATGTAAGTAATTCTGCTAAGACAGGAGATTTAGTTTTAGACCCGTTTATGGGTGGTGGGGCTGTACCCATAGTATGTCAAGAGCTTAATATAGATTATATAGCAAATGATATAGATGAAGCTTATTACAAAGTAGTTCAAGACCGTTTAGAATTGGAAAGAACTGATAATTGGTTTCAATAGATAGTTAATAAATAGTTAATAAAGTTCTATATATTGTAAAAAGTTCTTATAGTTATAAAGAGCTTCATATTTGGCTTATATGGGTTTAAAATAGTTTATTAAGGGTAAAGTGTATCTTAGAGAGAAAAAGGCTTAAAAGGGCTTAGAATTAAATTTTAAAATTTATAGTAAAAAATCTCTTCTTTAAGGTATATTTAAGCTATATTTTTATATCATTTTTTATCTAAAAAGTTAAAGAGCTTTTTAGGGTTATTTAAAATCATATTGTTAAGCTTTAATAGTTTATTTTTATAGCTTCCGAATCTTTATTATAATTTAGTATAAATAAGAAAAAATAAGGATATTAAAAATGGAAAATGTAAAATTAACTAAGGGTTCTAAAGTAAAGTTAGCAGGTAAAGAGTATGAAGTAACTGTTGTTGGTTCAAATCAAGTTACATTAAAAAATGTAAAAGATGGTAAGACTAGAAGAGTTGCTTTTAGTAGTTCTGCCTATGCTAAGATTGAAGTCCTAGAACTTGTTGAAAGCAAAGAAACAGAAGCAAAAGAAGAGAAGACTTCTAAAAAAGCTCCTAAAAAGAGAGAGGGTAAGAAACTTCAAGAGAAAGAAGATATTAAACCTCTTAACATTGAAGAGTTTGAGATGGAATCTTGGAAAGAACTTGTAGGGGAAGTGGAAACAGTAGAAGAAGCACCTCATTTCAAGTTTGAAGCTGAAACATTCACTTCTGCTTGGATATATTCAATCCAAAGAGCAAATAAAGCTCAAAGACTAGAGTATATCTTGAAAAAGTTAGAGATGGAGGGAGAGGACAGTTTCTTTGGGTTGCTGTTAGCTATCTATAAAGTTAGACAAAATTACAAGTTTAACTTTAACAAGTTTGAGCAACGAGTTCTTCAAGATAAAGTTCATCAAGGTAAAAGAGCTAAAAAGATAAAAATCGCAGATATTTTAGAGGCAATGAAACCTGCATTACATAAATCTCAAAATAAAATCACAATGGAGATGTATGACGCTGTTATCAAAACAATACCTGATGATGGTGTTGATGGTAAGCAAAGTTGGATTTTCTATGCAATAGATGGTCTATGGACTGATGTTGGTTCTCTAAAATTATCTCAACAAGATTTAGCAAATATCAAGATACCTATGTCATAGTAGGTGTCTTGACGGTCATTGGTTTTGCGGTGGGTTCGTTTGCTATAAAAATAAGCTATTAAGCTGAAACAATAAAATAATGTTAAAGGAAAGTTATGACTGAGATTAGTGTAAAAACTGAGCAAGAGCTTGATGATGTTGTAAAGAGTAATGATTTTACTATGATTCGTTTCTCTGCTCAATGGTGCAACCCTTGTAAGATGTTAAATGAAACTATGGAGCAAAATGTATTGACTTCTGATGAGATTGACAGTAGCAAGATTGCTTTTGTTAAAATAGATGTAGATACACCAGAGCTTCAAACTTCCGTAGTACCCAAGTTTGATGTCCGTTCAATTCCTTATGTAGTCTTTGTAGATAAGCAAGGCACGAAGATAGAGGGTCTCAGTTTTGTTGGGTATAGAACTCCCGAAGATATACTAGAAATAATTAAGGGTTTATATTCTTAATTATCCCTTAGAGAAGCTATTTTTGTTAGAGGTTAAAATTTAATCCCTAACTTCGTATTTGGGTTAATCCTATTAAGGAGGTAAAATTTGAAAATAATCAAGGTAGGTGCAGAAGTTAATTACTTGGGTCGCAATCATATCATTACAGATGTGACGGAACAAGGAGTTACAATAAAGCGAGTTGAAGCACTCCCTAATGAGTATTCTATTTATATCCGAAATGGCTCTGAACGATTTTTTAAAATCTTTCAAAAGGAGTTCAATGTAGAGGACATAGAAGTTACTGATGATGGAGGAACCGATGTTACATTGGTAAAGTCTAATCAACAAGATGAAGATGATGAGGAATACGAAGATGAGTATTTGTCATTGAACGATTTTATCGTTAATCTTACAAAAGCTCACACTGGTTATGCAAACAAAGAGGGAGTACTCGAATTTCTTGAGTCGGAAATCTTTGATTTTGACGACCCGTATAATGAGCTGAAAAGGTTTACTGTATCTTGTTGGCTTAATAGAAGACTGTTGGTTAAATTTCAAACTGACAAAATTCAAGAAAGTTTAGACAAAATTCAAAACAGACAGGAGGTTTATTCTAATGAGTTAAGATTATTCATTGAAAGTGCAGTAGGTGATTTAACGGAACCTTCGGCTAAGGAGTTAAAGAGTTTAGCTCAATTAATTCCTTTGGAAGACGAAGAGTTAATTGTTAATATCATTAGAGGTTTTGATATACCAACACTATGGTTAAATCAAATGGAAGTTAAAGAGCTGTTAGAAGAAGCAGACTCTCAATTTTTAAACAATTCAAACAAGGAAAAAATTATGGCAACAATCAAAGGTTTAAGCGACAACACAGTTAAAGAGATGTTAGATTTATTTTCAGCAGAAGCAAACGCAAGAGGGCTTGTTGGTGCAGAGGTAGAAGATACTGAGGAAGATGAAGAAGAAGAGCTAGACTTGGAAGCTATGTCTATCAAAGAGCTAAGAGCTTATTGTAAAGAAGAGGGTATCGACATCAAAGGTCTAAAGACAAAAGATGATATTCTTGATGCAATCTACGGCGAAGATGAAGAGGAAGCTGATGACGAAGAGGAAGAAGCTGATGAAGATGAAATCGACGAAGAAGAGGCAGAAGATATTGCTGATGAAGAGGCAGAAGATGAAGAATATACTGAGGAAGAGCTTGAAGAGTATTCTTTGAAAGACCTTAGAGAAATCGCTGATGAAGACTTCGGTATCGAGGGTGTTAAAAAGATGAAAAAACCTGCCCTTATTGAGGCTATCCTTGAAGCACAAGCAGAAGATGAAGATAACGATATGCCCGATTTTGAATCAATGACTCTAAAAGAGCTTAGAGATTTTGCAAAAGATGAGGGTATCGACACAAAAGGTCTTAAAAAGCAAGAGCTTATCGACGAGCTTGAAGCATTATATGAGTAAGAAGTTGGTGCAAAGGTAAGGGGTTTAATTACCCCTTATGCTTTTATATATGTGTATCTATTATGTATATATGAGAGCATAAAAGTATAGGCATAAAATGATTATAAAGGTGGTTTACGGTGGCTAAAATAGATGTTAATCAATTAAAAGAGTTAAGGGAAGAGTGGAGCGAAATAGCACAAGATACGGCTGAAACATTGGAAACAATAAAGCAAAGAAGCGATAAAATAAAAAATGAAGCTAAGAAGCTGATAGAAGATTTTACTAAGAGTAAGTATTCACTATCTAAGGTTACAGATAGAGTTATTAATAAACATACTTCGGCTATTGCAGGATTAAAAGATATTCATAATTCATTGCATAAAGCACAAGAACTATCAGAGCATTTTAGAGCTATCTTGTTACCTAATGATGTAGAGTGCTTATCAGATGGTAAAGCTATTTGGGACGAAAAGTATGCAGAGTTCACTGGCGATATTGATGTTATAGCATTGTTACAAACAAATACAGATAAAGAGCGAGAGCATTATTATATCTTTAAAGATGGGCTTACTGCTTGGTCTTATATTAGAGCTAATTCGCAACAGATGGAGAGCTATGAAAAGTTCTTAACTAATCAAATCTTTGGCTTTAATAGGTTAGATAATCTAGTGCAAAAGTTAGAAAATATCAAGGCAAATGAGCTATTTACTGATATGAATGATGATAGCAGAATGAATAAAGATGAAGATGATAAAATCTTCAATAATGATGATATAGACGAAGATGGTGTAGAAGCTATGCCTAAAAGACGAAAAAGAAAATCTTTAGGTAAAAGATTAAATAAAGTTAAGTAGGTCTATTATGTTCACCTTAAATCCTAATATCAAACCTAGTCCTCTAGCTAGTAAAGTTCTTAAAAAGTTGTTAGAGGGTAGAAATGTTTTTCTAACTGGTGCAGGAGGTATGGGTAAATCACACCTAACAAGGGAATTGATAAGTTTTTTTCCTAACCCATTGGTCTTAGGTTCTACAAATCTTGCCGCAACTATTTTAGGTGGCTCAACGGTTCATTCAGCATTTTGTCTTTATAATAGTAAAAATATAAGAGAGTTACAAGCTAAAGACCGAGATAGAATCAAAAGAATATCTATGTCAAAAGGTGTTAATATAAATACAGCAAAACATATTTACTTCTCTAAGATAAAAAAGGTTATACAAGCTACCAATGTAATTTTTATAGACGAAATATCTATGTTATCAGCAGAAGTATTTGATGCAATGCACTATCGTATTCATTCATTGATGGGGGACGATTATAATATTCCTATGATAGTGATAGGGGATTTTTTCCAATTACCACCTGTTAAAAGTTCAATGTGCTATACCTCAAAGAATTGGGATTTCTTTATTATAGAGTTAGCAGAGATGAAAAGGAGTTCTAATAAGTCGTTTACGGCAATGCTATCTGATTTAAGAAAGGGTTATTATTCTAAAAGAGTTAAAAATTTTATTGATAATCATTCAGTAGATTATGAAGAACCTCCTCTTGATATGTTAAGAGTATACCCTAAAAATGATGCTTGTGCTGACCATCATAAATTAGCTTTACATTCATTAAAAGGTAAAACATACAAGTTTAGAGCACGAATTAATAATATAGCAAATTTAAGTCCTGATAAGGTTCAAGACTTTATGGAAAAAGGCTGTCCTGCTGAACCTCTTGTTCAATTAAAAGTGGGTGCTAAAATCATCTTTGTAGTGAATTATCAATCCGACCAAGATGATGGGTATTATAATGGGGAAACTGGGAAAGTATTAGCTATAAATAAAGCCGATAGAACTATATTGGTTCAAAAAGGTAATGGAAAAAAGATAACCGTAGGAGAGTTCATATTTACTAAGGAGAGGTATGATACTATATCAAGTAATCAGTTGAGATTAGTTAAAGAGTTAGAGGTAACTCAAATCCCTTTGAAATTGGCTTATGCTATGACTGTTCATAAAACACAAGGTATGAGTATCAAAGAACCCCTTTATGTTAATTGTTCTAAGATGTGGAAGAGGAATCAAGGACTTGTCTATGTTGCATTAAGTCGTGTAACATCACCTGACTTAATATATATTTCTGATTTTCAAAAGAAAGTTCATTTGAACATACGAAGAGATATAGCTGAATTTTATAAGGAGGAAAAGAGAAAGGGTAACTTGGTTAGGTATAAAGGTTATTAAGTTAAAAAGTGGTATACTGTGAGAGTATATTAAGTATTCTAAAATTAAATCAAAGGAAAAGTTATGGCAACTACAAGAAGAAGAGCCTCAAGTAAAAGTGCAGAGAGTAAAGCTCCAACTAAAAGAGTTAAAAAGACAGCAAACAAAAAGGAAGCTCCAACTAAATCAAGAAGAGCCTCTAAGGTTGAAGATACAGAAGATGAAGATGATTACGAGAGTATCAGAGATGCAAAACCTGAGGGAGAGAAAGCTGAAACATTTAAGCTAGATGACAAAAAGCAGAAAAAGAGAATCGGCTTCCCACTGGTAACAAAAGCAGGTACTGTAGGTATGGTCAAAGTGCATTATTTCAAAGCTAAGTTTAACACAACATTGGCAGATGGTAAATGGCACGCATTTCAAGCTCCAACAGACCCTGATTTATTGCAGATGTGTAAAGACCACCCAAATCTCGATGAGAAAACAGAGAGAGCTACTATCGTTATCGTTTATGATACAGATAGTAAAGGCAAGGTTTATGGCAAAGGTGACGATATAGGTTATGAGCTTCTAGCTATGAAAATCAACAATCCAAAACTTATCGAGCTACAAGATATTGATGAAGATGATGATTTAACTCAGGTAGATGTGATGGTTAGATTGGACGCTTCAAAAGATGTCAAGTTCCAAGATATGAGATTTAAAACAGCAGGTGACGCCCTTTGGCTTAATGATATGGATTCAGAGGAAATCCAAGAGGAGGCTAAGGCTCTAACTAAGAAGCTAAAAGATGTTATAGCTTTTAAATATGATGATGAAAAAATCGAGGCTCTTATCGGTGATGGTGATGTAGATGACGATGATTATGACGATGATTATGATGATGATTATGATGACGATGAGATAGAAGATGATGAAGAGGAGGAAGAGAAACCTGCTCCAAAGAGAAGAGCTAGAAGAAGATAAACTCTTAAAGTGCTAATAGTTAAAACTCTATTAGCACTCTTCCTATTTCTCATAATATATAAATAAAGAGGTATATTATGAGAAATGCGAAGAGAAGAAGACGGAAAAAGAAAGTATCTTTAATTCAGTTAGAACATAGAGATATAACTGAGTTCAGAGAAATAGTCCACGATAGTCAAGATAGGATTTGTCCTATATGTAATCTTGAAATAGATTATAAAGATACAACATTAGACCATCAGCACCCATTAAACAAAAGTGAGCCTATTGGTCATAATGGCTCAGGACTCGTGAGAGGAACTATATGTCGTATCTGTAATTCAGCAGAGGGTAAGATTTGGAACAACTTTAAGAGGTCAGGTCTTATGAATAAGCAGATGGATAAGAACCATATAAAAGCTAGAGCTAAATGGTTGCGAAACCTAGCAGATTATTATGAGAGTGGAGTAATCAAGAATGAAGATGGCGAAGCATTTGTGCACCCAACAGAGAAACCTCCTATGGCTACAATGGGTAAGCAGTTATTTAACAAACTGAACAAATTGTATAAAGCTAAGTATCCTAACAGAAAGCCTTTGGAAGTGCCTAAGAGTATTGGTAAAAGAGGTAAGAATAAAGGTAAATGGAAGATAACTGCAAAGTGGGAAGCTCTTTTAGATGAGTTTCAATTAAGTTAATAAGTAAGTGCCACACTGCTGTATATAGGGTATATAAGGAGCATAAAATGAATTTAGGTAAATCACATTTAACACACTATAAAAAGATAAAGTTGAATAAGGATATTTCATTGAGATATTTCTTTACCTTTGAGGATAGACTTAACCTGAATGGTAAGTGGGTTATTAAATCCCACAGCACAAAAGAGTACGGTATTATAGATGAGAGAACTGCAAGACTTATTGCCACAGCTCATAACAAGACCTTAGATGATTATAAAGAGATTATGGGTCGCTATGTAGCTAATATGTCAGGGACTGGTTCTGTATATAGAAAAGTGATTATATCTAACAATGAGAAAAAAGATAAAGCTAAGTTTACTTATGAACCTAATGTAAAGGTTACAGAGATTGATAAATCACAAAAAACAAAGGAGTAAAAATGGCATTTGATGAAAAGACCTTAAAGGCACTTAGCTCAAAGTATGCAAAAAAGAATGAAGATTTTATCTATAACCCTAACAGAGTTTTAGAGGGGGCTTCAACTGGTTCAGTTATTGCTGATACAGTTATAGGGCAAGAGGGTATGCTTTTAAAAGGCAGAATGACAGAGGTGTTTGGACCTGAGAGTTGTGTTACAGCAGATACAATGGTTGAGGTTAGAATTGATGGTGTGGAAAGACTTATCCCTATTATAGAATTACAAGGCTTATTAAATGGGTAAAAGACTTTCGGATTTAGATATTATAGACGAGTGTAGAAGCTTAGGTCTTAAAGATATAGTTATCTATAGAGAGGAGTATAAGCCTCCGAGAGTGAGTTATATATGTACTTGTGGAGCTAAAGTCCAAAACAAAAATTGGTATAAAATAAAACACGAAAATCAATTTTTGTGTAAGGCTTGTTCTGACGACATAAGAAGTCAGGCTCAAATTAAATACTCTAAAAAAGTGATAAAAGGTAGGTTAAGTGAAGTTTCTAATGATAAACCCATAAAGATAAATGAGGGTATAAAGTCTGTTAGCGAGATACATTGTGAGTCTTGCAGTACTGTATACTATATTAGAAATGAGGAAATCTTTGCTTCTTACTTTAAAGGTCATCCTGATTGTTCTTATAAGCTGAAAATTAAATCTAAAGGAGAGTACTTCATAAAGGAATTATTGGATTCTTATAATATTAATTACTTACACAATAAATCTTTTAAGTCTTTAGGAATAGATAGTTTATTGAGATTTGATTTTTACCTACCTAATTTCAATTTAATAATTGAGTTTGATGGTATTCAACACTTCTCAAAAAAAGAATTAAAGAGGGTCGGTTATAACATAAATTCTAGTAAATTTACAAGTAGAAAAGATTTATTCAAAGACCAAAGGCTAAGGGATTTCACTAAAAATCATCTTTGTTTAGATAATGATATTAATATACTTAGAATCCCTGCTTGGCATTTAGGTAAATTAAAAGAGATTCTACTTCCTATATTCACAAGAGAAGATGTAATTGAGGGCTTATATTACACTGATGATAGTTTCTATAAAAAAGGTTCAAGGAGATTAATATGAAGATAGAAATAAACACACCTGATGGGTGGCAAGAGGTAAGAAACTTCCAAGATAAAGGATTTCAACATAGTATAAGAGTGGGTTTCTTCCGACCTGATAATCGTGAGATTATTTATGTTACCTGCTCTATTATGCACAGATTCCTATTATCAACTGGAGAGTGGATAGAGGCTGATTTACTCACAGAAGGTCATTTTATCCAATCTAAATGGGGTAATCTAAAATTTATGGCAAGAACAGATATGGGAGAACAACCTGTATATGACATAGAGGTAAAGCACCCTAATCATAGATATTATACAAATGGTATTGTTTCTCACAATTCGGGAAAAACAACAATATGTTATCAGTCGATAGCAAGTGCACTGCAAAAGGGTTGGGTCGGTTGTATGTTCGATAATGAGCAGACTTTTGATAGTGATTATGCTCGTGCTTTAGGTGTAGAGATAGGAGAGAATTTTCAAGTGTTCCAACCTGATGATGCCGAAGAAGCAGAAGCTATATTCAATGAACTAGTCGGTATTGGTAAAGATGGTAAAACAAAAACACCTCTTCTCCCTGATATGGATTTTATAATTATTGATAGTATCACAGCTTGGGCACCTCGTAAATTGATGGCTATTGAAAATTCAACTGGTGAAGGTCAAACAAAAGGATTGCACGCCGCTTATTGGACTAATTTCAGTCGTAAGTTACAGATAGCTATTAAAAAGAGAAAGATTGCTTGTCTATGCACTAATCAGGTTCGTAACAAGTTGCAGATGGGTGGCTCGTTTCAAGCACAAGCTATGAAAGACACTGGTATCGGTGCAGGTTTCAGTCAAGATGCAGGGTGGACTACAACTGGTGGTAATGCTCTTAGATTTTATATGTCTGTGAGAACTCTAATGTATCAAGCTAAGAAGCTGAAAGAGACGAGAGTTATTAGAGGTGTAGAAACAGATGTAGACGAAGCACATTGGGTGGAGTTCAAAAATGTTAAAAACAAAGTATCAGCACCTTTTAGAAAAGCTAGATTGGTTCTTAGATATGGTGTAGGAACTGATGATATTCCTCCTATGATGGAGTATCTTAAATTGAATGGTATCATAACAAATGCAGGTGCTAACTTGATGTATAAGTCAAGTGACGGTAGTTGTGATGTTAAAGAGTTCGGAGCTAAGAAGTTCGATAAGGCTATGAAAGACCCTACTGTTGTTAAAGATATGAGAAAACAATATATAGCATTGAAAAGAGAAGAAGACCCTTATGCAGATGAAGATGAGGACATAGCAGTATTCTCTGACGATGAAGATGGAGTGGAGTTCGACGAAGAAGAGGTTGATTTTGATGAAGTAGAAACTGATAATGAAATCGAAGATGAGGAAGAGGACAGTGGCTCTATAAAAGATTGGTCGTTAGCTGATTTAAAACAACTTGCAAAAGATGAAAAAATCAAAATCGTTGGTAAAGTAACTAAAGAGAAGTTGCTTAAAAAATTGTTAAAAATATATGATTAGGGGGTATAAAATGAGAAAAGGTTACCATAAGAAAATTGGTTTAGATGGGTTGAAGCACCGTAAGGATATTATGCGATTGGAGAGCATAATCATACGATTAGGTTATAGTCATAATGATTATCGTATTAACTATTTCAATGAAAAAGCTGAGATGGTTATAACTAATCAAGAGCTACATAGAGATTTTAAAACAATTCGTAGAACATCTTACGGAGAGTAAGATGTCTTTATTTAGCTATGATGAAGTAAAGCAAAAGGAAGCTATTGAATCCTTTTATAATGCTATTACGGCGGTCTTTAAACAAGCAATCATAGTTCCGAAATACAGAGAGGGTTTGTATGTTATACCCCTCTCAAAAAACAAATATGAAATCCCTGAAATAGATACTGTTGAGTTAATGAATGGGAACTATGATGAGTATATATCTCTTTTTATGGAGTTCAACTCTCCTATAAATATAAGTAATATATCTTATATCAACTCCCTATCTGATAATATATTAAATGATTCTAATTATCTACTAATTAAACAGCAAGTAGAAGCTAAGGTTGATGTTTTGGTAAGAGCTATCAGTTCCTCTTTTAAAGCAACTGCTACCGCCTCTATTATTGATATAATAGATAATGGCGAGATTCTTTGGCAATTAGAATTAACTATAAGGGTGGGAAGATGAGTACAGTAAGGAAAAGACGAAAAAAGCTACAAATAACAAAAAATAATGTATATAATGGCGATTCTTTAAAGCTAGTAAAGTATATAAAGGATAATTCTATAGATTTAATTATAACAGACCCTCCTTATGAGCTTGATATAAAGGACGGTGTCAAAGAGTGTTCTATACATTCCATACAAAAGCATAATGACAAAGAGTTTTTAGCAATGTGTAGTGGGTTTGACATAGATGTCTACCTTAAGGAATGGAGTCGTGTCCTTAAAAAGATTAATATGTTTATATTTTGCAGTAGTCAGCAAATATCCTCACTTATGAAATGGGGCGAAGATAGAAATTATCTTGTTACCCTATTAACTTGGTGGAAATACAATTCTGTCCCTTTCTCCAATGGTGTTTATAGACCTGATACAGAATACATAGTTCATATTAGAGAGCGAGGGGCAACCTTTCAAGGTAGTGCTAAAATCAAATCTAAAGTATTCAGAATCCCAACTGAAGTATCTAGGTTTAATCACCCAACTGAGAAGCCTATATTCTTTTATAAGAGATTCTTAGAGCTTTGTTCTAATGAGGGGGATTTAGTTTTAGACCCCTTTGGGGGTAGTGGCACATTAGCATCTGCTTGTATTGATATGGGTCGTGATTATATTCTGTTTGAGAAAAACAAGAAGCACTTTGAAACAATAAAAGAACGAATAGAGTTATGTAGTTCTACTTGGGAGTATTAGAATGTATACTTTAAGAGCTAAGAATTTCCAAAGATATAAAAATGTTCAGATGGGTATAGATAATTTTACTGTTTTGGAAGGACCTTCATCATTGGGCAAATCAGCTATTGTTAGAGCTATTGAAGTAGCAACTAAAAATAGTTGGTCGGCTAGTTATGTAACACAAGGTCAGAAATCTACTTCTATTCAATTAACATCAGATGACTTCGATATTCAAGTAGCTAAGGGTAACAAGAACTCTTTTATCATTAAAACAGATAAAGGTTTAAAAGAATACTCTAAGGCAGGTAAAGATGTTCCATCTGAAATTTTAGACTTAGGCTTCTCTCCTTTGGTAACTGGTTCAGATAATAAAATTGATTTAATGCTTTCAGGTCAATATGACCCTCTGTTTATGGTTAGCTATTCAGATATGTTGAATACCAACATATTAAATAGTGTTTTTGGTATATCAAAACTGGAAAAAGCTAATAGCTTAGTTATTAAAGATATTAGTGTAGCAAAGAAAGAACTTCAAAGAAATGTCAAGGATATTGAATATAAGAACAAAGAGCTTAACCGTAACAAAGAGTTACAAGAGCAGTTTTTAGTTATCAAAGATAAATACAGTAATGCAGAAGATATAGGGAGCTATCACGGGCTTAAAAATGATTATATCAAGGTAAAAGGTAGTCTAAGTGATTTAAAGAGCTTACAAGCTAATTATGATAAGTTACGAGAGCTAAGAGATAGTATTCATCTTATTAGTGATTTTATAGATGTATGCAGAGATATTGATAATTTGAAACCTAAATTAGATAAAGCAACTAATAAAGTTAAAGCTATTGAAATTTTAGATGGTTTATACTCCATCTTAGATTACAATGATGTAGACCTAGATATTATCAGAGTAGGTATGGATTTAGATAGTTTAAAAAGTAAAACTGCACATTATAAACAGTCTGATGATTTACTACAAGATATATATCTTGTTAGCGATTTTGTAGCTATAAATGAAGATATATATAAGATGACCACAAGCATATCGTTGAAAAAGGCAACTCTTGATTTAGCATTATTACAAGATTATCTATTGAAATCAGATTTATTAAAAGTAAAAAGAAATGCTATAACTGGCATATATGGTAGTGTTAAGCAGATAGAGAGTGAAATATCCAATATAGGATACTGTCCTTGCTGTAATCAAAAAATAGGAGTTCATAAATGAGTGAGAATACTAAGGTCGCTATTGAAGAAGTGAAAAAGCTACTTAGAAAGCAAGAGAAAATTCAAAAATGGCTGAAAAAGAATGGTAAACCTAAAAATCAAAACATTCAACATAAGATAGCTTTTGCTTATGCTGTTTTAGATTTTCTATACCATAATGAGTGCAGAACACACAAAGCATTGCTACCTAACAGTATGTTCTTTAAAGACGGAAGTGTCGTAGCAAAAGGTATTGAAGATGTACTAAATAGAGATGTTCAATCTTTCGTGAAAAAGGTTAGAAGTGTAGCATTTAGAAACCCTGCACATTGGTTTCTTTTTAGAGTAGCACCTTCAAGAAGAGGTCAAGTTCTAGGGTTGGAGTCAAAGTATGAAACCATCTCTAAGTTAGTAGGGAGACTATCTAAATCGGAGCTAGAGGATTTAGAAGACCTGATTCAAAATCGTTATGCAGTAGAGCTAACAGAAGAGGAGAAAAACTGTGAGAGTTGATATTTATAAAGATGGTATAGGTTATGTGACTGATGAGGTGTCTGAAATCCCAACTTATCTAGCAAATGCTAGTGAGGGAAATAGACAAAAGTTTGTTACAGACCTCGCCGCAGTAAGTCGTGGTAAGAGTTCAAGTAACAACCCTGCTCTGAGATACAAGAAGCTATTGAAAGAAGCCGCACCTAAGTTCAAAGGGCTAGATGGTTACAAAATTGCTATGGAGTGTATTAACGATAAAGTTTCAATGGGTAAAAGCCCAAGTAGACCTTTGGAGTTCTTACCTATCATAGTCCATATATTCCTTGATGCAGGTGCAGTAACTATGTGGAAAACTAATTATAGTGATTCAGATGACCCTATCTTTGAGTTCAAAGATTTAGCAGAATTTAACAATAGCTTAGGTAATCACTCTTATTTAGAGAAAATCCCTGATGAAGATAACTTATATAGATGTTATACAAATATGAGAGCTATGTTAAATGCAGGTGTTCCTTATGATAGTGTACCTTATGCGAGAGAGAGCGATTTACCTTTTTATAAAGAGTTCAAAGCACTTAAAGCAAGAGTTCCTATGTTTGCATTTAATCATCTAATCACTCATACAGCATTATCAAAAGAAGCTCAAAGTGATAGAGTAACTAAAGATGGTGAGTATTGGTTACCTTCTGATTTAAGAAAAAGAGCCTATGAATATAATGATGTAGAGGATACCTCTTATAGAGAAGTCTATACTGAATGGACTGAAGTATCAGCTAGTATTTTATCTTTTGAAGATAGAAATAAATTAGTTAGTAAATTACTGAGTTTATCTCAAAATGTAGTACAAGCTTATTTGAAAGCTCTTGGTTATGAGCAAGAGATATACCAAAGAGCTATGTTGGAGTTCAGATATAAAGAAGTTGTTATGACTGGTTGGTATAACAATCCAAAAACATTTAGACACTTTATGATTGAAAGAGAAGCATATCCTACTTTACACGAGAGTTGGGTGCAAAATGAAACAAGATTGTTAGCAAACGGTGTTAGAGAAGTGTTAGAGGTTTCTTTTTAAAACATATTGAGGTGTGTTAATATGAATGAGAAACTGTATAAGGATTATGTGAGGGTGTGTATAGAGAAAAATCTAACATACCCTCCTCTACAGGACTGGTTAAAAAGAATGGAGCATAAAGAGGTTAAAAAAGTGCGATATAAATCTGTTGAGACTTCTTTAGAGCAAGAGTTAGATGTAGCAAGGGAGTTACATAACTTATATAGATGAGGATTTTGATATGGAAGATAAGTTACACAAACTGTGGTTAGATTATTTAAGAATTTGTGAGGAAAAAGGTTTCACTCCCACTCCTGAACAAGAGTGGAAAGAGAGTAACAGACATAGCTTAAAAGGTGTCAAGGTTGCTAAAACAAATAAAGATGATTTGCTAGAAGAACCATTAGAAGATATAGAACAAGATGAGCCTTTAGTTATTTCTGAGTCTAAACCTACTGGTAGTAGAGTAGATTTATACATAGCTAAAGTAAATGAAATACCTGAGCATAAGTTGATGGAAGTTGCTAAGTATCTTAATGTTACTGTTCAGTATTTTAGAGATAATGCTATATCTATCTTTGGAACTAATTCTAGTATAAGAAATGCTATCATTAAGGCTTATCACTCTTGTGATAATATCTTTTGTGCTAAAAACATCAATGAGAGAATACAGCTAAGATTGAGTAACCAACATTTAAAAGCTGATAAGGTAGTAGAGCATAAACCTGAACAGCGAGAAGTAGAGGTTAGAGAAGATAGTAAACCGTTACCAAAAGAAGATGTTAAAAGAGAGGTCAAAGCTGATATTGTAGATGAGTATTACTCTATACAAGAAGCTATAGATAAGCTACAAATTCAGAGAGCTACTTTATTGTTATATATCCGAAGAGAAGATATAAAAGGTTCTGTTAAGGACGATAAAGTTCTTAAAGCTGATATTGACAAACGATATAATGATTTAGTAGCCAAAGGTAAGCTAGGTAAATTAGGTCGTAAGAAATTTACTAAACAATCTTCTGATAGTGTTCCAACTAAAAAAACAAAAGAGCAGATAGAAGAGCCAAAAAAAGTAGAGGTTAGAGAAGAACCAACAGTGCAGAGAACTATTTTAGATAGTGAAACAGTAGAACTGGTTTATAAGTCTGTTCCTTTTTCAGTAGCACTTAAAGTGTTAGGTGTAACAATGTTCACCTTAGTAGCTCAAATTGAAAAAGGTATAATCAGAGCTGACTATGATTTAGGTTTAGTTTCTTATCAAGATATATTGAGTAAAGCCAAATATAATCTAACTAGAAAGAATTGTAAAGTTAATCCTGACTTTCAAAAGATGCTTGATGGAGCTAGTATATCTCATTTAGAAGATAAAAAATATATAGTTAAAGATGTCCATACTGTTGTTGAGGAAGTCCATACTGAGAAAGTAGTGTATAAAGATAAGGTCGTAGTTGATAAGAAGTTTACTAAGGCTTATAAAAAGTTAAGTAAGAGAAAACAGAGATATTTCTACCATAAGATAATGGCTGAAGTATTAAAGTGAAAGGAGGTCAAAAATGCAACGAGAACAACCTGATACCTCATTCTTAACAGCTTGGGGTCAAGTTACAATGTCTAAAGAAGATAGTAAATTAGCTCAAGCGAACTTCACTAAAACATTAGAAAAATGTACTCCAAAGTTCATTGCTAAAATGAAAAGCCATAATATGCAATGCACTAAAATTAAAGTAAAAAATTAATCCTCTTACTCTTATATAGCTATATGATATTAAAAAGGTATAGCTATGAGAGAATGGATTAGAAATCTACTATTTATAAATAAAACTTCAACAAATATTATCTTTATGGGTCAGTTTATCAAAGGTGGTCTTACAAAGAACTCTGATAAATTTAAAATAGATGAAATCAACCGTCTTAAAGATTTGATAAAAGATTGTTCATCTAACTTCAATGTAATCCATAAAGTTTATAACTACATACAAAATAAATCTTATTATAAGGGCTGTCCTGTGTCTATCGTTGATGGTATAGTAATAGTGCAAAAGGCTGTCTAATATGGCAATTCGTAAAAAGGGATTGAAAGCAGACCTTAATGTAGGTGCTATATTTTTAAAAGACACTCATTTTAGATATGGCTTTAATGCTCCTAGTGGTAGAAAAGAAACATATTTTGAAGAGATAGACGATAAGGTAGATGATGTTATAGTTATCGGCAAAAAACAAAAATGTAAGACCTTAATTATATTGGGAGATGTATTTGATATAAAACAACCTAGCCTATGGAGTTCTAAGGCTGTAAGAAAGACTCATAAAGTTTTAGCAAGGTTGAAATCTTGGTATGATAATATCTATACCATAGCAGGTAATCACGATTTAATAGGTTCAGCAAGGAGTAATAAGAAAGATAGTATGTACTCTTATTTTGTTGAAGCAGGTCTGTTAAATGATATACACGGTAAATATATCAATCTTAGTGATAATGTTTATCTGACGGGATTAGATTTTAATAGTGATATTAAAGCTCTTAAAAGAGAGTTGAAACGAGTAAGTGCTGAAGCCAAGAAGTTAAAAATGAGGAACCCAAAAGCCAAGGTAATATGTGTATTTCACGAACATCTGATAGCACCTGAAGAGAGAGACAAAGTTTGGGGAGACTCTTTTAATTATCGTTATGCAGTAGCAAATTATAAATATATAGATGTATTTTGTGCAGGTCATTACCATAAAGGGTATGCTACACAAATATACAGAGGTAAGATATTTATTAACCCATTTAATTTCAGTAGGTTAGCAAGAAGTCATTATACATTAGATGGTAGCCATATCCCTACTGCTGTTTATCTTAATATAAAAACATTTAAATATAAAGATATTCCTATTAAACATCTTCCATTTAACGATAGCATTAACATTGAGGAAATGCTACAAGAGGTAAGAGAGACTTTGGATATATCAAATTTTATAGATAATCTTGAGGATATAAACACTGATAGTGAGGTTAGCATTGATAATGTTTCAGACGAAGTTAAAGAAAAGATAAGCTATTACCTAGATATAGCAAATAATAAATAAAGGTGTAATAATGCGACAAACAATAAAAAGAAAAGTAGAACCAAAGTTATATGTATCTTATAGCTCTTTTAAAACTTTTAAGAACTGTCCTGAGATGTATAATCAGCTTTTTATATTACCGAGAGAAGATACAGAGGATAAAGTTCCTTTCGACTCTTATGATGCAAGTGTAGGGACTGCCATACAGGCTATATTTGAGCATATAATCAATAAGAACATTGAATACACTGATACAGATAAGTTTCATAAGAAGATACAAGATGATATATTCACTCTATCAGATATGCTTATCCCTATTGATAGATATTCTTTTGAGAACTCAAAGGTTTATGTTGATGATAATCATATAGTTACAAAGTTTAGTAAATTTGCAGTAGATACCTCTGAGAAGTCTTTAAAAGCTGTAAGGCAAAGATTTATATTAGATGTGCTTAAAATGTATCACAAACCTCTTAAAAAGATGTCTAGCTTATATGATTTATCTAAAATGAGTTCAGAAATTAAAATGAAAAAAGAGTATAAAGATTTTACCCTTATAGGTACATTAGATTTCGTTTACTTCAATGAAAAAGGCTCTATTGATATAATAGATGGTAAAAAGCAGTATAACCCTGCTTGGATAGATGATGAGCAATTAAGAATATATACTTTGTTAGCTAAACATCATTATAAATTAAAGGTTAGAAAGACTGGCTTTTGGGATTGGAGTTCAAACAAATTGATAAACAGACCTTTTACAGAAAAAGAATTATTAAACACTTTAGAATCTCTTTTAGACTTTAAAGTTAAATTAGATAAAGCTAAGGTTACCAATAAATTTCGCAGAAAAGTGGGCTTCCATTGTAGATGGTGTCCTATTCAAGAGCAATGTCCTAATAACAAGAAAGAGACTGTTGATGGTCTTGTATCTTTTTAAATGGATTTAATTATGACTATTAGATATGAGGGAAGTCTGAGATACACTCTGTGCTTCCTATCAGGATTAGAGGTAGAAGTATCTGAGCAAGACTTGGATGATTTTAGAGATGATATAATCAGTAATGAGATAGAGAATTATGCTTCTTTACTAGATTTATATGAGGATACGAAAATTAAGTTAGCCAAAGTTAGAAAGGCTAATAGGAGACTTCGTAGATTATGTAAGTCTAAAAAGAAGAAAGGAAGTTAATATGCCACCTATTAGAAAAAAAGTCAAGAGAAAAGCACCCTCTAGTCAAGCTACAAAAGATGTAAAAATTGATGAAGAAGATATAATCTCAAAACTGGAAAAGCTCTCCAAAAAGAAAGACTCTCTCGTTAAAGAGATTTCTAAGATGGAAGTAGAGTATGAGAACCTACAAGCTGAGTATGACGAGATTGGTGCTGTGATGGAAGAGAAGTTCGGAACAACTGATTTAGACAAGCTCCAAAAGATTAAAGAGAAAATGCTAAGGGACGCTGATAAACTTTTAAAGGAGGTAGAAGATGAAAGCTAAGGAACTAATCCAAGCATTACAAGAGCTAGATGAAGATACTGAAATTGAAGTAATGGTTGATGGCGAAATAGTAGGAATAGTGGTCGGTTGTTTAGATGACCCTGATGGACCTTATATTGAAGTAGGAGAGTAGTTTTATGGCAAAATATCTAAAAGAACACGGAGAAAGAGTGTCTTTTCAAGGTGACGAAGTAAGAGTTGATACTAAGGGTCGTCTATACATCTTTGTAGATGGTAAAAAGACTTATGTTAAAAAAGTAAATGGAATTATACATTTTAAAGGAGAGTCATAATGGCAAACAATGAACCAAGAAGAAGAAAAAGAAGAGTACCTAAATCAAGTGCTACAAAAACAAGTCAAGCAGGAACAGATTTAAGAGAAACACCTGCTAATGTAAATACAGATGGTGCAGAAGCAACTCATACAGTTTCAGTTAATAAAGATTATGGAGATAGTGCGATATTCACTCTTTCTAAAAATCAGTTAGCTCAAATTGTAAAAGCAATGAAACCTGTTGTAAGAGAAGATAAGTTCAGATTTGAGATTGGAACTGATGGTGATATTACTGTTTCAGTAGATGAGCAAGGCTTTATCTTATGTATCAAATTGGGAACAACTGATGTTCAGGCTGATAAACCTTTCGTGTTCTATATGGATAAGTCAGTTCTCAGTCGTATCACTTCTGTTGTTGCAGATGAGATTAAATTCAATATGACAAAAGAGACTATGTCTATTGAGGTTGGTGGAACTGATATTAATCTAGGTCTATCTATTGAAGATGTAGAACCTGATATTTCATATTCAGCAGGTGTAACGGAAACAAAGTCAAGTGAGTGGTTACTGGATATTTTAAATAGAATATCTGTATCAAAAACAGCAAATGCACCATTAGCAAGTGTAATGTATTTTGGTGAAAACATCAAATACGGTTCTAAGAAAAATACATCTCTTATTAAAGATGGTCTATCTAAGACTAAAGCAGGGCTAGTACCTGAGTTCGTGCTGTATCTGAAAAATATTGCTTCACTAGGCGATAATGTAGATTTCATTCTTGATGAAAAAGGTGGCAACTTTGTAGTTAAAGCTGATAATGTTTTCTATAAGACAAAACTGGTTAAAAACAAATTCCCCGTAGATATTAAGAAAGACCTCATTGATAATATGGAAGTTGAAGCAAACGGGGAGTTCAGCTCAAGTCCAATCCTTATAAGTTTAGATAAACTGTCAATCCCTCTTATCGGTGCAGATAATGCCGAGTTAAATATGACTTTTAGTGAAGATGACCAAGAGGTTGAAGTCTTTGTTAATAGTATAGGAAATCAAGCAAGTAAAGATACTTGGACGGCAGGTGTATTAGAGGGCGATGCAAGTGGTGTCCTTGATTTATACCACCTGATGAGTTCGTTAAGTGTAATGGACGATGATATTAAAATATCTATGTATAAATCTTTCGTATTGTTAGAGGACTCTAAACAGTATCTTCTGTTAAGTAAATATCTCTAACCTCCTTATAAGAGTGGGATTACCCCTGCTCTTAGTTAATAATTTCCCCTACTAAAAGGTATATCTTTTAGATTAGATTAAAAAGGTATATTATGAATAATCCAATAATTCCACAAACTGCAAGTGTTAATTCTCCATCTATTGATAATCAAAGAGCTTTATCGTTATCTATGAACCATAGTGTCAATATAGCCAAGGACAATGATACAACTGTGGTCTTTGTTTCAAATTTTGATATGCTTAATAGAATAAAAGAGCTAGATGGTGAACTCAACAAATACAGAGGTCAAGTGTTCGGTAAAGACTGGGTAAAAGAAAAGCCCTCTAAGTATCAAACAGATGAGCTAACCTTACAATTAAAAGCTTTACAATCTTTTGAAATACCCGTAGTATTGAAAGCTATACCAAATCCTGAAAAAGATATTGTTGAAGCTCTTATTGTACCCGAAGATGGCTATAAAATATCTTATTATGAAGACGCCTCTCGTCTTGGTATGGTTTATCAATTTAAAAGGATAGACAATGCAAGTTAATATATTAAGAAAGATATTATCTGCTGTTTGTCCTATTATCTTTGTAGATAAGTTAAAAGGGGGATGTTTAATACGAAAGAGGTTATTACATAAAGGCTACCAAGTGTCAAAGATTGATTATTTAGATAATGGGAAAACAATAATGGTAACTTGGATAGATGATTGTCCTAATTGGGATTCGGTGTTAGAAACTATTAATATAGGAGGTAAATATGAAGTATGATAAAGTGATGATAGAGACTGCTCGTATATGGGCTGAACAAAGTTATTGTAAAAGACGAAAAGTGGGTGCTGTTGTAGGTAAAGAGGGTCGTATCTTAGCAACTGGTTATAATGGAACTATATCAGGTTTAAAAAATGAGTGCGAAGATGTTTTTTACAAGTGTCCAAACTGTGGTAATAGTGCCGATGAAAGACAACATTTAATAGCCAACCCTATTATAGACCATTATAAAATCCCTTTCGGTCAAAAGGTATCTTTAAATTGTAGTAAATGTAATGAACCTCTAATAGTAGGGCAAGGCAACTATCATTACAGTATTGATGTTATTGAGGATAAAATCGTAAAGGAATCTATAACAAATGATTTTACAGTCCACGCAGAGCAGAATGTTATATCTTATTGTGCCAAACAAGGGATACCTCTAAATGGTGCTACAATGTATATAACTACAAGTCCTTGTAAGCAATGTGCTAAACTGATAGCTCAAAGTGGTATCACAAGAGTTGCTTATATTGAGAAGTATAAGGACACATCAGGTTTGGATTTTTTAGGTGAGTTGGGAATAGAGACTAAACAAATAAAGGTTTGATATGAGTTCAGAATATGTTAATAAGCAGTTGGATATGCTCACTGCAAAACAATCGGTATTAAAAGATGATATTGTAAGGCTAGAAGATGAGAATAAGTCCTTAACTAATGATATTGTTATATTAGAACAAGTCAATACTTTCTTCTCTTCACAAGTAGAACAGAAGATAAGTTCCATTAAGAGTAAAATAGAGACCTTAGTTAATTCAGGGTTGGAGCATATCTTCGGTGATGATATAAAACTGGAAATAACAAGCTCTATTAAGTATTCTAAGACTACATTCTCTCTTAGGATAAATAACAATGGTGTTATAGGGTTAGGTAAGACACACGGTGGTGGTGTGTTGTCAGTAGTTGCATTTATATTAAAAGTAGTCATAACTCTGCTTACAGATAAAAGAAAGTTTTTAATATTTGATGAGAGCTTATCAATGGTATCAGTTCATTATCAACCCAAAGTTTCATCATTTATAAGGCAATTATGTGATGATTTAGGCTTTACAATTTTGCTTATATCTCATCAACCTATTTTAGGAGAGAAAGCAAAACATATCTACCAAGTAGGTAAAAAAGGTTCTTACACTTCCTTAAAGGAAATTAGAAATGATTGAGTTCTTATAACCTAATCAAAGGTTATAAGGGAATCAGGTACTTCCTATATAATGTATCATAATTAAAGGTTAATAAGAGATGATAGAAGTAATACAACGAAATGACAAAATAGACAAGTTTGATGAGTTAGATATTCTAACAGAATACCATAACACTGATTATGGATTTACAATAGAAACCAGAGCTAATCTAATAGATAAAGACTTTACAAAATCTATTGCTATTTTGAACAATGCTGTAACTTTGCTTATAGATTCAATAGCAAAAGATGACGAGGATTTTCTAAATAAGATTATATACACTTACAATGATAAAGCTATGTTTATGTATATTGATACAAACAAAGACAACCCTAAATTGCCAATCTTCTTAGGTAAGAAATACTCTAATATAGGGTTCATCAGGAAATTAGCTGTAAACTTATCAGGTCAGTTTGGGAAATCAATTAAAGTGTATGTTTAGAGGTCATTTAAGCTATGAACATATCATTAATCAAAAAAGCTTATAGACTATCTCAAAAGCATAAAAAAATCGTTAATACCTATCTTAAATCGAGAGGGTTGAAGAACTCTAAGATTAAGCCAATAGGTTATCTTCCATATTTTGAGATGAACAACTTTAAGATAGTGGATAGTATTCTTATCCCTATATTAGATATTGAAGCTAACATAATGGGCTTTGAGACTAGAAGCTTAAAAACAGATGCAAAGGTTAGATATAATAAGGTCTTTACAGATGAAGAGCTTTTTATACCTCAATATGGGTTAAGAAATCCTAACTTCACAAGTGAGTATGTTATATTAACAGAGGGAGCTTTTGATACAGAGACCCTTATCCAATTAGGTTATAATAGTGTAAGTGGTTTAAGAGCTTCAATGCCTAGTGCATTACTTCACTTCTTAGCTGTATTCTTTGATAAAATCATCATAGCATTAGATAATGATAAATCGGGTATTAACAATACTAGGAGGATTATTCAGTTTTATAGTCGTTATTACCCTGATTTAGATATAGAAGTTTTGGAGTATAAAGGTAAGGATATTAACCTTGCAAAGCAGAAGTATATAAAAACATTGAGAAGTAGCTTAAAGAAAATTATCGTAAGTTGATAAATGGTTGCACTCATTGGTATATAAAAATTAAAAGGAGATATGGTATGAAAGTAACTGCAAATGGAGATGGTTCAGAACTATCTAGTGAAGTGGTAGAAGAGAGTGATGTTCAGCAAACAACTGTTTCTAAATCAAACACTGTTAGCTTAATGTTTGGCTTAATTGATGTTAATGTCAATATAGCAAGTGCAAATTATGATGACGGTAAGTTTGAAGCTAAAATCAATGTTAAGGTAGGTTCAAATCTTCCAAGCTTTGATATAGCATTAGATGACCCTGCTGTTGCACAAGCATTATTTGTAGAGAGTAAAAATGCTGATTTCAATAGAAACGGTATTAAGTCTTTTATAGTTGCAGGTATAGAGAACGCATTAAAAAGTGCATTTGATGAAGATAAATTTAACAGAGCTTTGGAATTAGCAGATGAGAAACTAAAAAGTAAAGTAAATGAGATTTATCAGATAGAAAATCACAACGGTTCTATTAAAGCAAGTTCAGAGGTCGTGGATTTAGTTACAAGTGCAACTGATGTTTCTGCTGTATCTAGTGAGCAAGAACAGATGGAAGATATATCCACTGACTTAAAGGCACAAGGGTATTCAGAACATTCTATTTTGGAAGATGACGATAATGATGACCTCCCTGCAAATTATAAGCCGTTATCAGATGGTACTTCATCTATTGTATTGAGAGATGAGAAAGAAGATGTATCAGATGACGATGAAGAAGATGAGGGGTCTATCGTATCAGTAGCTAAATTAAAGTATTAATTATGATAGTCAATTTAACTAAGATAGTTAGATACAGACCTTTAACAAAGTCAGCTAAGGGTATTGATAGATTGAAAGAGTTGGCAGAGTATTACGGATTAGAAGAGGTGGAGTTCAGAAGAGAATTTACTCTCTTCTTAGCTTATTTAGTTCGTAGGCATATACAAAATGCTGTAAAGACTCAAAAAATAGGTGGAGTTCCTATGAAGTTGAAATATAGACCTCTAAACAAAAAATACAATAAAAGCAAACCTAAAAGCAGTCAGGATAAATTTTGGGTTAATACTGATTTTCTTATTAAGAATTTGAAAGTATGGCAGTTAAAAAACGGAGATGTATATATTGGTTATAGGTTTAACAATGTTCATAAGAACTTTAAAAAAGGTAAAAATGGTCGTAGGGTTAAAGCACGGGATATTATGGTTTGGTTGGAAAAAGGAACAAAGAAAATCCCTCCAAGACCTTTATTTAGTGTTATAGTTAGGAACATAGCAAAGAACATATCATTTTACTTAGATATGTTTCATAGAAATATACAGAAAGGAATAATAAAACTATGAATAAGTTTATATGTATAGAGGGCATTGATGGGAGTGGTAAGACTACAATCGTAGATAGTCTAGCTAAACAAGGTTATACAGTAATGAAAGAGTTACCTGATGTCGATAGTTTTGATAAAGTAGATGCTAAATCTACTGCATTTCAAATTAGAGCATTGTTATCAAGCACTGATGAGCTTAAAGATAACACAGATATAGCAATGTTTCAAAGCCTGATGGTCGCTTTATTCACTAAGAATAGAAAAGAATATCAACCCAAGCTGTTAGATATGCTGAAAGAAACTGATGTTATAATGGATAGAGGTATCTTATCAACTTTGGTGTATGGTTACAATGAGTTCAACAAAGATGAGAATAGAGCTATCTTTGATGAAAATATGAAAACAAGAACACCTGATAAAGTTATATATCTAGCTATTGATATAGAAACAGCCTTAAATCGTATCGGTGCAAGAGAAGACCAAAGAGAGTTTTATGAGGGTAAAGAGAAGTTAGTTAAACTGCTATATATTTACAATCAGTTGATAGAGAAATACAAAGACCTATTGAACATTGTTGTTATAGATGGTACTCAGGATAAAGATACAGTATTAACACAAGTGCAAGAAGTCTTGAAAACTATATAAAGGTGTAAAGTATGGCAAAAGAGTTAGCAGATATATTTGATATTGAAGCAACTGGTGGTGAATCAGTTGAAGCTAAATTGTCTAAGAAAAGATTACACACTTTAAGAGATATGGTTATCTATAAAGGTAGCCCACTCTTAAATGAAAAGTCTTTCAAAGAAGCATATAACAAATATAAAAAGTATCTAAAAACAAGATACACGATTTTATTACAAGAAGATAATGAAATTCTTTCAGGTATAGCAATGGCAGCCGCCTATGATTACTATCGCCAAAGAGATTATTTCATTAAGTCGAGAGATACTTATGATATTAAAGATTTAACACATTTCTTAAACACTAATCTAAAAAGAATGTTCGATAGAAAAGGTAAGTATGTACTTCAAAATAAAGTAGGTATCAATTTCTTAAACTCTTTTGTCAAAACATACATTACATCAACTAGTGTAGATGGTAGAGAGGGTAAAAATCTAAATAAAACAGCAGGTAACTGGAAACAGATGTATAGAAGTGCTTTAAAGTCTATGTATCTAGGTGATGATATGACAGCACAAAATGTTTTCAGCACTATTCGTTTTAGTGATGGTTCTCAAATCCCATCGAATTTTAGACCATTAGCCGCCGCTTTTATCTTTAATAGATATGGTATCGAACCTAACAAAGATGAAAAAGATATTTATATACATTGTAGTTCAGAGGGATTTCTAGGTAGAACATTGGCTACTTATTATTTGGCTTATAACAACCCTGATAAGAATATCCATTATTATACAATAGACCCTAATCTACAAGTTATAGATGCCTTCGGTAAATTGGAAAAGTGGCTACGAGAAAATATAGCTGATTTAGATAATTGGAAACCTAAGATATTCAATATAGGTTCAGAGGTCGAGGAAGCTAATTTCTATAAACTGTATGGTAAGAAGTTCCATTGTAGTTTCACAAGCCCACCATATTTTGATTTAGAGAAGTATGCAGAAACTTATATTATCTATTCTGTAATGGACTTAGATAACAAGGGTAAGGTTCTTAACTTTAAAGTGAATGGCAAATTGCTTAAAATGAAATATATTGAAGCAGTTAAAAAATTCAAGGCTGACCCAAGTATATCTATTGAGCTTGATGGGGAGAGTTTCATTAAGACTGAAAAGCTAAGTGAAGATTTAGAAATAGAAACTTCTAAGGGTAAATGCAAAGTTAAAGATTTAAAATTGGGAGATGTACTTTCTAAATATAGAGTAGTTAAAATTGGTAATGTAGGTCAATCTCATCAATACAAGACTTTCAATAGTTGGAATGAGAACTTCCTATCGCCAACTGTTGTCAATATCCGTAATAGTATGGATAAAGGGAGCTATTTAGTTCTTAATGTTGTTGATATTAAAACCCATCAAACATTAGAAGCTGATACAGTTAAAATCGCAGAAAGACACTCGTATATGTTAGAAGATACATTGAAGTTGAAACTAAGTCGAGTGCCTGGTATCGTTTATTTGAAAGATGGCACTAAAATGCTGTTAAGGGAATTTAAAAAGAATTGGGAACCAATTTTCGTTTTCAAAGCTATTTAAAAATTCTAAGAGTTCATTAAATACAAGTTGTTAAGTTCTAAGGTTCTATCTATGGTGAGTAGCATTGAAGAGATACTGAGTAGAGTGATGTAAATTGATTACATCACCTCATTCTTTATCTTTGAAATGGGGGAATGGGTGGCAGGAATCAAAGTGGACGATGTTTCAAGCATATCGCAGTAAGAGTTACTGTTGAAGTGTCGCACTCATAAAGGATTTGATATGAAAAAAGTAATCACATTACTAATGGGATTTGTTGCTTCTCTATTAGGAGCATTCGGTGGAGGTGGTTCAGCTTCTGACATCAAAAGCAAAATTGCATCAGGTAAGGCATTACCTCTAAACATTAACCAAAAAACAGGTGTAATGAAAAAAGGTATAGGGACTGGCAAAAATTTAGTTCACGGTAACAAAAAGTTATCAGTTGGTAAAGGCTTTGGAGCACCAAAAGCCACTAAGAAAGCTGCCGCAGAAGCTAGAAAAGCTGGACCTAGACCAATAAGAACAACTCCAAAGAAAAAAAGAGGTTAGGCTTTAAGTCTTAAATCTTAACTGATTTTTTAAGGTAGGTAGGGTTTATCCTTATCTACCTTTTTTTTTTTCTTCATTTTATATTCTTCAATTCAATTACAGTCATTTAACTCCTTATATATGTATATCAGTATTTTAGTAATCTATTTACTGAGTTGTAGTTAAGCATAATTCTACAAACATTTTAAATCAAAGGAAAAAGTTATGACTAGAGTTCGTAAGAGAGATGGTAGTTTAGAACCGATAGATATATCTAAGATTCATAAGCAAACGGATATATGTAAAAAGTTCCCTGACACAAATCAAAGTGAATTAGAAGTTGATTCACAGATACAATTTTATAATGGTATTACCACTGAACAAATACAAGAGACTTTAATTAAAGTAGCGATAGATAAGGTAGATATAGATTGTCCTAATTGGACTTTTGTAGCAAGTAATCTATTTCTGAATGATGTTTATCATAAAGTTGGTAAAAAGTATAACGGGAACAAAGGTAACCCATATTCCATCCACTTAAAATCAATCATTGATATAGGTATCGCTAATGGACTTTATGTAGATAGTTTCAAGTATAACCTTAGTGAAGAAGATATTAACATCTTGAATGATTATATCAAACCTGAAAGAGATGAGCAGTTCACTTATCTTAGTGTCAAAACATTGTATGATAGATATTTGGTTAAAGATAAAGAGGGTATTCCTATCGAACTTCCTCAACAGATGTTTATGTTAATCGCTATCTTTTTAACATATCACGAAGAGGATAGGGTGTATTGGTCTAAAAAATTCTATGATGTAATATCTACATTTGAAGTTATGTTAGCAACTCCTACATTATCTAATGCTCGTAGAACAAGACACCAATTAAGTAGCTGTTATGTTGGTTCAAGCCCTGATAATATAGAGGGTATTTTCGGTGACTATAGTGAAATGGCACTTCTATCTAAATTTGGTGGTGGTATCGGTTGGGACTACTCTATGGTTAGAAGTATAGCAGGTTCAATAGATGGACACCAAAATATTGCAGGTGGGGTAACTCCATTTATCAAAATTGATAATGATATTGCTTTGGCAGTTGACCAGTTAGGCACAAGAAAAGGTGCAATAGCAGTTTACTCTACTATCTACACAAAAGATTTATATGATTTCATTGACCTTAAAAAGAACAATGGTGATGATAGAAGAAGAACACACGATATTTTCCCTGCTCTATTGATTAATGATTTATTTATGGAAGCAGTAATGAAAGATGAAGACTGGGTGATGGTAGACCCTAATGAGGTTCTAGTTGAGCTAGGTATAAATTTAGCAGAACTTTGGGGCGAGGACTTTGATAAAGCTTGGCAAGAAGTACTGTATAGTGATGTATCAAGAAACACTTTACCTGCAATGCAAATATGGAAGTTTATCATCACTTCTTATTTTGAAACTGGTTCTCCATTCTTAATGTTCAAAGATACAGCAAACAAAAGAAATCCAAACAAACACGCAGGGATAATCAGAAGTTCAAATTTATGTACTGAAATCTTCCAAAACACAAAACCAAGTTATTATTTAGTTCAAGTTACATTAGAAGATGGGACAGTTATTGAGAAACCTGAGGATATTGTTATTAAGACTGATAATGGTTCTAAGTTAATCACGGCAGTTACCCAACTAGATTATATAGATGGTTCAAGAGTTGTAACAATAGAGAAAGTTCGTAAAGGGGGAGAGACGGCAGTTTGTAATCTAGGTTCAGTTAATCTATCTAAGGTAAATACAAAAGAGGATTTTGAAAGAGTTATACCTATCTTAGTTCGTATGCTTGACAATGTAATCACATTGAACTATTATCCTAATGCAAAAACATATCATACAGTTAAACAAACTCGTGCTATCGGTTGTGGTGTAATGGGTGAAGCTCAGATGTTAGCAGACCAACAAATTATGTGGGGTTCAAAAGAACACTTCTTCAAGCTAGACGAAATTATGGAAATGTTTAGTTTTAATGTTATTAAATCAAGTATGCAGTTAGCAATAGAAAGAGAACCTTACCCACAGTTCAAAGGCTCTGATTGGTCTAAGGGTATTCTACCTGCATTTGATTTAGATAATATGTCAAGTGGTGCTAAGAGTTTCTTTGTTCAAAGACCATTGACTTATGGTGATAAGTGGGAAGAGCTGAAAGCTATGGTATCTACTTGTGGTGTTAGAAATGGATATATGATGTCAATAGCACCTACAAGTTCTATATCTATTCTAACGGGAACAAGTCAGTCTATCGAACCTATCTATAAGAAAAAATGGTTTGAAGAGAATTTAAGCGGATTGGTACCTGTTGTAGCTCCTAATCTAAACCTTGATAATATTAATTATTATCCAAGTGCTTATGATGTAGACCAAATGACAATTATTGAAGCTGGTGCAATTAGACAAAGATGGATAGACCAAGGTCAAAGTCTAAATATCTTTGCTAGACTTGATAAGATAAATGGCAGATTGTTATCTAGTTTATATATTAGAGGTTGGCAGTTAGGTCTGAAATCTAACTATTATCTTAGAAGTCAATCACCTGAGGTAGATAATAGTGTAGAGGACAGAAGTATGGAGTGTGTAGGGTGTCAATAGCCCTACACTAAATCTTTAAATAAAAAAGAAAGGAATAGTATGAAAGACGATATTAACAAATCAATTCATAAGAAAATTAAAAAAGTTCGCAAATTGATTGAGAGAAAGAAAATCTATAACCCTGATAGCTCTGAGACTATCAACAATAGACAAGTCTTTGGTGGAGAACCTAATGGTATCTTTGAAGTAGCTAAGGTAAAATACAAATGGGCTGATAATCTTTGGACTGTAATGGAGAACAATACTTGGTTTCCAAAAGAGGTTAATCTAACAGAAGATAAAAGGGATTATCTACGATTATCCAATTCAGAAAAGAATATGTATGATTTAGTGTTATCTCAACTTATCTTTATGGATAGCTTACAAACTAACAATCTGATAGATAATGTTAATCCATATATAACAGCACCTGAGATAAATCTAGTGTTGGTAAGACAAGCTTATGAGGAAGCTAACCATAGTAAGTCTTATGCAGTTATGGTAGATGGGATAGCTATTGATAGTGACTCTATTTATGAGATGCCTAAGTTGGTTCCTGAACTAAGAGCTAAAAATGATTACATTGCTAAGGTGTTTATGGATTTATCAAAAGACCCAACTGAGGAAAATCTAATCTTGTCTATGTTCGCTAATCAGATATTAGAGGGTATCTATTTCTATGCAGGATTTACTTGTCTTTATGTGTTAGCACGAGGTGGTAAAATGCTGGGGTCGGCTGATATGATTAGATTTATACAAAGAGATGAAGTAACTCATTTAATCTTATTCCAAAATATGATTAATAGTGTTAAGAAAGGTAGACCTGAGTTCTTTACAGATGAACTAAAAGAGAAAGTTTATGATATGTTCAGAGGTGCAGTTAAACTAGAAATCGAGTGGGGTCAATTCCTTATAAAAGATGGTGGTGTTCTAGGTCTAACTGATGATATATTTGATAGCTATATTAAATATCTAGCTAATGATAGACTTACAGCAGTTGGATTTGAACCTTTATACCCTGAGATAACAAAACACCCTCTTAAATGGGTAGATGATTTCAGTAAGTTCAATGACCAAAGAACAAATTTCTTTGAGGGAACAGTTAAGAACTATTCCAAAGGGTCGTTAGATTGGTAAATATCAATTAAAAATAAAATTGTCTACTGTCTATATGGTATTAAATTATTATATAGAGGTAGGCAAATATGCAAGTTCATACTAAACAAAAAGATGGTTCAACAACTGTAAGAGAGTTCGATTATATATCTATATGGGATATTATAGATGAGCTTAGACAGGAGCCAAAAACTACATTAAAACAACAAATCCTTAAAGACAACAAAGATAACTTCCTCTGGTTGAGAGTTCTACAATACACTTATGATACATCAAAAAATTATGGTATAAGAGATTTAGACCAAGAGTGCTTCCAAAGGCACAATAAATACAATGCTGAACCCCTTTCTGATGAGTATATGTTTAGTCTTTTAGATAAGTTAGAGAAAAGAGAGCTGACTGGGAATAAAGCAAAAAGTGAAATTCTTAACTTCTGTCGTAATTGTAATGATGGACTACAAGATTTGTTACAGCTCATTTTGTGGAGAGACTTAGATGTTGGTGCTTCTGTAAAATCTTTCAATAAAGCCTACGGAAAAAACTTTATCTATGAATTTAAAACGATGGCCGCACGGGGTAAGAAAATCGAATATCCTTGCTATGTTGAAACAAAAATGAATGGACAGAGATTAGTTATCGAAAAAGAAGATGGTGTTATCACTTTTAAAAGTCGTAATGGTAAAAGTTATTCTCCACCCTATCTGATAGCACAAGCTGATTTCCTATTGGCAGAACACGATAATGTTATGTTGGATTGTGAGATAGATGGAATACCGAGTGAGTATGGCGAAACTTCATTATACAATTCAGATGCAGTTCGCACTGCTGTTAATGGACACATTAATCAGTTCATCAGAGGAACAGCACCTGCTGAGTTGGATTTAAAATTTAGAGTAAATGTCTTTGATATGCTGACATTAGATGAGTTCAGAGGTAAGGTAACTTCTGTAATACAAGAGGATAGGTATCATAGACTTGAAGATTTGTTTGATGGTATAGAGCTTCATAATTTTAGATGGGAAGAACCTAAGCTAGTTATTTCTATCCCCAAGATTAGAGAGATATACTTAAATGTTGTATCAAACAAAGGCGAGGGGATTATCATTAAGAAAAAAGGTAAACCTTATCAATTAGGAGATAGCCAACACTGGATTAAAGCAAAGCAAGAAGTAGAGGTAGACTTAGAGATAGTTGATTTCTACAAAGGCAATAAAAGTGGAAAAAGAGCCGATACTGTTGGTGGTGTGATGTTAAAGACTTCTGATGGCTTATTAGAGGTAAATTGTGGGAGTGGTCTAAAAGATGTTGATATGGACTTCATTATGGATAACCAAGATGAATTAATTGGTAGAATTGTTAGAGTAAAATTCAATACTATTGTAGATAAGAAGACTAGCTCAATCAAATCTCTTTTCTTACCTAGATTTACAGGTGGTAACAAGACTGTAAGCAACTTTGTAGCAAGTCTTAGAGATGATAAAGATATAGCAAACTCTTTGGAAGAAGTGATACTAGAAGAACAATTAGCACAAGAAAATCTTTTTAAGGAAAAATAAAGGCTTTCTATGTTAGAATGTTTATAGTTAAAAGATTTAAAGGGTTTTAAAATGTTTAAATATAAACAATTCTTTGATTTTGTCATATTTAGAAAGGCTTATTTTTTAAATATACAGAGAAACACTGATAGTCATATAAAATCCTTAGAGGTAGAAAATAATAAGCTATTGGAAGAGCTGAGGGCTTTAAAAAGTGGTTTAAGTGCTAATGTGAGAGGTAATGAGGATATAGAGCTTATAGGCGATTTACGGGGTCGTATTCAAACATTGCAAAGTATCATTAAAGATGATAGGGCTATCTATAAAAAGAAGCTGAAACATCTTGAAGATGAGCTAAAAGTCGAAAGGGCTACTGTCAAGAGATTGGAAGTGTCTGTGAAGTCTAGTAATCTACTTATTAAAGATTTATGGTTAGGGTTAAAGAGAAGTTTATCCAAAGCCCAAAGAACTGATTTTTATAAGAGAGAGTTAGAACAATGCAAAAAAGAGAAAGCAGGGCTTTATACAACTCATAATAAGCAGGAGACCCAAATTGAGGGTTTAGAGAGTAGGATAAAAGCAACTATCGGAGAGATAGGTAAATTTGTTAGAAAACAAAAAGAGCTACCTAAAGAAGTTGTCAATAAACGAAATCTATCAATAGATTTATATACATAGTAAAGGAGATACTGTGAGTGATAAAAAAATACAGAACTTGTTGAAGTTACAAGATAAGTTAAATAAAATGTATGCAGATAGAGAAGAGAAAGGCTATAAGTCCGACTATCTCATATCTGATATGAAGGACTTAGAGATAAGGATTTCTAAAATAGAAAAGGAGTTACTAAAAGAAGAGTATGATAAGGATTTCACTTATTCTATTCTGAAGGATGTTAGAGCTACCTTAGAAGACGATATTCAGTTAGAGAAAGAGTTATTTTCTAAACTGGAGAGGGTTCGTGCTAACATTAGAAAGAATAAACTGAAACAAGCTAATCTTGAATCAATTCTAAAAGAGCAAGAGGGAGCAAACTATATTAGCGAGATGGATTACAAATCCCTTGTTGATAGTTTCGACCACAAAAACTTTGATGTTGATTTGTTCTGTAAGACTTATGAATTGGATTTAACAGATAAAGTTAAACATAAGCCATCTTTTGTTATGACGATGTTTTCCTTTTTGAAGTCAAGTGAGGCTTTTGAGGGGTACCTCGAAAATGACTTGATGATTATATTCTATCGTGAGATTATGGAGGACGGTAAGAGACTGTCTTTCTCTGAAATCAAGCAAAGGTATTATGCGAATGATGATAAGTCTGACACTTCTTTCGCTAAATTGCACAAGAAGATTAAAGATAAACTAAAGAAATATATTAAAGTCCATAAGGATAGTTTACCTTTTTAAAAGCCTCAAAATTCTTATAAAGGTTGAGCTATGGTTGTAAGATTAGGAAATAATAGCTCTACTCCGTTTATAGTGTATGAAGATACTCCTATTTTTGTATCTAAGAGAGATATAACAAAGATACAAGGTTGTTTAGATGTTCGTACTGTAATAGTCTTTGAGAAAGATGGTTATGTATTTGAGGGTAGAGTTTTTAATGGAATACCTAATGTGGTCTTTAACATTGTTAAGGGTGTAAAGGTTGCCAAGTCTATTATATAAGCTTGGTGACCTTTTTTTTTATTTATCCATAAGTTAAAATATACTATGCAAATTTACATATATAATACTATTAAGGAGAACTTAGATGAAATTAAAATTTGTATATTATATTTTACCAACTATCATCATTCCTATAAAATCTTGGAACGGGAAGAACCTAAATGCAGTTGAATTAGGGAATGTAATCCTAATAGCAGAGAACGAGATGGATGATAGAAATGGGTTATTAACTCACGAATTAACACACGCAAAACAGTTTTACAGAACTTTCGGATTAGCTTGGATATTGTCCAAGGTCAGCAAGAAGTATAGATTGAAATACGAGATAGAAGCTTATGTAGAGCAAATTAAAAAGCAGAACCTAAGCATAGAAAACAATTATTTTCATATAGTAAGATATGCAGATTTATTGTATAAGCATTATGACTTAGGGTTATCACAAGTTGATATATTGGCAACCCTGATAGCTCAATTAGAGGTTAGTTATAAGGTAAAAAAGAAATAGACCAAGAAAATTGGGCTACTGCAAAAGTAAGGTTAATAAATAGGTTCTTAATTCCTTATATGTATTATCTTTAAAAGATAAATCAAAAACATTAAGGAATGAGAATGAAAAAGTTACAAATAGTAGGACTATTGGCAAGTGTTGTGTATGAAGAGATTAAGGCTTCAACTGTTATGGGCGATACAGCAAACAAAGTTAATGCAGGGCATATCCATACTATTGGTTACAAATGTCCAGCTAGAGTTCAACTAGATACAAGTGCAAGTGTTAAAATCAAAAAAGGTCAAAGTTTAATTCATATCCCATCAGCCGATGCAATTAAGCATAATATTACTGTTAAATTCTTACCAATGAGTAAAGAGGATAGAAAGCAACTAAATGTAGAAGTTGTTATATGTGTAGATGGTCAGCTTACAAATGAAACTGGTAAAAGATTGAATGTTATACCAAACAAGTTTGATTTAGGTGCAGTTGTTATTGTTTAAAGCTGTAGAGGTGCAAATAAGCCCTTTACTGGGCTTTAAAAGGTAAGAGGGTAAGAAGTTATGGAAGCTATGAAAGATGGGTTATATATCGCTAAATGTGATATATATGATGAAGAGCTAAGTGCAACGAAAGATAAGTTATTTTCAGAGGGCTTAGTCTATACAGTAAAAGACGGTGTAGTGAAAGATAACAACTATAATGATGTAGATGTATCTAGTTGGGACGAAAGCTTCAGAGGTAAATTTGAGTATCAAGAAAATCAAGGGACTGATACAGCAAACACTGAGGAAGATAGTCTAGTTGGTAGTATGTTTAGCATAATTGAAAAATTATCTAACCCAAAATTCGAGGTGGATATTGTTGAGATACCTTATGGAAATAATATCAAGCTAAAAGAGTATCTAAAAGAGGGTTATCAACCTTTAGCTAGTCTAAATGGAAAGGTTAAGCTATTTAATCGTAAAGTAAGTAACGATATTGGTGTAGAGTGTCCTTGCCCTAAGTGCAAAGAGAAACGAGAAAATGCAAAGGAGAATGGGAATGCAAAGTAAAAACAAAAAAGCAAAAATCGGGTTATCAATACCTGCCTGTGTTGCTATTGATGATATGAAAAAGAGAAACTTTATTAAACAAAATACTGCTGGGTCAAAAGCCACTTCGAGAGGTGTTTAGTATGGTAAGAACAACTGTTAAATGCAAATTGGAAAATGCTGAAATCCCTAGATATGCAACTCTTGAAAGTGCAGGAGCAGATGCAGTAGCAAACGAAGATGTAATGTGGCAACCTATTTATAGTGAGCCTATTGAAATCTTTGATAGATTAAACATACCTGCAATCAATGATTCAAATGTTAAAGGTTTATCTGAAACAGTAAGAGGTATTAACCCACTGTATAAATCTATGCAAATCATTGTAGGTTGGAAAGCTATTGTTAGCACTGGTCTATTCTTAGAAATCCCAAAAGGTTATGAGATACAAGTAAGACCTAGAAGTGGTCTAGCATTTAAGCATAATGTAACAGTTATCAATGCACCTGGCACTGTTGATAGTGATTACAGAGGGGAAGTAAAAGTAGCCATTATGGTAGCTGGTGCTTTGGATAAAGAGTTAGCTGTTACTGACAACAATGGTAATTTCATTTATTCAGATGACCCTGAAACAGTAGCAATGGAGACTTATCCTATTCTACCAAAGGGGACAAAGATTGCTCAACTGGTTCTAGCGAGAGTAGAACAAGCAAGATATGTATTGTCTGAAAAGCTGAACTCAACAAGTCGTGGTGCAAATGGCTTTGGCTCAACTGGTCTTAAAGCAGAGGGTTCAACTAAGGTTGAAGTGGAGTTTAAAGTTGGCGATATAAATGTGCTTAATGCAACTGAAACAACTATCGCAAAGTTCATTCAGAGTTTAGAGCAGTATAACAAAGATATAAAAGGTTTAGACTTCATCTATGATAACAATGTAGCAGATGATAGAATGTTGTTTGTTACTTATGATGTCTATGAGTTCGATTACTCTAAGCAAGATTTAGTAGATATTCTTAAAAGCACTATTGATTTGCTTGGTGGTCGTGATGTAGTAGAGAGAGCTTATCAAGAGCTACCTCCAATAAAAAAGCCTAGCTATTAAAAGATAGCATATCCATTGCAGTAAGGTGTTTTATCTCCTTACTGTGGTTTCTAAGAGCTTCTATAAACAAAAATCCTAAACATTATATATAATCTATTAATAAATTGCTTAAAAATGCAAATAGTAGGTTATATATAGTGCTTGACTACAAGTATATATAGTATATCAAATAAAGAGGAAAATATGGAAAAGTTAAGTAGTTTTAAGGCTAATAAATTAGCCGAAGAAGAATTGATATTTCAAAATCAGATACCTATCCAAAACATTAAGTATCTAAAAGAAGATATTGAAAATCTAAAAGAACCCAAATCTTTTGTTTATAAAGATTATCAGATTATATTGCTTAATCGTTCAACTGTTACAAGTGTAGTGGCTTCATTTAAAGAAGTATCTTTTAGACTGTTCGCAAATAAGTATGAGAAAGTTCTAATGTTCTCACCTATCGCTCCTTATCATCAGAATTTGGATTTAGAGGATTATTGTCGTAAGGCAACTGATTACATTGCAGACTACTTTGAGGGCTTAGATAAAGGTGTTAAATATGATACGGGGGATAAGATAACAGAACCTATCAAGAAGTTTCAGCTATGGAATTTCTATAACTATAAAGTTTATATATCGGCATAGTAAAAAAAAAAGAGGGTTAGTATGAAAAATTTTATATTGAGACTAAAAGCTCTTTATTGGTGGTATATTGTTCTAGGTAAAAATGAGTTCCACCCATCTCTTGATTTTAGTTTCAACTCTACATCTAAGATATTGGTAATATATCGTAGAGAGTTGGCTCATCATTTAGATAACGATACATCATTGTTTGCAGATGGAATGGTGGAACTTATAGAGAAATGTGAATTATAAAAGGTTCTAATATGTCTAAAAATGACTCATCTAAAGAAGTATTTAAGATTAAAGCTAATGCTAAGGCTTCAAAGTTGGTACTAGCATATAAGGTTCAGAAATCTAAACATTTTAATCACTTAAAAAATGTTATATCGAAGATTGAATCAATCACGGGGGTAGAAACTGATATTCCTAGTGAATACAAAAACAAAAAGTAAAGGTAGAAGAGAATGAATTACTGGTTATTATCAGCAAGTAGTGTGATACTGTTTTTAGTATCGGCTTCTTTAAACATAGATGGCTATATCCATTTATTCCCTAACTCTGTTTATATGGCAGGAACTATATTAGCAGGATTGGAGTTAGCTAAATTCACTATCGTAGGTGTTGTCTATAATATAGAACATCACATATCCACTTTCGTTAAGGTTATTCTAAGTGCTTTCTTAGGACTGTTGATTTTAATATCTGTCATAGGTCATTATGCAATCCTAACTTCTTTCTATACAAGCAATCAGAGTTCATCTATCATTATAAAAGATAACACTGCTTTCTATAAAAACAGAATGGAAGAGATAAAAACAGAGATAGCTGACTTACAAGCATTGTATAAGAATTATCCAAAAGGTTATGCTAGTAAAAGGTTAAAAGTTTATAATAGTGTCAGACCTCAAATAGATGAGCTACAAAGCGAATATAAAGAGTTATTTGCTAAGTTATCCAAAGAGCGAGAAAAAGGTCATACGGAGCTTAAAAACAATTCTAATATATTTGAAGCGAGTGCCAAGTTGATGGGAGTTACAACTGATAAGTTTGCTTTGTATATTATTATGCTAGTAAGTCTTATATTAGACCCCTTAGCTTTATTGATGGTCTATACAGCTCACTCATTTAAAAGCAATTTCCAAAAAGCAGAAGAAAAGAACCTCAACATTGATACAATCGAAGTTCAAAAAGAAACTCCTCTCCCTAACTTAGAAGAAAAAACACAAGATAAAGTTCTTGAGTCCAACGAAGTAGATGGTGTAAATAATGAGGTAAGGGATATTCAAAATTCTAAAAACTCTTTATATCAGAAGCTGATTGATATTCAAAACATTAAGCTATATGGTAGCACTGTAAGAGATGTAATGTCTTGGAATGACTATGAAGTTAAAAGTTATAAAGCTAGTTTCTTGAAAACAAAGTTAGATAGGTACTGGTTCAAATTGGCTCTTGTATGGAGAGAAGTTGGCACAATAGATAACGGTGTAATGGTTTTAGATGAAAGTGTAGTAGATACAATTAATCCTAATGAGATATACGGGAGATTTTAAAAATGGGTTTAAAAGAGAAAAGACTTAAAAATAAGGCTAAAAAATCTAAAAAGTCAGAAAGGCAACCTTTTAAAGGTTTCCAAACAGCAACTAATTATTCTATTATAGGTAAATCTGATTTCTTAGTGAACCTTATCTTAGGTCATATAGTTCATATAAATATGGAAGAGGACTGGGATTTTGAAGCTAGTATATTTGGTAAATATATGGAGATTTCAGATGAAGCAGAACCAATAGAAGATGAGAAGATTATCTTTTCTAAGAAAGAACGAAATGGATTTACAACAATCAATATAGATGAGGATTTTATTGATATATACTATTCTCTGCTAATTGAAGATGAGTTACCTGAGTTTTTAGATTATTGTAAGAAGTTCTTATCAAGGAAAAATCCTGAACTGGCTCTTTATTATATGTTCGCTGTCTGTGAGGTAGCTATTGATGAAGACTTAGAGTTCAATTATAAAAAGGCTGATTATGTCTTAGATAATTTCAAATATAAAGGAACTCACACATATTTAGATAAAGTGAAAACAGTTATTACATTTGTAAAAAATCCTAGCGAGAAACACTTATCAGATATGCTATTGATTATGAATGAAGAGGAAGACCCTTATCATAATATAATCAACATTATAGGTGCTATATCTAATGAAACATTACCCAAATATATAGCAGATAAATATAGCTCTACTATTGAAGATTACAATTTTCAGAAAGGGCTACTTAAAATCTCTATTGCTATCTTACAAGCAGAGACCATAGAAGATTTTATCTTAACATTAATAAAAGGGGTTATCTATGCTTAGAAAAGGTGCTATCATATTATCGCTTACGGTGGGTCTATTAGGCTCTCCGTTAGTTATATCGGTGGAAGATAATATAAAGAGTTTAAGGAGCTTTACTGACAAACAAAAAGGTATCTTGATACAATCTTATCTTTATGCTGAGAGAGATGACCTCGGATTAACAATGTCTGCAATAGCTTGGCACGAAAGTAATGCAGGTAAAAATCTAGTAAATTTAGGTGACCCTAGTTTTGGTATATACCATAATTTAGTTGGTTCTGTTATAAATAGATTAGGGTTACCCAACACTCTTTATTATAGAAATAAGATAGCTAATAGATTAGTTCAAGACCCCAACTTCGCAAGAAGTCAAGCTCTTAGCGAGTTGCTATATTGGAAAAGTCATTACCTAAGAACAAGTGGAAAGCGATTACTATGGCAGAAGACTATCAGAAGCTATAATGGTGGAACAATGTGGAGAAATAAAGACACTGAGATTTATTTCAACAATATAAGAAATAAAATTAAGGCATTAAGAAAAGCTCCTTTTTTCAAGAACTTCCTACGAGGTAGAGGTGTAAAGTAAAAAAATCTCTATACTGTAAGGTATATAGATAAAATTGAAATAAAGGTGTAAAAATGTCAGATACAAAAAATAAAAAGCTACTGCAAAGTCTTGGTGGCAAAGGTGAAAAGAAAGAACTATTTGCTGTTAATTATGAGTATTTAGCGGATGAAAGTAAAACTATCGCTGATGCAATAAAAGAGCAAAGTAGCTTTAACGAAGTGTTCTATATCAAGTATAACACTCTTGCTGAGTATCAGCTACAAACAACTATCAAAAGTTGGCTATATGGTCTAATGCTTCACTCTCAAATCGCAACATCAGATGAACACGGTCTAAGTCCTCTATGTGTATTGGAGAAAGCTCTAAGAGTTCTACCCGTGAAAGCTAAGTTCCTATTTGAAGCAACTGAACATACAAGCTCGGTTTATCCTGCAATCAAAGAGGGAACCCCACTGGTTAATAATACAAAGAGTGGTTATATGCCAATCATTAGTTTATACACTAAGGCTCTTAATGGAGAGAACAACAAAAATGATTATGTTGAAATCACTCCTGATTTAGCTATGTCGGTGCAAATCTTAGATAAACATTCATTAGAGATGACAACAGATTTTGCAGTAGAGTTTAGTAAAATGTTGAAGTTCGCATTTACAAGCGACGGTATGGACTTAGTTGGTGGAACAATCAGCTTAGGTATCGATTCAGGTAACCTTATGAGACTGTTCGATTTTGATTTAATCGTAAAAGATTTAGAGGGCAACAAGTTAAGCACTGAGCAGATAGTCGATAAACTATCTTAGAGGTTTTATCCTTACATCTCTAAAAAGAGGTGTAAGATGGCAAAGAACTGGCGAAAAACAAGAGATTATAGAGTTTGGAGAGTGTCTGTAATAAGACGAGATAAAGTTTGTCAATGTTGTGGGTCACCTAAAAAAAGACAAGCTCATCATATAGAAGATGGCAGTCATAACAAAGAACTTAGGTTCAATGTAAAGAATGGTATTACATTATGTAAAGATTGTCATATACAACTTCATACAAATTTCAAAAACAGTTATAGAGAAAAAACAACTAAAAAGGATTTAGATAATTTTCTAGCACTTAGAGATTATTTCTTTAAGAAAGTAGAAGAGGATTTAAGTCGTTCATTGTAGATTATTATAAAGGATTAAATATGAGTTATAGAGAGACTGTGGAAAGTATTAGAAATGAGTTTCTTAGTATAATAGAAGAGAAGAACTCTTGGGGAAAGAGGGAGCTAGAATTGGTAATCGAGAAAGCTATATCTAATCACTTTATTTCTATGCAAGATAATGCTAGTAGGATTAAAGACACTAGCTTGAAAGTTATATCTAGTAAAAAGGTAAAAAATCAAAATGAAAATGATGTTAGACCAAAAGCATTAAAGAGGAGACGAAGAAATGTCTAGTAGAGTAAAACATATCCTATTGGTGGACAGTAAAGAGCAGGGCTTATTGCATAATGTAAAATGTATGCAAGACCTTGAAGCTAGTTTTGATTATCTTCAAGATGATAAAATCAAAAAGAGAGAAGTTAAACCTCAAAAAGGTTTCGCAGGTATGGTGGATTATGAACCTGCAGAGTATGTTTATATGAGTTATAAACACTTTCTAAAAGAGTTCCTAAAACAAAAGCAAACTGGTATCTTGGTAGCAAATGTCGATAAGTATAGCTATATGTTATCTAAATATAAGCCTAAGATGTATATACTAGGGGGAGATTTTGATAAGTATTTAGATAAGCTACCTAAGTCAGCTATACATCATATAATGGTAATATAAAGGCTTTAAAAGTGAAAGTAGAAACTGTCTCTAAAGCTCATAGGCTATTTACAAAATACAGACCTATGTCTTGGTCTGATGTAAGAGGTCAAGACCATATCATTTCTATTATGAAAGGTTTGTTAGAAAGGGAAACATATAAGTATATCAATGGAATTATACTCGGAGGAGCTGCCGGTGGTGGAAAAACTACACTAAGTCGTTTGTTCGCTAAGGCTATAAATTGTCAGTCTGATAATAAACCTTGTAACAAGTGTGATAACTGTAAGAGGTTCAATGCTAATGAATATCCTGACTACATTGAGGAAGATGGAGCTGAATACAATAAGAAAGAGGACATAGCAGTTCTTAAAGATTTAGCTAATCAATATGCTAGTGTACCTGATGGGTTTAGAATAATCTACATTGATGAAGCCCACGCTTTAAGTAATGCCGCTTGGGATATTCTATTGAAACAGTTAGAAGAGGGAGAGACTAGAACAATATGGGTCTTTGCTACAACGGAACCTGATAAGATTAGAAGTGCTATTGTATCAAGATGTATGCCTTTTAAAGTTAAACCTCTTGGTTCAAAAGAGATAAAAGCTGAACTCGTTAATATCTGTGAAAAGGAGGGTATAGAGTACGATGACATAAGTATAGAAAAATTAGCTATTGCTTATCGTGGTAGGACTAGAGATGCTATTAAAATTCTTAATATGTATTATGATAGTCAAGGTAACTTCAAAAACATTGATTTATTATCTATCGAGGAACAAATGATAGATATAATTAAACTAGCTTTATTTAACAAGATGGAAGAGTGTTATAAAAAGTTAGAAGAGCTTATAACAGTAGAGGAACACGAGTATGCTACAGCTATGAGTAATCTTTTGACAACCACATTCCTATATCCGTCTGTGCCTCCTATGGGTATTCAAGAGCAGTTAATATCTGATTTCAAAGATATTATAGGTAAGGACATAAAAGATTTAATTGATTTATATATGAAGTATAAACCTTCAAATTTTGATGAGATGAAAATCTTTTTACTCACAGTTGCAGAGCTAGGTATTAATTTCAATAATGTAGAAGTCGTAGAAGCCAACTCACAAACAAAGAAGAGACGATTTGTTGAGGGTGCAGATAATCATTTAGGAGTTAAGAAAATAGCTAAGAAAGATACTAAAGTCAAGAAGACTGTGGTCAATGCAAAACAGAGAGCTAAGAAAAAGTTTGAGAACTTAGGATTTAGTTCTAAGTGAGGTTAATAAATTCCTATACCAAGGAGTATATGAGTTATTAAAAGGGTGGTAGGTTGGTAAATAAAATTTAAAGGAAAAGTTATGGCAAAGGGTAAAACAGCACCTAAGGGTAAATTTGTTAAACAAAACAATGCAGTTAAAAAATCAGAGGAAAACATCTCAGCAAAAGATGACCTGCTAAAAAGAATCGGTGCGAGACTAGATACAACAAAAATGCAAAGTGATGTAATCTTGAATGTGGTTCTATCTTCTATTGAAGAAACTACAGTTGCAAAAGGTGCATTGAATCTAACTGGTTTTGCTAAGTTGGAGGTGGTTGATAAACCTGCTTCTGAGGGAACAATCCAATTCGGTGAGAGAAAAGGTGAAAAATGGACTAAACCTGCTCATAAAGCCGTTAAAATCTCTAACATTTCAGCATTTTGGAATGAAATTGCAAATGACGAGCAAGAGCTTGTTGCTATTGATAGCTTGGAAAATGTTTGGGCTGAAGCTAACGAGGAAGTTGAAGATGCAGATGATATAGAAGATACTGAGGAAGAAGCAGAAGAGGAAGAAGAGGAAGCACCTGCTCCTAAAAAAGCTCCTGCTAAAAAAACACCTGCAAAAAAAGCTCCTGCTAAAAAATAGGGTAGGAGGGTCAATATGTTTTATAAAGTCTTAATGTCTTATGAACCAATAGAATATAAAGCATATAAGGAACTAGAAGATTTAGGTCTAAAAGTTCCTTATGACCCTAAAAATCCTGATATAAATGTTTATGCTTATCAATTAGAGACTTCTAATGTTTCAATTCAAAAGATAAAATCAATAGTACCTTCATTGAGTTATGCTGTATTTGGTGGAGAAGACTCTAAGCAGTATATGTTGGCTTCTGAGTACGAAGTTAATAAAAACATTGATAAGGTGCAAATAGTTAATAAGCCTACTATTGGTGATAATGTTACTTATAGTGAATATAAAAAGCTAGTATTTACTTTAATTAACATAGATAATGATATTGCTACAATAAAGCACGAGCTTAGAAACATAGATTTATTGCTAGATGTTCCCTTAGATGATATTGCTATATTTAAAGGCGATTTGGTGCATTATAAGTCTATTACCTTTCCTGAATTAAATAGTAACATTTATATAGATTGTGATTATTTAGGTAGCGATTACTCAGATATATTTTCATTGATTTTAAGATTAAAGATTATGTATCAAGGTTATAATCTGGTATTTCTAAACCCTGATATTGATTTAGCTAATTTTCTAAGTGTTCTAAAACTATCTTCAATATATGGAAACATAGATTTATTGATACCTTATCTAAATGCAGAAGATAAATTATATACTAATAATTTCAGATATCTGAAATTTATCCCAACTATATTAGTGAGAGAAACAAATAAATTTTATAGCTTCGTGAGTGAAGTCAATATCAATGACTTAGGATTTAAAGATATTGAATCATTCTCATTTTTCTACTCAGTTAAAGCACTATATAACAAAGGTGTAATAGATAATGAGATAGACTTTTCTATTCTTAAAAACAAAATCAATCAATCATTGACTTTTGCTAAGGGTCTATATGGCTCGTATAAAAAAGAGATAAAAGAACTAAGTGATAAAGGGTTAGAAGTGGATGGCGAACTATTTATATCTAAAAAAGAGGGTAATATAGATATAGAAGAGCTTATCAAAATGTTTAACTTCTATAAGCTTCAATACTATATAGATAATTTGGAGTATTATATTTACCTTATAAAAAGCTAACAGAGGTATTTATCAATGGAAGAGAACAACGGGTATTGGGATTATATATCTACATTAGATAGTAAAGATATTGAAGAACCCTTAAAAGAGTTAATTAAAGACTCTTTCGTATTTTTCAATCCCTATCTAAATGAGCTATTTTATATCGAAGCCAATTATATTTACTTAAATTATGTTTGGGATATTCCACAAGCAAAGATAGGTGACTTATTTGGTGTTAGTCAGTATGGAGTATCTAAGAGGATTAAAAGTGGACTTAAAAAGATAAATACAATTTTTAAAAGACCTGAGAATGATAGAAATATAGTTCGCAATGATTTTGCTTCTATCTTACCAAAAGATTTAGTTGAAATATCTGTATTATATTACTTCTTAAAAACATTTAGCTTAGTTTCAAACATTGTAGATATTAGCTACGGAAATATGCGAAATAAGATTAATTATGTCTTGCAGATATTAGAGAAGTATAAGGGCTGTAACCAACAAGAGTATAAGAAGTATTATAAGGAGTTGCTAGGTTCAAAAGCTGATGAGTTATATATCAATCTGTTAGAGGACGAGCATTTTTATAAGAATGAGTTAGTTAAGGTTGAAAGATATTATGACTATATGAAAGAGCTAAGTGAATCTTACAATTATGGTGACTATCTTTTTAAAAGAGATGACAACAAAAGACTAGAGAGATTTGAGTAATGCTTAGTAAATTAGTTAAACAAAACACTGGTTCTATTTCTAATTTAATCAAATTGCAGATTAAAAATCCTACAAAGAGATACGATAAAATTTATATTGATATATGGTATGATAAATATACGATAAAATCTACATTTAGTGGTGTAGAAGATTGTGACCATAAGTACATAGACGAAAACAATAGATGTGTATGTGGTGCTTGGGTCGGTAATATAGCAAGTGAAACAGACCCTATTGAGTTCTATAAGCATATCTTTAATTTAGCTAACAATTTGTATGCTAATGAGCTTTATATAAGAACCCCTAAATACTATCCTCCTGAATACAGATATTATATATTTGAAAAGGAAATCAATCTCAACTTCAAATATGTAGAAACATATACTATATTTGATAGATTGGTAAGTTTTAATGAGAGGGGGGAAAGACTAAAACAGAAATCTTTTTATTTGATACATTTTTCAAAAAAGAAATCTCACTTGTGGAAATCTAAGGTCGTTACATATAAAGGTTTTAATCCTTTATTTTTGTTAAACTCAAATTCGTTATGGGTTAATCCTTATTACAATGAGGTAAAATTTGATATAGATATTGAGTTTTACTTTTGTAATACAAATGTTTTAAAAACAATAACAAATTAAAAATAGGAGTACTTTATGGGTATTATAGGAATGAAAAAGAGCAATCAAGTTGACTCAATGATGAGAATTACAGCAGGTGTTCAAACTGCTTCTAGTCAAGTGTCAAAAGAGCTATCTCTTGGGAGAGTAAGACAACACGGTGGGCAAGTTTTTAGAAATCAAGATGGATACTCAATTAAAGGTATACCTTCTTTATCTTCACAAGCTATGCTGGATATGATTAAAAGAGATAACGGTAGTGTTCAAGTGAAATACAAAGATGAGATATTGGATAATGACCAAATCTCTAAAACAGAAGAACCATTATGGGTTTTAGATAGAAATGGTGATACATTCAATCTAAAACGAAATTTTTAAGAGAGGGGTTTAAATATGTCAAATTCATTCGATAGATTACTTTCTAAAAGTAAAGGTCAGCAGGGAGCTTCTTTTGAAGCACAAACTAATGTTGAAAGACGAGGTCAAGATTTTCCTATATTTGCTAGTTACAATGATAATTTAGCAATGAGCACTAAGGCTAGTGCAACAGAAGTTCAAGGTGAGATAACAGTACCAGAAGCTATGGTAAATTCAATCACTGCTCTTAGAAATCAGCCAAACATCATTAAGGCTATGTCTTTGGATATGGTGGGTAGTCTAAGCTCTTTAGCTAGTGTTTACGAAGCTACAAATAAGCATAAAATAGATGTAGAAAGTCTATATAATACAAATGATGATTATAAGCATTTTTTAAATGCAATCGCAAGTGGTTTTGTAGTCACGGCAGGTATTGAGAAGGTTATATCTAATCCTATCAAACTGTATTTTCTTACATCTTTTGATGGTAATGTAGATATGAGTATTAAAGCAGGTTATCTGTTTATGGGAGTTTACCCAACTATTACATCTTTTGATAGTAATTCAGTTAATAAGGTGCAATCTCTTGTAAGAACTGTAAATAATCTTGTTTCTACACAAGGTTCAGGATTAAACCTAATGAACTTTATCATTAAAAAGGGTTTAGAGGCTAATAAAAGCACGATAAAAAATACGGATTTAGTGAGTGATAAAGTTCTTGTTAGAAATATGGATACTAAACAGTTAGCAGAGCTTATCATAGGTAAATTTTCAAATGTAAATGACGGTATAAAGTTCGCAAAAGAGAATGGTGTAAATGATGAGAAACTTCAAAAGGTTTCTATGTTGATAAAAGCATTAAAGGACTTTAGCCATTAAAAAATAAAAAGAGGGAATTATGGTTAATAGTGCAGAAAGACCAAGAAAGAGAATCAAAAAAAGAGTAAGGGCAAAAACAAATGAATCCTCTATTAATCCAACTCCTAAAAAGAAGAGGATTAAAAAGAGGATTAAAAAAGTAGCAGAGCCTAAACAACACGATATTATAGAAGATGAGATAGATGATATTAACTCTCCCATTGAGTTGGATTTAGGTTCTAATATCCCTAATCTTGAAGACTTATCTAATTTTGGAGATGATAAAAGAACTGGTTTCAATGTAGAGAATATGCTGAAAGAAGCCCAGAACACTATGGGTCATATCTTCGATAATCTTACAAATGATAACAAGACCTTTGGTTCAAAAATGGATAGTATTTTATCTTTACAAATGTTAGCATTGCTACCCACTATTCAGAATTTGGATGATACAATGTTTGATGAACGAAAAGCACAAGCCGCCGTTAAATTAAACGAGACGATAAATCATTTAAAAAGTAGTTTAGTACAAAAGCAACAGTTTGAGATTAAAGAGGAAGTTGATTTACAACACCCTAAAATTCAGAAAGCACTTACATTCTTAACAGAGGCATTTTTCTATGTCCTTACAGAAGTTGGAGTAGACCCTAGTGTTAAATCTCTTATCATTAACTCATTAAGTTTAAAAATGATGGGGTTCGAGGAAGAGCTTAACAAGCGATTTAAAGGAGTCGCTTTTAGTTTATTAGAGCAAGTAGAAAATCCTCTACTTGAAAGCCTACCTAATGTAAAACAATTAGAAGCCTTACAAGAGCATAAAAACAAACAACTAGAAGAAGCTCAAAATAAGGGTGATGATTACGAAGAAGAGGGTAACAATGTAATAGATATTATCCCTGAAAGGTCTTAAATGAAGAAAGAAGCTTTTGTAGAACGAGCCAATAAAATTCATAATGGATTATATAAATATGACAATTTACCTCAAATTGTAAAAGTAAAAAATAAATATGATATATTATGTCATTCTTGTAATTCCTTATTTAATCAACAACTACAGTCCCACTTGGCTGGTAGAGGCTGCCCTAATTGTAGAGGGGGGATAAAACTACCCTTACAATTCTATATAGATAAATGCAGGGAAAATAATAAAGACTATTCCAAAATTGCTTTTAAAGATAATGGTATTGAAGCTAAGTGTAATAAATGTGGCAACTTGATATTCAAGAAAAATAAAAATCATATCTATACTAAGGGTTGTAAATTTTGTGCCAATATGAAAATGAAGCAATTTAAAACCAAGACCTTAGAGGACCTATCAATACCAAAAGGAACTAAGTTACTAGATTATAAAGGTCATTCACAAAAAGCTGTCCTTTATTGTATAAAGCATAAATGCACCTATGAGCAACTTCCTAGTTATATAGGTAAGAAACAAGGCTGTAAATATTGTAATTCCAAACTAAAAGATTTAGATTATTTTGAAAGTAGAGTTGATTTAGATTTATGGGATACAACTGATTCAGTTTATAAAGGTGCTAAGTCTTACATAACTGTTAAATGTAAAAAGTGTAATCATATTCAGATTAAAGAAGCTGGTAGTTTAATGCAAAGAACTGCAGGGTGTTCTAAATGCTCTAACTCATTCAATTCTTCTAAAGAGCAGAAAGAGTTATCAGATTGGTTATCTTCTTATACAGATGTACAATTAAGCTACAGACCTAAATGGATGAAAGGTAAGGAGCTAGATATTTACCTCCCTAAGTTTAATTTTGCTATAGAGTACAACGGAGTATACTGGCATAGCTCTCATTTTAAGAGCAGAAATTATCATAAAAGAAAAACTGATTTATGCAATGCAAATAATGTAAATCTATTTCATATTTGGAGTGACCTTTGGTTCAAAAAGAAAAGTCTTATAAAATCTATGCTATTGAATAAATTGGGTATTACTCCTTTTGTAATAGGTGCTAGAAAGTGTAATATAAGGAAAGTAACTATGCAGGATTCATTTGATTTCTTAAACTTAAATCATCTCCAAGGTGGTAATAAAGGTAGCATAATCAGTTATGGTTTATTTTATGATAATGAACTATTATCTATAATGACCTTTAGACATAGAAAGGATTGGGAGCTAGTTAAGTTTGCTACCAAGACCTATACATTAGTTCAAGGTGGTTTTTCCAAATTGTTAAAGTATTTCATAAAAGAACATTCTTGCAAAACCTTATACTCCTTTATAGATAGGTCTTGGTCTTTAGGTAATGTTTATTATAGAAATGGTTTCAAGACTATAAAAACCATACGACCTGATTATGTTTATATTAGTCCTAATAAAATAAATAGATTTCATAAGTCTATTTTAAGACAGGAAGAAAAGAATAGACAACTAAATTCTTATTTAAAAATCTATAATTCAGGTTTAATAAAAGTTATATGGAGGGACTCCTATGGCTTTAGTTGATTATTTAAGACAATTAACGAAACAAATCGAAAGTGAAGCTCGTTTCAAACCACTAACAATCTTGGAATTTGCTACAAGTTCTAGTGGTTTAAATCTTAAACTGTTCCCTGCACAGATATTCATCTTCAAGGTATTCTACGGTATCCCATTGTCTAATAGTAAAGCAGAAAATAAGATAACTATCAAAGATAATTTCAATGAGCATATATTGTATGAGTTCAGCGAGGTAGAATTTTTTGAATTTCTTTACCAAGAGGGTAGAATTAATTTATCTCCAACTGAATGGCAAGAGATGGTGGAGCTTGAAGAGACCATAGATGAGATAGTCTTTATTATAGGTCGTAGGGGTTCTAAAACAACAATGACTTCAATCATTTCAGCTTATACAGTATATCTATTGTTATTGATGGAAGACCCTCATAGTTTCTTTGGTGTAGCTCATTCAGAGCCTATAGGTATCGCTTTATGTTCTAATAGTTCAGAGGGTGCAGAAAGACAGCTTAGAAATCTTATCCAATTAATGCACCCATCTAAATTCTTCATTCCTTATGTTTATGGGACTAAAGGTGGTAAGTATTGGCTAAGAACACCTATGTTTAAAGAGAGAGAAGAGATAGGTGCAACTACATCGCCGGGTGATATTTTGATAGAAGCTTACGCCGCTAGTCCATCTGTTAGAGGTGCAAGTAATATCGTTGTGGTAATGGACGAGTATGGACACTTCAATGATGCAGATGTAAGTAATAAAAAGAAACCCTTAGATATTAAATTATATGAAGCATTAACTCCATCAGTTGCAGGTTTCTCAGATGAAGACGGAAAGGCTTATGGTAAATCGTTTGTTATGAGTTCACCTAATGGTAAAAAAGGTGAACTGTATAAAATGTATAAAGATGGTAGATTAAACAAAGATACATATCTAGTATTGAATATGCCATCGCACTGGGTTAATAACAGTATCGCTTCAAAAAGGCTTAGAAATGCTTACAATAAATCGGAGCTATCTTATAGACAAGAGTACTTAGGGGAGTTCGTTGATAATATCAATGGTTGGATAAGTAACCCTAATAAAGTTCGTGCTATGGTTAATAAGCTATGGACTAATAATATAGATAATGGTGTAAGAGCTAAGAAGTATTATTTAGGAATTGACTTGGCAATGAGTGGAGATGGGTTCGCTTTATGTATCGCTCATAAAGAGTTAAAAAGACCAATGGGTGAATATGAAGAACCTGAGTTCGAGCTTTCTTTACATCAAGGCGAGTGTTATGTAATTGATTATATGGAATGTCATACACCTGAATTAGGAGAGGTATTAGAACACGAGTTCATAATCGATAGAATTAAATATATGTATTCTAAATTTAGTATAGTTAAAGGTGTATATGACCAATGGGCAGGTCAGGTATTTACCCAATTATTCGCTAAGGCGAAAATTCCTAGATTGGAGATGAAACCTTCTACACAAGCTGTTAATAGTGAGACTGCTAAACAGTTTAGACAGCTTTTAATGGAGGGTAAAATAATGGCACCTGATTATGAGCCTTTAGTTACAGAGCTTTTAAATTTACAAGAAACAACTGGTAGAAATGGTTATGTAAAAGTAGAAGCATTATCAGGGGGACACGATGACTTGTTTGATGCTGTTAGCAGAGCTGTATACCTATCTTTTGAGTATGGTGATATTAACCCTTATACAGTTGGTATAGAGAATGGTAAAAAACCCAAATTATCTGGGAAATCTAAGGAAGAGTTACTCAAGATGAAGAAGTTGTTATTAAAAAGAAACAAAGAAACAGTTTATGGTGGAGCAATAACTAGATAAGGAGCAAGTAATAATGATAAGAGTAAAAAAGAATAATGTAGCCAATTCAACTATGGCTATCAACAAGATGAGAGCAACAGCAGGTGACCAAAATGCACAAAGATTTCTTAATGTAGTGGGTAGCACTTCTTCTTTAAGAACACAAGCATTTGGTAAATCAACTATTGCTCATTCATTTTCAAGTTTAAAAAATTCAATAGATGATATGACTGTTACAGATGATTATATGTATGTAAGAGCAGAACTATTGATTGAGTTGTTAGCTAATGGTAGCTTAATAATTAGTAGGCTAACTTTGGAACAGAAGATAATCCTATTCTCATATTTTTATAAATACGATAAAAAGATGGGTAGAATTATTGACCTATTCGTTGAGCTACCTTTATCTTCTATGCGATTACAAAAACCTGCAAATGCTACAAATGATATATTACAAGATTATATTTTTGACTTCTTTAAAAGAATGTGGGATAGTAAAGATTTTAAGAATAAACTAAAAGGGTTATTCTTAAATACTAAGTTATTCGGTGTCGGTGCTATTCTAATATCAGATGATTATAATTTAGATAGCGATACTATCTTAGATTTTAACAATCTTGATTCCATAGTTCAAGACGAAGTAGAGGAAGAAGAGTGGGAGTTCATAAAAGAAACTACATCTTTGTATAATGATAAACCTAATGAAGTTCCTTATAAAGATAAAAGCAAGGTTATATCTAAACTTATAAAATCTATTAACAAAGATTACAAGGGTGTAAAATTTACTAAAATAATAGACCCGTTTATCGTAGCTAAAAGATTGTCAAATTTAGATATTGATTATCACTCATATTCTTTAAAACCTAATGCTAATATATCAAAATTTCTAACTTCCCCTATGGCTAAGGGTAAAAACACAGATGAAATAGTAACTATGTTGGCTAATCTAGGGTATTCAAAAAGTTATGTAAAATTGTTTGTTGATAGTAAAATCTCTAATGTAACTATTGATAGTAATCCTTTTTATAACAACGGTTGTTACATTATAGCTATGGAGGGTTCAGGTTTAAGTATAAACGATAAATCATCTTTTAATAGGGTTCTACAATCTGCTATTGATTTGAAAGTGATTAGAGATAGAGAACGATTTAAAGCACAACAAGCCTATAAGGTTAATAGAATAGTATCTGTTGCAGATGGTTCTATCGGAACTGAGGAGATGGATAGTTTAGAAGCTAAAATTATATCATCTGTTAGTAACCCAGAGGGTACTCTTTTAGTAACAAATTATGATGTTCAATGGCAAGAGTTCTCAATGGACGCAAGGGAACAAGTTGAGTTAAGTGGTTATGAAGAGAAAGCAGAGAGAGATATTTACTCTTCATTCGGTATGCCTGATGCTCTTATTGGTGGGGATGACAGTTATGCAAATTCCTTTATGAAAATGGAGATGATGACTAATGAGTTCCAATCAACAAGGATGCAACTTAAACAGTTCGTAGAAGATAAATTGTTTAAACCTATTGCTATTAAAAAAGGGTTCGTTATTACAGATGACTGGGGTAACCCGAGTGTAGTATTCCCTAGTTTGAAATTCGATAGAATAACTATTGCTAGAGGCACAGAAGATTTTAGTCTATTACAAGATTTAGCTATGAGTAATAAGATACCTTGGAAAACATTGATTGAAGCATTGAATTTTGATTTTGAGGAAGTTCAATCTGAACTTAAAAGAGAAAAACTATCTATGGTTAATGATAATATGGGTGCAGTTATTGATAATGCACTAGGGGAAATGTCAGATAAGCTATTGGAGAGTGAAGACTTTACTAAGAAAGTGGCAGATGTATTAGGAATTAAAGAAGTGGAGGAGATAGCAGATGAGCCTAAAGATGAGGGAGAAGAAGAGACCCCTAACGAGAATAATGAAGAAACATCAAGCAATGAAGACGAAGTTGAAGCTGAGAATGAAAATGAGTCAAATCCAATCCAAACTAAAGAGTCTGTTGAAGTAGAGGAGGAAGAGAACTAAGTTTAGTTCTTTTAAGTAAAAATTTTAAATAAGGAATTAAGAATGAGAATCATAGCTGAAATAACTAAGGATTTTTTAAACAGAAATCTAAATCTCCCTGAGGAAGAGATATATAAAACCCCCGCTGTAAATGGTGGTAAAAAATTCCTAACTGTAATCCGTAGGGGGGATAGTCCTGCAAATTATTATTACTTTTCACAAAGACTAGGCATAAATAGTATACGGTTTATTTTATATGATAAAAGCAGACCTAAACCTTTTTGTTTGTTAGAGCAGTTAGAAGCTAGTCATAATAAACTAAAGATAGGTGCTTATAGTGGGAGCTTAGATAAGAAAGGTTATACACCTTTACAGGTATGTAGAGAAGAGGTAAACGAAGAAAGTATGTTCAACATTGAAGAAGATGATATTGGTCGTATTACCTTAGTATCCGTTCGTAGTGTAGGCTCACAATCCAACGAAAATGCTTATCTCTATTTAGTAGATGTAGAGGGGTTACCTGAAGTAGGAACTAATCCTGAAAATGAGTGGGAAGAGAATACAAACCACCATTGGCTAAGTCTTGAAGAGGTTAAAACAAAAGGTGACTGGGCTTCTTACATTATAGCTGATAGTGTAAGAGTTCTAAATACAGATAAAACACAAAACGGTCAGATTATTGCAAGTGAGGGTTTAAATAGTAGGAGGAGAAGCTAATGAGAATAATTGCAAGTAACAATAAGTTAACTGTATATCACGGAGATGATTTCAACACATCTAAGATAGATTATAGATATATGAACAATGGGAACAACGAGCTAGGCATTGGTATATATTTTGGCAATCTACAAACTGCACAAGCTTATGGGAAAGATATAGTATCTACAGAAATTGACCCTAAGAAATTTGTAGAAGCTAGGGGTTATGCCTCAGACTATATTAAGACTTCTGTTTTAGCTAAGTTCTTGAAAGAGTTACATAAGTTGGATAATGAACCGTTATATTATTATATAACAGATTTTGGGGTAGAGGCTAATGAACCTGAGGATATTGAAGATTATATGTTAGAAGAACTAGCAGAGAATATAATCGACGAAGAGATTAGAAATCTGCAAATAGATTTAGCACAAAAGTTTGACCATCATCTAAAAGAGTTCGTTCATCTTTGGAACAAGATTATCAAAATAGATGGGACTAAGATGGATAGAGGTGGTGTAATAGGACACTGGTTCTGTATCATAAATCCCAAATATAAATTAACTAAGGTAAAGGTTTAATTATGAAAATTATCGCAATGGCAGTAAAAGCTGAATATAATCCTGATAGAAAAAGCTACATAAGGTATCATAGAACCAAGGGTCTATTTAATAAGAGAGCAATGAAACTTATTAAAAGAAATAGGAAAAATCATAAAAGAACTCCTCTACAAAAGTTATGTAACGGTAAATTAGATGATAGCTGTATAATGAGAGCTATGAAATCAAACAACCCACATCTAAGAAAGTCTGCTAATTTTGTTCAAACTATGAGAAAAATTGCAGGTCGTAGAGTTGGCAAGAAAGATAAATACAATATGTCAAAACGAAAAAAGAAAGACAAAATGTATAATCTACAACATAGACAAGATTTAAGAAGAGTTGAGAGATGGAGAAAACTTGGAGGTAGAAAGAGATGAGGATTATAGCAAATATCAAAGAAGATATAAACCCTAGATTGTTTTCTAAGGCTTTAACAGATGGTCAAAAAGAGGACAAGGGTGTTATTGGTATAGATTTTGACGGTGTTATTCATAGATATTCTAAGGGTTGGCAAGATGGCTCTATCTATGATAAACCCATCGAGGGAACAGATAAAGCTCTAACAGAACTGCTTGATAAAGGTTATAAGCTTTTTATCTTTACAGCTAGACCTCTAAAAGGTATTAGAGAGTGGTTAAAATCTAATTTTGAAGATGAGAGAATACATAACATAAACCTAACAAATAAAAAGCTCCCTGCTCAATTATATATAGACGATAGAGGTTATCGTTTCAAAGGTTGGGGTGGTGCAATGAACTTTGTAGAAAAAGGTTTAGTATGAAAATTATAGCTATTAGAGTAAGTCCTATTATAAACATCACAAAAGATATAATAGGGCGACGCAAATCTCAAAAAGAGGTAATAGAAGAGATAGAAGCTCTGTCTAAGAGATACCCTCGTAATAGCTTATTTAAAGGGCTTAGAAGAGAATACGGAGAAAGAGAGGTAAGGGATTTTGAGGAAGTATTGAAAAAAGTGAAAAAGCAATATGAACGAAATCTATTTATGAAGTCTATCTATTCTCAAATTAAAGAAAACACTCCTTTGGGTATCTACCAAAGAAATCAATTAGGTAATAACTCTCCCATCTTTTCTATATATGCTGAAAAGAAAAACAGTTAAGTTTTGACTTAATTGTTTAAAAATAGGAGAAATAAAAATGAGTATAATTGCATTTGATAAGAATACTGTTGATAACAGTAAAGCTCATAAAAAAGATGTTAGTAAGGTCAGAGCACCTAATCTAGCTACAAGAAACAAAAAAAGAACTTCGAGAACAAGTATCAAAGCCCCAAGTATTCCTAATAAAATCAAAACCCCTACATTACCATCTGTCGGTTTATCTGACCCCAATGAAGATGTTGGTAGTATTTTAAGACCAACAGAAATCGACCCTAAGGATAAGATGAAAAAGGTTAAGTGTGACCAATTTAATTGTTACATTAATGAAGATGGAACAGAAGCCCACATTAGACACAACTCTAATCCTAGTTTAACAAAGATAGATGATAATGGAGAAACTGTTGAAGTGCTATTCAATAGTAATGATTGGGTGTTTTCTCAAACAACTGCTGTTGCAAGTGTCGATATTATAGAGGGGTTTAGAATTAAACCTGAAACAGCTAAGTTCGTTAATAACAACGGAAATGCTTTTAGTGATAGAATCGTTCAAAAGTATTATAAAACATTTATCGGTGCACACAATTATAAAAATCATCTACAAGACCCTGCACAAAGTTATGGTATCATTCTTGATGCAGTATTGAGAGAAGTACCTATCCCTGAAACAGAAACATCTATTTTCTACATAGACTGTTTAATAGCTACAAATAGACATAAAGACGATAAATGGGCTAAGGCTATTGAAAATGGTGTCGTTAAATTTGTTAGTATGGGTGCAGAGAGTTCTAGTTTTAGATGTACTAATTGTGGTAACATTGCTACAAGGGTTCAGGATTTTTGTGACCATTTTAAATATCATAAAGGTAAGTATTATATAGACTCAAAGGGTAGAAAGCTTAGAATAGCTCATTTAGTAGAGGACTATAAGAATGCACAAGGTCAAGGTTATGTTGAGTTTATAGAGTTAAGCTATTTAGATATTAACCCCGCTTTTCAAGGTGCATCTCAAGCTCATATACTACGAGTTCCTACAAACACTGATGTAGCGATGAATCTTCCTATTGGCTATCTAAGTAAAAGTGCATTTAGAACTTGGGTTGATTCTTATAAAATCAAAAAAGAGGGTCAAGAGGTAGATTATAATACCCTTATAGATAAGGTATTATAATAAAAGAGGGTTACAATGAACAGAGGTAATGAAACTCAAAAGAGAAATTCTTTAGAGAAATTTATGAAGTGGGTTGAAGATAATTCAGACTACACTTCAAATTTTGTATATCATTATGATACTTATATTAATGCTACAAAGGGTTTAGAAGTAACTTGTTTAAAACATAATGAGAAATTTAGAAATAGTTTAGCTAGACTAAAAGAGGGTAGAAGCTGTAAAAGATGTTACTACGAAAAGTTATCTAAAGCCCAATTTAATAACCGTTCTTACAGTATAGAGGAATTGGAAAAAAGATTCCCTACTATATCTTTTGATGAAGCTGAATACATTAATGCAGTAACTCCTATGAAGCTTTACTGTAAAATACATAAAGAGTATTTTTATAAAGATTATGACCATCTTATAAGGGGTCAGGGCTGTAAAAAGTGTTCAAATAAAGGGGTATCTAAGGCTGAGAAAGACTTAGCAGAATGGATAAATTATTATACTCCTATTATAGAGAATTATAAACCTAAATGGTTACAAGGTATGGAGTTAGATATATTCATACCTGAATTTAATCTAGCGATTGAATATAACGGTCTTTATTGGCATAGTGAAGATTTTTTAGATAAGAATTATCATAAAAGAAAGACTGATTTATGTAATGCAAATAATGTAAATCTATTTCATATTTGGGAAGATGAACTTCGAGATAAGACTGATATAATTTTATCAATGTTATTACATAAAATGAAATTAACTCCTTTTACCATAGGTGCTAGAGAATGTACTGTAAAAGTTGTTCCTCTTAAAGAAGCTAATGAGTTTTTAGAGAATAATCACTTATTAGGTGGAAATAGGGCTGTTACCATAAAAGGTCTTTATTATGATAATGAGCTATTGAGTGTTATGACTATGCGAAAAGATGGTGATTATTATAACCTAACAAAGTTTGCTAACAAAACTTATACAAATGTTCAAGGTGGATTTAGTAAGCTATTAAAGTCTTTTGAGTTAGACCGACCTATAATCTCTTATGCAGAAGATAGATGGAGTTTGGGTAACTTATATTCTCAAAATGGGTTTAACTTCTCCCATAAATCTCCTCCTAATTATTTTTATGTAAAAGATGGAATTTCTTATAATAAAAAATTATTCACTAAGAAGAGATTAAAGAAGCTATATAATTGTAAGGTAGATAATGAGAGGGACTTTATGTATATGCAAGGGTATAGAAGAGTTTATGAGAGTGGACTCTCTTGTTATATAAAGGATTGATATGTCAGATATTTTAGATAAGATAAAAAATTATGATGATAATGAAAAACCTCATTTCCCCCCAATCGGCGATTGGCACGGAATCAATGCTACAGCATTTTTCGGCTTCGATAAACTAAAACAATTATATCTTAGTAGTAAAGATGGTATATTGGAGTATGAAAAGAAATACCGTAAGAAAGCTAAGGGGATGGGTCTAGGTCTGAACTATGGGGGTACTTATAAGGTTCTTCAATCTATTCTAGGAGGTTCAGAAGCAGAAAGTATCAAATTGTTTTCTAACTATTTCAAACATCTTAAATACTTTAAAGCTCACTTAGATAAGCTAGTAAAAGAAGCTAATAAGGTGTTATATGTTAAAACATTCTTAGGTCGTAGATTATACCTACCCTCATTAGGAAGTGAAAATTGGCGAGAGAAAGCTAAGGGTCGTAATAAGATATATAACTCTCCTATCCAAGCATTTGGTGCCGAGACAATTAAACTTATTTTAAATGCTGTCGGTAACTGGGTAGAGAGTAATGATTTAAGTCAACTGCATAATAACAATATATGTAAGAATTATTATCAAAGAATTGTATCAATCGACATCAAAGAATGTGATGAGTTCTTAGAGTCATATTTGGAAACAATACCTAATGGCAATGTTAAGCTATTGGTAAAAGATGGTAACAAGGTAGTTAAAGAGTTCGACAGAAATCTAAAATTATCTATGAGAGATATAAACAATTTTAATATGAACTTGGAGTGGTAATATGGGTTTCAAGAGGTCTAAATATAAAACTGTTGATGATTATAAAAAATCAGTTCAGCAAGATATGGTAGTGTTAGTTAATACAGTCCACGATGAGATAGATTATTTGATAGATGGTAAATTGTTAAAACCTATTCTGAAAAAAGTGTCAAATATTTCTACATTGAAAAAGACTATTAATAAGTTAGGGCTACCATATCTCAACTTCTTATTTGATATAGAGTTCGATAAGTATAATAGTTGGACTTCAAAAGAAGCTCTAAATGTTTATGAGGTTGCAGGTTCTAAGTATGAGCTAGAAGCAATGAATAAACTTAAATCTATAAAGGGGAGGGATAGTGATGATAGGTTGTTAGATTCAGATAATTCGGGTAACTCTGATGAAGATACAATAGAAGAGGTTATCATAGACGGTGGGTTTGAAAAGCTTGATGAGTTAATTAACGCAATTCAAAATTCCGTAGATAAGGGCGAAGTTCGTTTCGGTATCGAAGTGGACGGGGAAGTGATGTATTATAAAAATCTAGTTAGCAAAAAAGTAATAACTAAGTTTTTGTAAATCTATATTGCTTGGATTTTGTAATAAATCTGATAATTTTGAAATTACTAAATTCTAAAGATAAAATAAATAGGAGAATACTATGGACAAAAATGTTCAAATTTTAGATACAATGTCTAGTCTATCTAACTCATTAGATGCGATAGCACAAAAGACTATTGCAGGTGAGTATGATGTTGACTCTTTACAAAGTAAGCTAGTATCAGTTGCTAATGCTTTGGAAACAACTGCTAATGCAGAGGGTTATATGTTGGGTCAAATTTCTGACGCAGATTCATTTTTTACAATGGCTTCAACAACTGATTTTGATGATGCTTATTCAAAAGTTCTTGCCGTTTCTGCACAAGCTACTTTGGTAGGTCAAATGATACAAGGTGAGCTACAAAAACTTGGTGTAGTTGCTGATGATACAGAAGAAGAAGATAAAGGTGCAGAAGATTCGGATAAAACTGTCGAGGATTCAGTAGATGATGTTGAAGACTTTGATGAAGATGATACACCTATGGATTCTACTAGTGCTGATATTGAAGATTTAAGAAGTCAAGCAATGGAGTATTTAGAGGAGGGTCTTTTAACTGAAGCACAAGATACTTTAGAAATTATAGCTGAACTTCAAGCAGAGGCTAAAATTGGTGATGGCAAAGACAAATCAATCAATCAAAGATTAGATGATATAGCTAAATCGGCCGTTAGTCGAACTTTAAAGAAAACTGGAAATGGTGATAAAGCAAAAGGCGATAAAGCTGCCGCTAGAAAAGCACTGGGTGATGCCAACTCAAAGACAGAACATCTTAGACAATACGATGGAGTAACTTCTGGTCGTAAAGGTGGTAATGTTAGAGTTGAAAAAAAGGAAAACGGTAAGGTAGGTTTAAGTGATGGGAGACCTTCTGCCTTAGGGAAAATGAAAGTCGGAATGAAAACAGGTAAAGCTAGTCCCCTTAACATTAACCATAAAGGTGGGATGGTAAAAAGTAATAAAGTTAACCGAAAACCTATAGGAGCAGCCCCCTCAGCAACTAAAATGGGAGCTAAAAGAGTAATGAGAACAAGAGCAGATGAGCTAAAAGCACAAGCTATGGAACTTCTAGCAGATGGATTCACTGTTGAGGCACAAGAGCTTATGACTATCGCTAAAAGATTGGGTGTAGGTAATACACACGGGGAAATTAATCCACAAGTGAAAACCGTTGAAAAAGAGGGTGTTAATGATATTATCAACACAGGTAGTAAAGATACAAATCCACCTGCTGTAAAAACAACAGCTTCAACAACTGAGGATGCAAGTGCTACTGCTCTAAGTTCAGAAGCAAGTACCCAACCAATGGTTAATTGGAATTTTAATTAAAAAAAAAAAGGAT